TAAGGTTGATGACTTAATAGTTTAGAAAAACCGCCTATAACTTGAGTACTCAACTTTGTGCACATTCTCAAGAGCTCAATCTCATTCTTTTTAAACCTGTTGTTGCCAAAGCATATCAATTGTACAAGTTCATCATTATTGTACAAACCAATTCTATAAGAGCTTGGTATATATCCTTGCAAATGATTTTTGTCTAAGAATAATTTAGCGTCATTAGAACTCACTTCTTTAATCTTGCAATCTCTACCATAAATCTTATTTTCATAAATTCCTAACTTTGAAGAAATTAAGCTTTTCAAAATATTCTTTTTAGATATCCACTCATATTCAAAAATATGTATAAGTTGAATTCCTTTTTCTTGACAAAGTCTAGTCTTATTTAAATGATAATCTTTACTAATTCCAGCATTCACCGAATGATAATAGTTACCATTAAACTCAATCGCTAATTTCTTTTCTGGTATGTAGAAGTCAAGCTGCAAAGCATTCTTGTCTTTAATTACATTGAAAGTATTAGAAATAATTTCACCAGAGTAAATTGATTTTAGCCACTCATACACTTCAACTTCATAATTAGAAGACAAATTTTCAATCTTAAATTGCTCATCAAGTTTAGAAAAAATATCATGTTGAACATCTGAATTTTTGATGAAATATCTAGAAAATTCATAAAGCAACTTAATATTTAAAGCATCTACAATTTGTCTAGAGTGTGTATACTCTAATTTACTTAACAATATACAATCATTATCTAATTCAAAAGCATTAATTTTGCATTCAAAAGTCTCTTTAACTTTTCTTTTAGACTCTTCTGATTGAGATGAATATTCAACACCTCTTTTTTCTAAGTTTGTCTTCTTACTTTTTTCCTTGACTTCTTCAGATTGAAAAGCATTCTCACGACCAAATAGTTCTATGTGTCTTTGTCTAATTTTCTCTTTTACTTCTTCAGATTTTGAAGCATTATCAACTCCGTACTTCTCAAGACAAGTTTGCTGATACTTCGCTTTTGTTTCTTCAAGTTGATTTGTTTTACTTATTTTAGCATTAATAGCTTTTCTTTGCTCTTCTGTTCTATGCTCGTGTCGAAAATGATTAGCACAAGTAGAATTACAAAAGTCTCTAAAACCTCTTCTTGTATCAATAAATTTAGTAGGCTTACCACAGTACTTACAAGTACCAGTATTAGGATCTATATGCTTAAGATAGTATTCACTCAATGAATGTTTCTCTTTAATGTGTCTATTCAAAGATACTTGAGACTTTAATTTTCTACCACACTCTAAGCACTTAAACTCATAGATGTACTCTTCAATATATGTTTGCTTATCTAAATCATGTTCTTTTAAAATATGTTTGTAGAGACCTCGAGTTGTCTCAAAGTCTCTACCACAAACTAAACATCTAGCAATCGCTTGTTGCATTTTCTTCATCTTCAATAGCTTGAACGTCATCCTTATCAAGCAATGAGATTTTGTCTTTCATATTTGATATATGATTACTGAGCATTTCAAAATATTCAGCAGCAAAATCATCATGTGTCTTAAAGTATTCTATACAAGCAGCTCTACCTCTAAATTTCAAATACTCAGTGTTTTCATCTGTACTATTTTCTTCATCTACATAATACTCACCTGTTTCTAAGTTTATAGGTATGTATGTCTGTAGGTTTGGTCTCTCAATAAAGCCAAAATCAATAGCAATGTTAAGATTATCTGTAATGTAGTCTATTCCAGTCTCATTATCAAAAGTAATCTTGCCACCACCTCTATCTTTAGGTGAAACTTTACTCTTAACTATTGTATACTTTAACTGGAAACCAGTAGCATCATCAGCTTTTGCAAGATCATACTTATCGTCTTGTACATACGTAAGTCTACCAAAACGAAGTCTCATATTAGGATAGAATGATACAGCATGCCCACCTGGCTCAGAATAGAGCGTAGCACCATTTCTTGCTTTACTTTCTCTAACATGATTAATACAAATCATTAATCCTTCTTTTTCAGCAATGATAGGGTTTACAATTCTAAAGAATTTACCAAGTGTCTTTGCAATTGCAGATCTCATTCCAGAGTCTTTAGAAATATCATTCTCTAAATCATCTTTTGATACCATTGCTGAAAGTGAGTCAAGAACAATCATTCCAATATCATCTGAATTTAATAGTAGCTCTCTTATCATTTCAGCAATTTCTTCAGCGCAAAAGCCATTAGGTCTAATAACCATTAACTTTTCAGTGTCTAAACCTGTCATTTTTACAAAGAATGGTAACTGCGCACCTAGTGTATTTTCTATATCCACAGCTACACACATTTTATCAGGATATTCTCTCTGATAATCAGCCATTACTGAATAAGCCATTAGTGACTTACCAGATGCACTTACTCCTGAAAAAGTTACAATTGAATTTAGAGGTATACCACCATAAGTTGGATATGTCATTGCTAAGCATTGACTTTTTAGCCTCTTATACTCTGGTAGTACATCACCGAGTAATGCAAGATTTTTGTGCTTGTAAGATTTGCTTAGAGCCGCAGCGCTTTCTAATACTGAACCCATTTTTTAAATTCCTTTCTTTTTTGTTAGTTTTGACAAATATTTAAATCATTTTTGTAATCAGTGTACAAAAATTAAATATGTAATGAATAATAATTGTATTTTCAACTTTCTCTGTTCTTAAGTAAATAATACCTAAGATTATTCCCATACTCATAGAACTTAAGAATAATATTAAACTCTGTGAGTGTAGCATAGCAAATAGTATAGATGATAGTATAACTCCAAAAGTTGAATTAAATAGAGTTATCATATATTTTCTAAATACTAATTCTTCTATTACAGGTAGCAATACAAATACTAGTGGTTCTGGTATTTTTGAAGGAATTTGACATGTACTTAGAAATATTAGTACTATACTACTCAGTATTACAACAAGTTCCTTTTTTGAAAGTTGTTTACTTTTACAAATATTGTTTATATAATTTGTTTCATAATGACAATTTGCTTTAAGTGCTAATAAACTCAAAGTCATTAGTCTTAAAGTTATATCATTAATTGATAATAGAATTGCATAGAGTAAATAGACAAAGTAGATATTCGTAAACTTGTAAAGTCTATTACTGCTGTTCATCGTTATCAAAAATTAAGAGAAGACCTCTCTCTTTGTCATACTTAACTCCAGCACTAAATTCATATCCAACTTTATTCTTTAAGTTATCTACATGAATTATTGTACCAGCATACAATTTTTTCTTTTCATCTTCAGTAAATTCATGAGAAAGATAAATAGGTGGAATCACCTTCTTACTAAAATCTGGAGTAAAACCATAAAACTTATTACCTTTATACTCATTTTCTGCTAATTTACCACAGACATTGAAAATCTCTCCAGTAGAACTAGAAACAGCTGTAATTTCAATTTCTTCTCCTCTTAATAGAGCTTCACATTCTTCATCTGTAAATCTATAGTTAGACCAGACTCTATTAAATCTTACTTCTTTCTTACCTTTAAATTTACCAGTATACTTTTCTTTCGGTGTATATTCTGCCAAAATTAATTACTTCCTTTCTTGTACAATTTCATACTTACCAGTATATCTATTAAATCTTATAGGCGCACTGAAATATCTATTATTCTTTTTACTATAAAGATTTTTGATATTCATTGTAGCTCCAGCATCAAATGCTTTAAGTTGCTTTTCTGTAAATTCTACACCACAGAATGATGTAGGTGCTAGTTTTACATTCTTATTCCATTTAAAGCCATAGTACTTGAAATTCATATACTCTTGAAGTTCTAAGCAACCAAAGCATCTATACATATTACCATTCTTGTCTAGTGGACTAACAATAATGTTCTCACCATTTAGTAAAGCATTACACTCTTCGTTAGAAAATCTATAACCAGCAAATGATCTTCTAAATTTAATAGTCTTACCATGAAATGGACCTGAGTAGTAGTCATCTTCATTAAATGGCTCTGGATTCAAATCATTCATTTTATATGTGATTTCATTTATTACACCAGAAGCATTTGAAAAATCATCTTCTAATTCTGGTCCAATAAAGTTAGAGCCACTCTTAAAGTAAACACACAAGAATAATTTCTTTGTATTACTATCCTCAATAAATGCTAAGCAATCAATATTTTGATTTTCACATATCTCAGGCCAGAGTTGCATAACTATTTGTGAACATGCATGAATATCATCTTTTCTAGTAGAAGAAATTTTGTAGTATACATTATCATCTAATTCTACCTTTAAAAATCTTGACATCTTTTAGTCTCCTTTAGTCTATCTTTTCAAATTCACCAGTATTATAGTCTATCTTATACTTATAAGCATAATTCAAAACTTCCACACGCTCATTGATTGAACCATCTTCTGATAGCATGTCTACTATTACTTTTCTAGGTATTACTTCATTATTTGTATATTTGCAAGTAACATAGTAGTAGATGTAGCTATTCTTATGAGTGTTCAAATACTTCCTAGCTTTGTTTTCACAATAAGCCATCCCACCTTGATTATTTCTCAAACCTACATTTTGGCATCTAGTACCAGTTATCAAATTTTGCTTTGTAGGTTCTCCGCCTAGACTATCAGCTAATAGATGAGAACGATTCCAAAAATATCCTTTATAGTCTTTGATACTTCCAATTGTAGATGGAATTACTACTCTTCGATTATTACCCCATCCAGCAGGATCTACTTTGATAGGTTCTCTCTTTTCAGATTTTTCTTTTTCAAAAATTTCAGATGTAATTTTAGCTTTTACACCAAGAGGCTTATCATTTGCATTGTCATAACTATAACCAATACTTGTTACCTTTGTATCAATTTTTGCCGGACCAATCACCTTATAGTACTCAGGTGAATTTGACAATTTAGCCTCAGCCTCTTCAGTAGGTACAGAAGTCTTAGCTGAAGAAGTCTTAGTGCTAAATACATCTGTGACAATTGTATATGAACTGACGATAATCAATGTTACTATCAACATTAGAATTGAAGATGATCTTTTTCTTTTACTCATGTAGTCTCCTTTTGCTACTTTACTAATTCGAGCATTGACTGAGAAATTAGAATAATATAAATCGTAAAGCTATAAATTCCCAACAATGGAATTTTCTCAGTCTTAGTAAATCTATATATAATGTAGAAAACAATTGGAATTATTGTTAGATATATCATCTTAGTCTCAAGTAAATAAAGCATGAGTACAACAAGAAATATATCATCAACTAAATTATCTTTTATTAGAAATACTCCAAAGAGTAGAAACATATAAATATAAGAGTAATTACAACTAGCATAGATGACAAGGTATAAGTAAGTTCCTTTAGCTAAAATGTCATTTACACTTTTATCCTTAAAGTCTTGGTATGCTAAGATTAAGCATAGTACTGCTCCGACAATCATCATTTATAAAGCACCATCCTATCATAGATAAATATGACTTCCTGAACTAATTATATCTTATTTTTCATTATTTGTAAATATAAGTCTTGTTCAAATTCTAATATTTTTCTGCATTTTCTACAATTATCTCCTATTCATTTTGATAACTGGAATTAATAAGAGTAGACTAGAGTACTGTAATATATTAGTTATTAGATCTATTATATACTATAATATATACTATATAAATCTATAAATAAGGTATACTATAAAGTACAGTACAGATTACAGATATAGAGTACAGATAGACTATACTGAATAGAATACAAGAGTAAACAGAATATAGATAAATTAGAAGTAAGTAGAGTATACTTTTACTTTTATCTTCTTATACATTTTGATAACTGGAATTAATAAGATTAGACTAGAGTACTGTATTAGATTCAGTATTAGATCTATATATACTAATAGATATATAGAATATATAGTATAGAGTACAGATATAGAGTACTGAATAGATTACAGTAATAGACTACAGTATAGATTAGATAGTATACAGAATAGATAGAATATAGAAGTAGAGTAGTCTTGACTATTGAAATTTACAATTATCTCCTATTCATTTTGATAACTGGATATGATTTAGTTAGACTAGAGTACAGTATATAGATCAGTATATAGATCTAATATATACTATAATAGATATATACTGTATAGTATAGAGTACTATAATAGATAACAGATATAGAGTACAGTACAGAATACAGATAGATAGAATACTAAATAGACTATAGAGTAGACAGACAGATAGTAGACAAGATAGAAGTACATTTGAGTTTTTATGTTCAGGAAGTCATATTTATCTATGATAAGGGGTTTCTATCTATGAAAATTACAAAAGGTATAAATATAAGAATTTATCCAACTCAACAACAAGCTGAAATGATAAGTAAGAATATTGATTGTTGTCGTTTCGTCTACAATCAGACACTAGTTGAAGCAAGTGAATGCTACAAAGAAACTAAGCATTTTACAACAAAGAAAGATCGAAGTTCTAGACTTGTTTCTCTTAAAAAAGAGTTTCCTTGGTTAAAAGAAGTAGACAGTGCAGCATTACAGCAATCAGTAAGAGATTTTAATAAAGCGTTTGATAGTCATTTTAAGAATCCTAGCAAATTCGGATATCCAAATTTCAAATCTAAGAAATACTCAAAGTTAACTTAAATGCTGCTAAAAATATTTTAAATTATGCTTTGGGAATAGCTTAAAAATTTCTGGGAAAGATAGCGCCCTGGTAATATAGTCAGAGGATGGTATCTCATCTAACAATGATGAGTAGAGTAACTTAGACGTTCCCAAGAAAAAGATGCTCATTTTTACATGAGTGTTGCTATCATCTATGATAGTGGAAGAAAATTGAGTTTTTGAAAATAATGCATTTACATCCAATCTAAAGTATGATATGATAAGTAATATAGATTTTTTATAATAAGGAGTAGAAGTATGATTGATAGACTTAAGACTTTTGAACTTTCAACTTTAGAACAGATTGAAATGATGAATGACTTTGTTGATATTAGTTATGATGATATTTTATCATCGGAAAAATACTTAAATGATAAGTATCAGTACTCTGAGAATGATGTGAATAGTACTATTAAAATGCTTAAAACTTTTGAAGAAAGGAATTTTTAAATTATGCAGAAATTTACTGAAAGAGAAGCTATGCTACTAAAATCTTTTTACTTTACTTTTATTGATGAGTATGATGATTATGCTTTTGACACAAATCGATATGATTTTAGAGAGCTCAACTACCAGATGAATAATATTGAAAATTGTGACATTGATAGTTGTGAGTTTCATGGTAGGTATGGAGATTATATTAGTAGAATTATTACCTTCTGCAATATGCTAGGAATTAGTGATGTTAAGACTAAAGATGCTATACTTGAAAAGCTTAGAAATTCATTTGCTAAGATTATGAGTTCTGATGAGCTTTTCAAAAAGTACAATGAGATTAGAGACAATTCTCCAGCTATGAAGAGAGAAAGAGAACTTTATGGAGATGACAGTACTCTAGCAACAATAATGCAAAATATGATGTTTTAGTATACATCTATGCTCAGAACATATCTAGGTGTACTCAGAATGTACTCTGAGACAATTTAAGTATCTTTTAATATAAATATATATCTGGACATAAACTTTTACTAGAGTACATCTAGTGTACACTGAATTAAATTTAAAAATACTATAGACTTGGAGATAAATTGTATTGAGAAGATTAAACAACACTAAAGCATACAAGCTTTTAACAGACAATAAGACTTTCAATAATGGCATTAAATTTTGTGTAAATGATGAAATGCTAAAGTGCAATGATGCTAACTATTCTATTGCAATTACTCAGAGAAGAGAAAAATATAAAGACGAACCTTGGTTTGACTTACTTACTCCAGGTGCTTTGTGGAAGTATGTCTTTTTAATGATGGTTTATACTTTGAATTTTAATCGTAAGAGAGAAAAGTTTTATGTTAATGCTAACATGTATAAGTCTCTCATTCCAATTAATATTAGAAATGTTCGTGAGATAATTACTATTGTTAGAGAGTATGGATTACTTGAGTACCGTAACAAGGGATGGGCTAAGTTAGCTGATAGAAAGTTTACTGAGCAAGGGATTCCTAAAGGTCTTAGAAATTTTTATTCAATGACTGATGAGACTGTTAAATTCATTAAAGCATACGAAGATGTTTTTAAGATTGAGTACGACATGAGTGACTTAGGCTTTAAAAACATTACTTCAGATAATAAGAATGATGAGAGTTTAACTAGACTTAAGAGATATTTTGTTGATGAACTTAGAACTCATCATGGTCGCTTTGAAAAGAAAACAGCAGTTAAGAAGACTGAGAAAGAGATATTTGAGTCTGAAGAAGTTCAAGAAGTAATTAAAGAGAATGAAAACTTAGCTTTAGAAAAGATGTACTTCATTGAAAGTGGAAATCTCAGAGCTACTAATAAAATCTGTAATGTTGCTAAAGAAAAAAGAAATGATTATCTCTGTGAACTTTTCGGAGCAGATGAAAATGGAAAAGCAAAGTGTATTGAGTTTGATAGATCTAGCTCAATTTATACTTTAGAATATGACTTAAATCATAATGTAGACAGGGCTAGTAATTTTGATTTTTATCAACTATTAGAATTTAGTGTTCTTGATAAGTTGAAAAGCACTGAGTTAGACATTGCAGACTATACTAAGTTTGAAGATGCTAAATTTAGTTATGGAGCTCTCAGAGGAGCTTATAAACTTCTACCAATGCCTTTATTTATGAGAGGTAAAACAATTGTATATAGTGCTACTAAGATGATGATTATCGAAGAAAAAATACAAGAAGTACTAGATGATAATGTTGATACTTATGTAAGGTATGGTACAAATAGAGTTGCTCACTTAATCAACGTAAATAATCATAGAGCTAAAAATAATTTTCAAATCAAAGATCATGACTATGAGCTTTACACTGCTCTTTCTCAAATATTAGATGCATATGGCTTAGCACATACAATGACAAATTATAAATTCTTATTTGCTACTGCGTATAGCACAATTCAAGATAACTTAGGTCATAATAAGAGAAAGAAACACATATTCTTCTTTGAGTCTTTAGTTATGATTTTCACACAGAATTACTTATATAAGAGTGGAGTTGAAAAAGTAGTTCTTCTCTATGATGCATTATTTACAAGCGACGATGTTGACTTAAATTTAATTACATCTTGCATGGATAAGGCTCTTGCAAAAGTTAAAGAGATTGTTAAGAACTATTCTGACAATAAATACAAGAATAGAAAGAAAAAACCAAATGAGATTGAGATGCAAGAATTAGAAGAAGATGAATTGGTTCTGAGATTTAAAGAATTTATTAAAGACAAAGAAATTGAAAAGAGAGAACCTATGCTTTTCAATGACTATGCTTACTTCAATTTCTTCAGAGCTCATAATGCAAATGCAAGTGATGATAGACATATCTTTGATACTCTTAGAGCTTTAGGCTATGATGTAATGTAAAAGTAGAAAGGTGATATGACAGTGACAAATTATGACGAAATTCAAAAGCGTTGGGACAGATACATCAATAAAGTTAGAAGTCAAGTCTATGATTTCTTAAATAGCATTCCTTACAGCGAACTTACAGTTGCTCTTTCAAAAGAACTAGGTGTTAGTAATTTACACATTAATTATTCTATTAAAGATGTAAGTGTATCAATTAATATCTTTGAATGTGCTATGAAATATGAGTCAAATGATTTAGCCGCTGATTCAAAATTATTGAGTACTATTTATAGAGAATATAAGCTAAAGTCCTTTGGATTTGAGAAAGTTAATGCTTACTTACAAAATGGTAAGAGATTTTCTACAGAAATATTCTTAGATAATTTTGAAGATTTTGATGTAAATCAAAAATTAAAGTTTCAATTAACAGTTGGCTTACATGCTTCATATACACATACTGATGGTGGTACAAATGGTTGTGGTTTCGGCTATGCTACATATGATACTGATAATGGTTGGAATATCAATTTTTCTAAAAACAATGAGAGGTACTAATTTTGAATCACATTTGGAGAGAACGAAAAAAGTTATGGTGTGGTCTACCATTTACTTTTACAACTTACTTTTTATTTGAAGATAAATTTTGTATTCAATCAGGTTTAATAAGAAGACAATTTGATGATGTTCGACTCTACAGAATTATTGACGTAACATTGTGTCAGAATATCTTACAAAGATTATTTGGACTTTGGACAATTGAGTGTAATAGTTCTGATGCAACTGCTGGAGTTTTCAAAATCAAAAATATTTATCAAGGTCAAAAGTTAAGAGAATTACTTGAAGAAAAAATTGAAATCGACAGAAAAGAGAATAATGTTTCTAGTAGAGAATTCTATAATATCTAATAAGAGAGGCTTAAACAATGAGTAAGAGACAGCATAAGAAGAGCTACAAAGAAAGAATGCTTGGTAAGAAAAAAGACTTCTTAAAGAGAGCATATAACAATCGAGAGTTCAAATTAGACTATGATGCTGAAAATGTTGAAATAAATTCTAAATCAATAGAGAAGTACAAGAAGATTTTAGATAAAGCTAACTCTACTCGTAAAAACAAAGAAAATAGAAAATCTCATGAGAAGTAAGTATGTGCTTGACTAAAGACCAAACTCTTTAAGTTAGCACAGTCCTTAAATTATTTACAAGTCTCAGTCTTGAGAAATCTTGACTACGTTGTTTGAGAGAAATTACATACACACCTTGAGTTACTGCTCTAGACTCTTGCTCTGTGGTTGTAAGTTAAGTTAGGCGGACTTAAAAAAACAGCCTTGTGCTTACGACTCAAAAACCTCTTACAACATTGACGAAGAGAAGTCCAATTCAATTTTCGGTAACAGAGATTTTGATAGGCACTACAGTTTGGAATTGACTGTCTTATAGAGTAAACAATTCTAGAATACGAAAGGAGCTAAAACAAGAATATTTGTATATGTAATTTCAAAAGATGGACAACTACTTATGCCGACTACTCGTTTTGGCAAGGTTCGTAGATTATTAAGAGATAAGAAAGCTAAAGTAGTAAGACGTTGTCCATTTACAATTAAGTTGCTTTACGAGCCTGAGACTTCAGTTGTACAAGAAGTAGTACTGGGTCAAGATACAGGTTCAAAATATGTTGGTACTGCTTGTGTAGCTAATGACAAAGTTATGTATCAATCTGAAGTTACTCTACGAGATGACATCAAGAAAAAGATGGATCAGAGAAGAGGCTTTCGAAGAAATCATAGATATAGAAAGACTAGGTATAGAAAGCCTAGATTTTTGAATAGAGCTAATTCAACTAAGAAAGATAGACTATCACCAAGTGTAAGACATAAAGTTCAAGCTCATGTTGATGAAATTGAGTTTTGTAAGAAGACTTTGCCAGTTAGTGATCTAGTTTTTGAAACTGGTAAGTTTGATACTCAACTCATGGAGAAACCTTGGCTGCAAATGTACAAGTGGGCTTATCAAAAAGGCATAAACTATAGTTTTGCTAATTCAAGAGCTCACGCTTTAGATAGAGATAATTATACTTGTCAATGCTGCGGTAAAAAACACGTAAGATTGTAAGTTCATCATATTATTTTCAGAAGTCAAGGTGGTAGTGACTAACTAGATAATCTAATAACTCTTTGTGAAAAGTGTCATAAAGCAATTCACGATGGGAAAATAACTTTGAATTTAAAAGGTAAGAGAAAAAGAAATCTAAGACATGCTACTCAAATGAGCATTGTTAGAAGTCAGTTATTGAAGCTTTATCCAGAAGCAATTGAGACTTTTGGTTTTGTAACTAAAGCAAATTCTGAAAATTTAGGAATTGAAAAGAAGCATTACTTAGATGCTTGTGTAATTGCAAGTGGTGGTAAGGAGTTCAAGCAATCAGATTGGTTAATCAAAAAGAGACGAGTAGCCAGACAGAATAGACAACTCTGTAAAGGAACTCGTGGAGAAAAGAAATTACCTACTGGTGAGATACTTGGTTTCAGAAAATGTGACAAAGTTAGATATCTAAACAAGACTTGCTTTATCAAAAGCAGAAGAAGTAGTGGATATTTTACATTGATGGACATTGATCGTAATACTCTTGACTTTAGAGATAAAGGTGGATACATAAATCCGCGATATACATTATTGGAAAGACTAAATTTACAAAGAAGTACTTTATGCATTGGTCAAAAAATCTAAGAAAGGAGAGAAGGTAATTTTAATACTAAACTGAAGATTTAGTACTTTCCTTGCTTATGAAAATTAGGAGGTGACACTTTTGATAGAAGTCTGTTGTGTACTGATTTCTTGTATTTTATTAATTGCAATTTTAGTAGTATGTTTACTTGTTTTCAAGCCATACTCATTTTTTAATATAAATGAAAAATATTTATATAAGATAACTCCAGTAAAGATTAAGTATACTTTTGACAAAATGAAAATGCTTGAATTTATGAGAGATTATCCAAAGCATGAAATTCATTTTAGAAATTTTAAAAATAAACAAGAATATTATACATCTCTAAAAGAGCTTATTGTTTCTAGAGACAAAGAAGATGCTCAAAACTTATACAAAGTTGTTTTCTTTAACAAAATACTTCAAAATTCAAATATTCTAAAATTACCTAAACTATGTATACTATACGAAAAGAGAAAATTAGTTAAAGAGTATAAGCAAACTTCTCTTCAATCAAATGTAAATTCAACAATGAGTTTAGATATATTTAAAATGAATTCTGAAGAAGATGCTAAAGAGAGAGCCAAAAAGAAATTAATTCTCAAAGCACTCTCAAAACAACTAAATGCAAAAGTGACAAGTAAAGATAAGAAGAAACTTTCTGGATATTCTTACTTTGAAATACTAGAGCACAATGTAAAAATAGCATTGTGCAAAAAATACTTAGAAATATGCTAAAGGAGTAAATGATGTTTATACTTATATACTTCTTAGTTGTAAGTCTCTCACAAGCTATTTTAAACTTGACTACTCAAGCAAATAGTAATTCTCCAGAGGCTTATGAATTTGGAAAGAAAGATAGTATTATTCTAGGAGTTGTATTTATCTTAGGAATAATACTTCAAATACTACAATCATTCTTTGATGATATTTTCTGGTACGTTTGTGCTGGATATTTTTTTATTTCAATCATTGTAGTTCTAATCACTCTACAATCAAGAAAAGAGCAAATCTTAAAAAGAAAAAAAGATATGCTTACAGTCTATGAAATATTAAAGCCAATCATAGACAAGAAAGAGCAAGGGTTTGATCCAACAAATCCAGGTTTTGCTATTTCATACAAAGGCAACAAGATAAAGTCAATAGAAATACCACTCAATCCAGCATCAGCAGGAAATAGTAAGTCAGAAGAAGCAATGATAACAAATTGTATCTCAGTCTTCAATAAATTCTTAAACTACTTTAGATGGCAATGCGAATCTGACTATACAGATAGAGTTTACAGATTTATCGGTAAGAAACTTCCACCTGATAAAGCTAACTACATGGGTTCCTGGTTACGCCCGGCGCAAATCGTGCCCCTTGGACTTGCAAACAGCGAACAAGAAGTAGCTTGGATAATTGATGACAGAAATAAAAGTAATGTCGGTGAATCTTGCTACGAAGATAATGGACAAAAGCCAAGTTTATATGAATTGCAAACAGCTCCGCATTCCTTAATTTGGGAAGTAAAAAACCCCGTTCATAATGAAAGTTGTGAATGCTTTGTGTTAAAAGCTTTGAAACCATAAAGTTTTATTCACCTAAACAGTAGTTGGAAACGACAAGCTGAAAAAGGTTATAGAAATATAGAAAAAAGTAATAAAAATGACCTATGCTGAAATACAAGCTGAGAAATCAGTGCTAAGGGTTGAAAACAATTGGTGTTTAGCTGGGAAATCTCTAAGTTTAAAAAATATGAGAGACCTTCAACGACTAGGAGATTAAGAGTCTCCCCTTTAAATGAGGATAACTGCTTTTAGAGTAGGAAAGTAAAACTACCATGCTTGTATAAGTTTGAGACATGTCTTTATACATAGGTAGAAGAAAAATACAATTTCGCTTAATAAAAGAGGAAGCCAAATAGTCTACACTTGTATGAAAGTATAAGAAGTCTACTAGTAATAGAAAGACTGCTATAATAGTTGCGAATTATAGTGAATACTTAATAAATATCCTGTCAATGGATTTTTATTAGATTGGGAAAAACAGGAAGTGGTAAAGCAATTTATATCAATCAAGAGATAGATGAATAAAAGATAGGACAAAAATATTAATGATAATTAAAGCTAAAATACATATTAATTCAAATTTACAAACTGAGTCAATTGAAAAAATATTTGAAAATATAGATAAGTTTGAAGTTATAGAGTCATTGAATACTCAAGAAATGATTGTACTTCTTACTGGTGATATAAGAGACATCATGCATGCTTTAGATGATTTGTATAATACTATAACTTTCATTTCTCATTGTGACGAATACTGTGCAATGCATTTTCTACATAAGACATTTGACATTTGCGATTACTCATTTTCAGATTACTTAAAGAATAAAGGTGACATTTTTCCATGCACATTAGAAGTACTTAGAGAGGAGTAAGAAATCGTAGAGATTTTAATGGTTCGCTAGATGAAACAAAAGAAGAAATAAACAAACTTACAAATAAAGCTGCAACTCTTGTAGAGGAATTTAAATCTATGGTCAGAGATACATTTTAAAGGTTATTGTTGAATGAATAAGAAAATAATACTTATCTTACTTTCAATTATTTCATTTATTACATTGTGTAAAGCTTCAGTAATACTGAGAAATGAAATGATTGAGTCAGGTAATGAAATTCAAGCTCCATTTCACTTTTCAGTGATGATAATACTATTTTACATTACATTTCTAATATTTTTGTGTGCTTATTCAAAAATTGTAAGTAAAATTGTAATATATACTCTAATAACTTTACAAATTTTAAGTATTATGATTGAAATGTTTCTAATTAAGTCAGAATTTGCATTTTTAACGAGTGTCATAGTACTTTATACTCTAGTAATTATTTGCAATATTTTGCATATAATATTTTTAAACAATTTTAAGGTAGAAAAGAATTATGAAGAAAAATCAAATAATGATAACATGTAGTGGAATAATGCTTGTACTACAATCAATTGCTTATTATCTGGTTTGGAATGCTGGATATAGTGAAATATTTACAAGAAGAATGCTGTTAATAGAATTTCTTACATTAGCGTACTTACTTCTTACTGTTCGTAGAACTGATTTAGATTCTGACGAGAGTATGACTGGTTTTTGTATAGCTTATATTGTAGCACTATTTATGCTATTTCCAGTACTAGGTACTTTGATTGTCTTGAATTTTGGACTACTACTAATAGAGCTAATTATCATAATTCTGGCTATAGTAGCTATAATTGATAAGAGAAAGAATAATGCTAACAAAAAACATAATTGAAGGAAAATTGTACATCTCAAATCATAGAGAGATGTTACTAAATATTTTAAAAGATTTAAAAATACCAATAGAAGAATCTGAGCAGCATAGTGAACTATATTTCTTAGATTTTTTCAAAGAGTGTACATTTTTACAGATTATTGACAAGCAAATAACTACATACTTTATTGGCACAAGATATAAAGGTAAAAAATATAATATTCTAAAAATAACTGGAAATACTTGCATGCTACAAGTACTTTCAAAAAATGAATTGATTAATCAAATTGTAGAAGAACAGAAACTAACTGAGAAAGAGTACTTACCACTACCATTTGCTCAAAGAATAGTCTTTATCAATCCAGAATATGATAAAGATAAATACAAGCCTTTTGTATTTAATAAAATGACATTTGACGAAAAGATGTTCAGAAAGTCAGATTGGTCAATAGGTATAAACATGTATTCTTTAGATAATACTTATAGACTACATGGTACTACAATTCTTAAAAATATGCTAAATGACATTATGTAGGTGAAAAATGAATATATACAAAGTAAGATATGGTTACGAATATAATAGATATACATCTGACGATAAATACTTATATTGTGAAGTAGATGATAATATGTTTAATGAACTCAACGATGAGGAAACAAGACAAGAAGTTTTTGAAATTGATGGTAAATTAGTACGTTGCGCTATGACATTTAAGAATTTAGATAGATATGCAAGAGATCTCAAAGAATATACTAATTCTAAAAATCTTAAATTAATTTATAAGAAATTCATAGAACTTTCAAAAATTGCTACTTATGATGATCGTAGAGACAGAGGCTACATTAATTATCTAAAAGATTTCGAAGATACTGAACCAGAAGATTATTATGGTTTACTTGAAAAGTATTTTACTCAACATACAAGAGATTACATTAATAGCAAAATTGTGTTTGGTTACCTAGGTCATAGTGATAGAACAAAAGAGTCAGATCAAGCAATTTGTGAGCTCTTAGAAGAAAATCCTGATTTAATTCAAGTTGTTAATGACAAATTCTTTACTCATAGTGCTGGACGACATTATATGGATAACTACCAAGGTCCTGAGCAATTAAAAGAGTATTTGAAAAGACTTTAAATAGTTAAGAAAGGAATTTTTGAATGTACTATACAATTTTATTAGAGGATAAATCATTTTTTATAGTAGATGAGTCTTTTGCTCTATCTCTATATGATGACTCTTCTGGTGATATTAGTAAATCATCTTGTGAAATTAGTAAATATCAAAATGATTATAGAAAAGTTAAAGTAGATGGTAAACTTTACTCTTTTGCAATTTCAAAGTTTAATAGAACAGATGAACCTCTAAATACTAGACTTAAAAGAGCAATCGATATTGACTATGAAGATAGCTTACTAAAACCAGATGGTAGTAAAAATAAAATACTAGATTTACATCAAGGCTTTGGTCAGATGTATAAAATTACTTATGAAAATGGTTCTTCTAATACTGTGAGCTACAATCATATTTTACATTTAGTAGATGAAAATGATATTGAGAAAGATATTATTTTAGAAACTTATCTAGATTATAAAAATAAAGATAAGTATTATATGCTAGATACTAAAGGTAATAAAGTAAAATTCACAGTAGAAAAAGAAAAAGAAGATAATTATTATGGTTTCTTACTAGAAGAACCTCTATATCAAACTGGAACAGATATATTATTCCATAACTCAGGAAAATCTGTGCTCCAAGCAGGTATAGTAGCTCATGTAAATAAATTCTACAATGATTTCCAAATGGTAGCTGTAGACTTAAAACAAGTAGAATGGTCTAATGCTGTAGGAACTCTAGGATTTAAAGCAGTAGCAGTAGATGTAGCAACAGCTTCAGCATTTTCAGTTCAATTTAAAGATATTATGAAAGCTAGATTTAAAATGATGAGAGAACATAAAGTAAATAATATCTTTAAACTACCTAAAAATCTACAAGTAGACTATTATGAATTCCAAGGTCAGAAAGTACAATTTGATGAAATATATGAAGTATGGCAAGATATTGATTGGTCAAAAATAAGAGACAGAGATAAAAGTAACTACGAAGATAATTATCCATCAGGTAGACTACCTTGTATCATGACTATAGAAGATATCTATGCTAAGTATGATACTCTAAGAAATCCATCTGTTCAACCTAGAAGAAATTACAATCCATATTTCAATAAATCAGACATTAAGAAAACTACTGGTACTTACCACCCTAAAGCTCTTATCATGATGGTAGATGAAGCTAAAGAACTTATGACTGACTCTAACTATGCATTAGTAGAACCAATGAAAGATGCTTTTGGTTCTATTCTTAGACTTGGTAGAGCTGCTGCGGTTCATCTGGTTATTGCAGCTCAGTTATTGACAAATGATGTAGTAAATAGAGATATGATGAATAATATTCAACTTAAAACTGTACTCGGAGTAATCAGTCCAGATGTAAGTACACATATGTTTGACAAAGACGTAAGTAATAGATCTAAACCTCGAGTTAAGGGTAGAGGCCAAGTTCAATCTGTAGGTTCCGAGGTAATAGAATATCAATCATTTTATACTAAAGAGATTGACCTCTGGCGCTTTGATCCGGACAATTATGCTAGTATAGAGAGTAAGATTTATAATGAGCAACTGGAGAGAGATGGTAAGAAGCCTGACTTAAGTGGATTTATATTAGACACTACTGGACCAGATAAAGATGAAAGTTCTATTGATGAGGCTCCTATTTCTTCTTCTGATGACATTAATAAAAATAATAATGAAGATGATTTTGATTGGGATGATGCATTTTTAGATGAAGAACTTAGTGATACTTTTGTTTCTTCTGAAGAGAATATAAAAATACCTGAGTTACCTCAAGTAAAAGAAGTACCAAAAGTAAATGAAACATCAAAAGTGAAGACAGTTAAGCTTAAATTTTAATATTTTACAAATTCTTCTACTTGTGATATAATTAAACTAATATCTTGTAGGAGAATATTTTTTATTATGAAAAATCAAATTTTCGAATGTTCTATATGTGGTAAAGAATATGAAGTTAAGCATGGCTCTTTTAGTAAACATCTAAAAACTCATAATCTTATGCCTAAAGAGTATTATGACAACTATCTTAAAAAAGAAAATGAAGGTTCTTGTAGAAATTGTAGTAAGCCTACTAAATTCTTAGGTCTTCTTTTAGGATATAGAGATTGTTGTAGTAGAGCTTGTACTAATATTTTGAAATATGGAGTCGACAATCCTTGGAAGTCGAAAGAAATTAGAACTAAGATTGCTAAAACAAAATTAGACAAGTATGGTGATTCTACATTTACTAATAGAGAAAAAGCAAAAGAGACTTGTCGTAAAAATTTCGGAGTTGATTATTCTTTTCAATCTGAAAAGGTTAAAGATAAAATTAAGAAGACTACTTTGAATAGACATGGAGTTGAGAATATATTTCAATTAGATAGTGTAAAAGAAAAAGTTGAAAAGACTAATTTAGAGAAGTATGGAGCTAAAAGACCTTGGATGTCTGAGAATATTCAAGAAAAGAGTAGACAAGTTAGAAAGAATAATATTATTGATTATTGTACTGAGAATAATTGTATTTTAATTAATAACTTAGACTTAGATTATCCTTCAAAAATATTAGATGATATTAATTTTTTGAATTATGGTAGACAATATTTCATTAAAAATTCAGATATTAAGCTAGCTAAAGAATTAGATAAGAAGTATAGAGAGGAAGCTAAAGTATATAATTCTAAATACGAAGCTGAAATTCATGAGTGGCTTTCTTCTATTTATTCGGGTGAGATATTAGTTAATAAGTATGGAATTATCAAAGATGATACTAAGAAACAATTAGACTTCTATATTCCTGACAAGCAATTAGCGATTGAATTCAACGGAGATTTTATTCATTCTGCTAACTATGGTAAAAGTGCTGATTATCATTTAAATAAGACTCTTCTTTGCTCTGAGCAAGGTATAAGATTAATTCATATATTTGAACATGAGTGGTTGACTAAGCAAGATATTCTTAAGAGCATTATTTCTTCTGCTCTAGGTATTTACAAAACTAGAGTATATGCAAGAAAGTGTGAACTTAGAGATACTTCATCAAAAGAAGCTAAAGAGTTTTTAGAAAATAATCATCTTCAGGGTTACATTAATTCTTCTTATAGAATTGGTCTTTACTACAACGACGAACTCGTGCAATTATTGACATTTGGTAAAAGTAGATTCAAAAAGAATGAGATTGAATTACTTAGATTTTGTACTAAGCTAAACACTCAAGTCATTGGTGGCTTTTCTAAACTACTTAAGCATCAACCTCATGACAAATTTATTTCATACGTTGACTTAAGCAAATTTAGTGCTAATGGATATTTGAAAAATAATTTTGAAGTTATTGGTCAAAGTAGTCCAAGCTACAAGTACATTAAGGGTGAAAGAATACTAAATAGACTTAGAGCTCAGAAGCATAAGTTACCAAAATTATTAGGCAATGACTTTGATGCTAGTAAAACTGAGAATGAAAACATGCTAGATGCTGGTTGGTATAAAATATATGATTGTGGTAATTTAAAGTTACTATATTCTAGAAGTTAACTGGTGTACACTAGATGTACAAGATAGCTTGGTTATATATTTATATTAAAAGATGTTGAACTTTTACTAGAGTACATTCTGAGTACACTGAATGGTATCTGAGTTCTACAGATATATTGAGACTTAAAATTGAAAGGAACTTTTTAAGATGAATAACTACAATGATTTCAAAATCCTAGCAACAAAGACAAAAGGAAGTTCAAATGATAATAAAACTTCTTATATCTTAGAAAAAGATGGCGAACTCTATATTGGTTCTAGATATTTTGTCAGATCAATTAGTTCTTTAGATGATGATATTAACTATTATCGTGAACCTATAAAGCTAAATAAGTCTGAAAGTAAGATTGTGAGACTTCTTGTTGATTTTTTATAGAAAGGTAAAATTATGCTAATTGATGACTTTAAAAAGTATTTTGATTTCGACGACATGGATTCAAGCTACGGAAATAAGCCTACTATTGAACTTTCTAATTATGATTATTGGAACAAAAGAAGAGATGCTTTTGCTTTTCTGCTAATTTAGACGATATTTCAGAAAGAAATTAGAAATGCATATATACAAAAATTAGATATTTGTAAGGAGGTTTTTTATGAAGTATACAATTGAAGAATATTCAAGTGGTTTTAAAATCAACGAAACTGAGTATGAGGGTAGAATACCTAATATTCATGAAAGTATAAGAATTGACGGAATAGAGTACTTTGTTTCAGATGTAATAACAGACTTAACATATCCAGAACCTGTCTATATTGTAAAAATAAGAGATTTTTGTGACGTATAGAGAGGAGAATTGAATGAGGTATGCACAGATAAGAAAATTTGATGTGAGCGATGGTCCTGGTTGTAGAGTTGGTTTATACACTCAAGGTTGTCATTTTCATTGTAAGGGTTGCTTTAACTCTGATACTTGGGACTTTTCAGGTGGTAAGTTATATACTGATGAAGTTAAAAATACAATATTAGAATATTGCTCACCTTTTTATATTAAAGGTCTATCAATACTGGGTGGTGAACCATTATCTCCAGAAAATAAAGATGAAATACTTGATCTTGTTAAATCATTTAAAGAAAAATATAAAGACAAGACAATTTGGGTATGGTCAGGATATGAGTATGAAGACTTAGATGACTGGCAATTAGAAGTATTAAAGTACTGTAATGTACTAGTATGTGGACCATTTATTGAAGAAGAAAAAGATTTGACAAGAAAATATGCCGGTAGCAAAAATCAAAGAGTAATTGATTTGAAATAATTTGTGTAGAAATGTAGCATGTCTTCAGCATGGTGCATGAATACATCTATTAAAGAAAGGAGGTATCTAGCATGCTTCGATTGATTAAGTACAGAGCATATCCAAGTGAAGAACAAGAAATATTTTTTGCTAAAACATTTGGTTGTGCTAGATTTGTATATAACTTGATGCTAGACGAAGCGATCAAATCATACGCTAGATCTAAGAAGTTTAATAGACATACTCCTGCATATTTTAAAGATAAATATGAGTTCTTAAAAGAAGTAGATAGTTTAGCTTTATGCAATGCTCAATTAAATCTTGATTCAGCATTTAAGAACAGATTTTCTAAGAAGTCTAAAAAGCAATCTGGTTTTCCTAAATTTAAGTCTAAGAAATACAAACAATCTTACACAACAAATAATCAAGGTAAAACAATTAGAATTGAAGGCTCTAAGATTAAATTACCGAAATTAAAGTCACCAGTAAAGATTAAGTTACATAGACTACCAGAAGAAAACTGGATAATCAAATCTGCTACTATTTCTAAAACAACTACAAACAAGTACTACATTTCAATATTATTTGAGACTCCAGAAATAGAGAAATTAGAAGAGTCTGAGTTTGCAATTGGTCTTGATATGGGACTTAAGGAATTTTGCATCACCTCTGATGGTGAAATGATTGTAAACCCAAGATTTTACAAGAATGCACAAGATAAACTTGCTCAAGCACAACGTAAATTAGCTAGAACAAAGAAAGGTTCTAATCGACATGAGAAAGCTAGACTTCTAGTTGCTAAGTGTCATGAGCATACAGCAAATCAAAGAAAAGACTTTCAACATAAACTAAGTAAGAGACTAATTGACGAAAACCAAGTCATAGTGGTCGAAGACTTAAATGTGAAAGGTCTAGTTAAAAATCACAAACTTGCAAAGTCTATTTCTGACGCAGCTTGGTCTCAATTTATTGGGATGCTAGAGTACAAAGCAAATTGGTACGGTAGAACATTTGTAAAGATATCACCTTGGTTTGCTAGTTCTCAAATATGTAGTAGTTGCGGAACTAAAGATGGACCAAAACCTCTCTCAATTAGAGAATGGACTTGTCCAGCTTGTGGTACAATAAATGAACGTGATATCAATGCAGCTCAAAATATATTAGATGAAGGAATGAGAATATTAGGGCTTGGAATGAGCCACAGGAAACTGATGCTAAGTAAAACGAAAGTTTCTTATGAAAATAATTCATAAGTTTTAGCTGATTATGAAAGGTAATACATTTTTAATGTAATACCAGTTCACGAGGAGACAAATTGGTTAAGAAAATTTTGTATTATTTAACAATTTGTATTTTACTGAGTGTTGTAGCATTTTGTGGGTTTACCATTCATAAAGAATTTTCAAGATACTGGAAAGACTATAATGCTAGTTTAAATACAAATAATACTGCTAATAGAGACAATAAAACAATTGACTGGGATAAGTTACCAGATTCTGTAATCGGTTGGATTTACTGTAAAGATTCAGTTTTAGATTATCCACTTGTACAGTCAAAAGATAATAAAGAATATTTACATACAGATTATAATGGTAAATATCAAGTAAGTGGAACTATCTTTGCTGATAAGAATATTGAGAATCCATTTGATGATAAATACACTTTATTCTATGGACATCATATGCATAATGGTACAGTATTTCATGACTTAAAGAGATATGCTGAACCTGAGTATTATGAAAAGCACAAAGACATTTACTTTTATACTAGAGAACAAAATTATAAGGCAAGAGTTGTAGCTATAAACACAATTCACGCTGATGATAAAGATATTTATAGTTTACCTAAGAATACTAATGAAGATTTAGAGCAAGTTTGTTCGTATATACAAAATAACTTTAAAATTCTTGGAGAATTTAATTCTAAAGACAAATTTGTAGTATTAAGTACTTGTGCATATTCATTTAAAGATGCTCGTACAGTAGTAGTTTGTACACTTGAGCCAGTTAATCAAAGTATTGAGACTATTGAAAAAGATAAACCTAAGAGAAAGTCTAAGTTTGAAGTTTTCTTAGATATGTGTAAAAACTTAATTAAAGCAAATATTGAAGGAAATGGAGAAGAATAGAATTGCTAGTAGAGAATGTAAAAATCTATGGTTTAGAGAATGCTATTAGAGTTGCTAAATTTCCGATGGTTGCTGATACCTCAAAATTAGATTGTGAAAAGAACAAGTCAACTGATAAGCTAGCATCCTGTGCACCTGGTACAGCACATAATAATTTTTTAAATGGGATAATAGTACAGTTTGACTTGACATTTACAAATAAGGCTTGGATTGAAGCTGAAAGATACCACTGGTTTGAAATTCAAAGCAGTCAAAGTACAATGCATAGAATTACAAAATTTGATTTAGATAAGAGCTATGTGAAGTACGTTGACAGGAGATGCATAGAAATTATTAAAGAGTTAGTTGGCAAGTATAATAGTCTAGAAGATAAGACTTCTGAAGAGGCTAAAGAGTTATATTTAAAGATTATATACTCGAACCCTATTGGTATGCTATTGACTGCTGGAATGACTACTAATTATTTACAGTTAAAGACAATTTATGCACAAAGAAAAAATCATAGACTACCAGAATGGAGAGAATTTTGTAAGTGGATTGAGACTTTACCAGAAAGTCGATGGATAACAGGAAGAGAGGACACTAAATGGAATCATACTTAGAGATAATTAGAGAACTTAGATCTAGTAATTATACTATGGATGACTTAGATGATATTGCTGATGGTATGGAGGAAATAATTGGTTCTGCTGAAATGTGGGATACTTTGAGACATGGATTTGAACCATCAGAATTTCTTGAAAATTTAGAGTACATTGCTAGAGAGTGTGATCTATAAGAAGGTGATGCATATTGCATAAATGTGAGTACCCATATTGTAGAGAAAGAATACTAAACAAATATAAGTTTTGTATTAAGCACAAAGATACTCCATACTATGATACTTGCAAAATTCATGGAAAACAAGTATTTGTAGCTGGAGTTTGTCAGAAGTGTAAATCTATGCATTATGGAATCTATAGAATTTACTATAGAGACGGTAAATACTTTCACAATAGAAATAAGAAACCTATTCCTAAAGACTCTTGGTTAAAGCCTTGGTTGAGAATATTAGCAAATAAGAACATTGCTTATCATAAAAGAAGAGAAGAAAAAGAGGTAACTGCTTCTCCAGGAGTCTATGGAATTTTTGTAGGCAAGAAATGCTTGTACATTGGTCAAAGTGTCAATGTTCAAAGAAGAAAAGGTGAGCATTATAAATGCATTGAGATTGCTGATAAGCATTTGAAGAGACTTAAAAAGAAGAGTAAGTACAAAAGTCTCAGTAAACTACTCAAAAGAAAAAATGCTAAGGTAAGCTGGAAATATTATAAGATTGCAAATAATTATTCAGTTGATAATTTGACATTTAAGCAATTAGTTAGAATTAAACAAAAAGAGTGGAATTCTTTAACTAAATATCAAAGACAAACTCTTCTTAGTTATTTTGAGCAGTTGATGATGGATATTCATAAGCCTACATTAAATATTGTGAAAGCTAGAAATTCAAATTTTTAAAAGGACGTGGAATGAGAAAAATAGTTAGTCAGAATGTAAAGAAAATTCTTTTAGTTGAGGTTATACTACTTCTTATACTATCAACATTTGCTTGTGTAAATGCAAAAGGTATTTCAGATAGCAAAGTAAAAGTTCCAGTTATGAAGTATGATAATATCTCAAGTAATATTGATACAAGTGTTACTTCAGTAAAAACAACTGTAAATAACGAGTTTGAAAGACAGAAGAAAGAAGCTGAAGAGAAAGAAAGACTTGCTAAATTAGAAGAAGAGAAGAAAAAGAAGTCTGAAGCAAAAATTATTGAAGTTTCATATCACGGTGATAAATTAACAAAATCAAGAGGTACAATACAAGGACCATCTGGAAAAGAGACATATTATAACTTAAATATGAGTGGTGTTGTTTCAATTATGAGAAGAAAAGGATTTAGTGAGGCTGAGTATCCGTACAATGTGAGAGCTGATGGTGCTAAATGTTTAGGACCTTATGTAATGGTTGCTGCACACTTAGGTAATAGACCTAGAGGTTCAAAAATACAGACAAGCTTAGGTACTGGAATAGTATGTGATACTGGTGGCTTTGCTGCAAGTAATCCTAATCAAATTGATATTGCAACATCTTGGTAGGAGGTAACATTTGGGACATTGCATAGATTTTGAATTTTTAGATGCTGATACAAAAGAAGCAGCTCTAAAAGAAGGATATACTAAAGCATGCATATTTGCGCTTGATAATGGTGATATATATGAAGGATCTACTAATTATCATGGAAATTTTAAGTACTATGACAAAGTATTTGATAATGAAGAAGATGCTTTAGACTTTTTTGATAGTCTAGGCTCATACAGTGACGGTGTAGTTCAAGTCAAAGAAGCTACTAGTAGATCAAAAAAGAGATACAATGAAACTGAGCAGAGGTATCGTCAAAAACAACTTGACTTAGTTGAAAAATGTAGAGAAGATTTTAAAAAGAGAACTTCTAAGACTGTTGGTTGCAAAAATTGTGGAACTAGATTAACAAAAGAAGAAGCTTATAAAAATAGACTTTTCTGTCCAAACTGTAGAAATTGGATGGTCAGTGACAGTGTAAAGAATAGACATAAAAAATATGAAGAACAAATAGAATTAGCAAGAGAAAGACTTAGTAAAGATCAAGCACAAAATGGTAAATTAAGATATTTTGCTAAGTTTGAGATTCATGTATAGTGAGAGGTTAAGTAATGAGTATTACAAGTATATTATATGAAATTGGTAGAACAGCTACAAAAGCTGGAAGTCTTACAAACGATGCTAAAAATTTATCAAATGGTAGAGTAGATAAAGTACTAGAAAAGAGATTAAAGAGAGAAGTTCATAAGAACTTAAATTCAATACTGAGAAAGTTTTAATAAGGAGAAATAATAGATGATTACAATTGGTAGTAAAGATTTAAAGCTAACTGAAAATTCAATAACTGAAGTACAAGAAGGAGTTACTTTAACTGCATATGCAAGAGAGAATTTTAAAGAGAATTTAGAAAAGCTTGCTAATTCAGATTTAGTTGAACTTCCAAAATTATACAACAATATTAGTGTTGCTAAATTTCATGGAAAAATAGTTTATAACTCTGAAGAAGAGAAAGTTGGAATAACACCACTGACAATAGAAAGTGATGAAGATGGTTCTATGTGGTTAGCACCTGGATTTTTTGATGATAATGGAGATGACTGGACTACTATTCTCATCACTGAACGTTCATTCATTGTTGTAGATGAAGATGATGGTGATGATTTAGAAGACACAAACATCTATTATATTATTTCAAGAAAATCTTAAAAAATTGTATGTACTTTCAAACCTTTCTATGATATAATTAAAAAGTAAAAGGTTGGAGGTACAAAAATGAAAAAGAAAGTAAATCGACTAGAAAATATTGCAAACATTTTCTTATTTATTGCATCTATTGGACTATTTGGTCTAGTAGGTAGAGTTGAGTATGATACTGAGTTTGGTACTAACTCATTTGACTTTTCATTCTTTGCTTGCTTAGTACTGATGCTTGTATTTCTATATGCTGGATACACTCTAAAAACAATTGTTAGAGAATACAAAGAAAGAGGTTAATATTTTCTAGTCAAGTAAGGATAACAATGGCTAAAAAAGAAGATATTAGAAACTTATACTTAGAAAAGTACAAGAAATTAGAAGAGTTATTAAAGCAGAGTCAGGATTGTCCTGACTCTATTTTTGATTTAGAAACAAGTTATGATAATTCAAAAGAAGCTGAAAAGCTAAAGCTTTGTAGACTTGTTAGAAACTATTTACAACATAACATTGATTTATTTATTGAGCCTACAACTGAAATGACAAATTTCTTAGATGAAGAGATTTTTAAACTAGAGTCAAAGTTCTTAAAGGTCAAAGATCAATATACTAGAGCGAAAGCTATTTCTGAAGATTTGACATTCAAAGAAGCAATTTTGTTATTAAATACAAAAAACTTCTTACCAGTTGTAAATAAAGACAATTTAGTAATTGGTACTTTTGATGATGTTGTAATCAGAAAGTCAATCAAAAATAATAAGCTGAATAATAAGATAAAAACAAACAAAGATTTATTAGCTGGAGTATTACCATTTGTGTCTATGAATGACAATATTAAAGATATTGAAAATGGTTCATACATTGTGACATTAAATGGTAATAAGTCTGAAAAGTATAAAGGAATTTTAGAAATATAGTGCTTTATGCTTTGTGTAGTAAAAGAGAGGTATAAATTGTATATTTCAAAAATATTTTACATGAATGACAACCCTAAGTATCGGTGGGGCTATATTGAAGTGAAGAAGATATGCAACTTGCATCTGAAGTAGGCATACTTGCTATTCAAGAAGATGGTGAAACAAGAGAAGATCTTTTTAATCGAGTAGGAGATGCACCAACTGAACACCAGTACGGGTATAAGCAATATTATGATGAGAAAGTATGTAACAACAATTATCCTGATGTAGTTCAATGTAAAAGATGTTTAGATAAACTTTTTTGTATAAATGATAGAGAATTAATTAGCATGCTCATTCGACATGATTTATTTTTAGATAAATATATTGAGCATAAAGATCCTACAATTCGAAGTGAAGTATATAAAAGAGGAGGCTATGACATAGAAGAAGCAATAAAATCTGAAAAAGATAATGTAGCCTATGACGGTATTGTTGAACGACTCATAAAAACTGATAATTACTGTGATTTAATTCCAATCAATAAACTAAATTTAGTTGATGATCTTTATGGCTACTTTGATTTAATATATGAGAATAGAGAATATATTGATGACTATGATTGGTTGAGTGAATTCTATGATTATACTTATGATAAATTTGGTTACTATCTTGCAGTTGAAGACCTTAGGCAATTTGATGAACTGAACGAAACAATTAGAAGAAATAATACTTGTTATTACTAGAAAGTAGTAGGATCAATTAATTAGAAAGGAATTTGCATTGATACTTGATTGTGAAAATGTAGAGAATAAAGAATTAGGAATAAAATTAAGAAATGCTATCTTATCTGGTGGTCGTTGTTTTGGTAATCCAGCGGAAGGCTTAAAAATAACTATGAAGCAATTAGAAAGTAAATTGCAAGAAGTAGATGAAAGTTTAAGTAAGACTGACTGGAAGATAAAAGACACTGAGACACTTCAGCAAATATATACTATTAAAGCTGGTATTGAAGGTGAAGAACAACTATCAGAGTATTTACAAACATTATTAAGATTTAATAAAAAGCTATTTCCAGTATTTTCTTTTGCTTCTCTTAATATTGAAAGAGATGAAAACTTAGATTATATACCTGATACTGACTTTTTACTAGTCTGTGGAAATAATCTTTTAGTACTAGATGCTAAAAATCTATCAACTAAAAAGAATGATACTTTAGAATTATTTGAAGGTGAAATATTAAATGCTAAAGGTAAATCAGTACTTCATTTAAATGGTTCTACACATCATTGGAAAAAGCTACTACCAGATATAGAGTCTATTGATGGTTATGTTGTAATAGTAAATGATACTGGTGCTGAGATATTAAGAAATGAAGAGTGGGAAACTTGTGATTATAAACTCATTCATGTTTCAGAATTAGAGAAAATATTAGAAGAGTGGGTTGACTCAATTTCAAATCATGATGCTAAACTAGCACTTTTGACAAAGGTAGCAGAACAACAGATTAAGAAAGAACACAGTAATCTAGATTTAGATACATTTAGAACAACTTTCGGTGTTTAATTTTGTTTGAAAATACAAAAGTTGTTAAATACTACAAAAAGGAGGGTTGATAATTGTACTGGAATGACATAAAGAACAATCATGAATTTAAAGATGGTAGTAAAGTTATACAGAGACATCCAATTCACAATGAAGAATGTATAAAATTATATTATGATAGAACAAAGTCTATTACTGTAAGTAAAGATCATTTGTTTTTAATAAATATCTCTAAACTACCTTTTAAAGCTAAGAGAGAAATTAGAAAATTAAAAGGTGAAATACCCAGAAGAGAAAATATCTATGTTGAACCTTTAAACTATTTTAGTGATGAAGAATTAGCAATTATAGATAAATGGCTTTATACTGGTGAATGCAAATATGCAATTGAAGAATTATCTGAAAAATTCTTTGAGTGTTATAGTATTCATTTACCATCTTTAGAAAAACAATTCTTTGTAAAGAGAGAAACTCTTGAAACTGATCCTATTAAAAAAAATAAAAATCATTATTGGTTGAAAGCTGAACATGTAGCAACTTTAATGGACAAATATAGAGTTAGAGTAGATGAATTTTTCAATTATGAATATGTTGGTAAACTACCATGCTTTTGTGTTTCTACAGATAGTGGAAAGTATGAACTAAATGGTTTAATTCATCATAACTCAGTTACAATCTTTAGCATAGTTCATCACTCAATACAACACAATAATGCTTGTAAAATATGTATTTGTGATATTAAACGAGTAGACTTTGAACAATATAAAAATATCAATGGTGTACTGGCAGTAGGAAACACCGTAGAAGAATGTTGTGAGATACTTAGAATTTGTAGAGTTATTATGTATCGAAGAAATGAAGAAATGCAGAAAATGGGCTTTACAAACTTAAAGAAATATAAACCTAAAGATAAAACTGACAAAGTATGGATAACTGGTAGAGAGTACAATGAAAATGAAAAAATCAAAGTCAGAATAGACGGTGAAGAAAAGCTAATGACAGCTAAAGAAGTCTACGAACTTACAAGGAGTTAAAAATGGAGAAAAATACAACTTTAAATGACAGTGAGTACAAGTTTATTGAAAAGTATGAACTTTTTGAAATATATCAAGAGCTTGAAAATGATAAACCTGTCTATAATAGCTGGCTTATTCATTATAAAGGAATGAAAGACATTATAATTTATCCATATAATGAAATCACACTTGACTTATTAAAAGAACACTTAGATAATAAGATGAAAGCAAATAGATTTGATTTTACTTGTTTTCAAGGAGATGAATTTCTTGTACACAGTGGTGGTAATCTACAAATTTAGAGAAGATAAGTATGCAATTAAATATCAATAAGAAAACAAACAACGATAGCATTGAGCAATTTAGAAAAAAAGAGTGCAGTATAGAAGAATTACTAATATTCTGCTCTTCTTATAATTGCTCTGATTTATTTATAAAAGAATATGACAGACCATATATTTCAAGATATGGTAAAATACAGCAAATACCTTGCTTACCTATATCTAGAGATATATTTATGACATTTTATGACTTGTATGTAAAAGAAGAAATGAATGCATTCTATGTAAGAAATAAAATGCTAGATACATCAGTAGAAGTAAGAATACCAGAAAATAATGAAAATTTTGGTAAATACTCTACTAACTATTTTAGATATAGAGCAAACTTTGGTTTTAGCGAAGGTAAGCGAATTATCACATTCAGAATGATAAGACCAGAGCCACCAATGTTTGAAAATATTAACTATCCTAAACAAGTAGAAATGGCTCTAAAAGACGGACTTTCACAATCTAGTGGTTTAACTCTTATGAGCGCGGCAACTGGCTCCGGTAAGACTACTACTATAGCATCAGCTATAAACAGCTTTACAAAATCAGGTGAGATACTAGATAATAAAGTTATGATAACTTTAGAAGAACCTATTGAGTATGTTTACAACTCTACAGAGTCTTTTAAAATTAATCAAAAAGAAATGGGCAAAGACTTTATAGATTATCCAAAATCTCTAAAAAGTGCTATGAGAGAGCATCCTAATATTATCTTTGTAGGAGAAATTAGAGACCGAGAAACTGTAAATGCTTGTATAGAAGCTAGTAAAACTGGACATACTACTATTTCTACATTCCACGCTGAAACTGTAGCTGCTTGTGTAGCAAGATTGATGTTCCATTTAGAAAACAGTAAAGATTTAGCTTATGATTTAATTTTAAATACAAACATTATTATTTCACAAAGGTTAATACCGAGTGATGATAAATATATTGTAGATACTCAGTACTTATTATTTACTGATGAAATTAGAAAATATTTATTAAAAGTTGTAGATGAAGAAATGAGTTTACAAGCTGCAATAATGAAGTTGTTTGACAATGAAGAGCTAAAAGAAAAAGGAATTTTAAAAGACTGGAGTTATTCAAAGAGTCATGTTTAAATGTAAACTATGTGGAAGAGAATTTGTTAAATTAAAAGGACTTGCTAGACATATTATTGCTGTGCATGATATTTCTCCTCAAGAATATTATGACATATACATGAAACAAGATGAAGAGGGCATTTGTAAGAATTGTGGTAAAACTACTTACTTTCAAAATTTTACTTTAGGATATTCTGAGTTTTGTAATAAAGCTTGTAAGTGTGAGTTCAAATATGGAAAAGGAATTACACACCCAATGAAGTCTAAAGAAGTTCAAGCTAAATTAGAAGCTACAGTCGAAAAGAGATATGGATCTAAAAATATTAGATCTTCTGAGTATTTCAAAAATAAAATGAAAGAACATTTTCAAAACAAGTATGGCACAGATAACCCTCTTCAAGCTGAAGAAGTAAAAGAGAAAATCAAGCAGACAAATTTAGACAAGTATGGTGCTGAAAATGTGTTTGCTTCTGACTATGGTAAAAATAAGATTAAAGAAACAATGCTTGATAAGTATGGAGTAGAACATGCATTACAAGATAAGAAATTATTAGATAAAGCACAATCTACTACACTTGATAGGTTTGGTACTCTTCATGCAGCACAAAATGACAAGATTAAAGAAAAAATGAAGAGTACGAAAATTAAGAACGATGAAATATTTTGTAAGGAAAATAATTGTACAAGTATTCAAGATCTTAATTTAAAGTATCCTAGACTTTCAGTACAAGAAGGAAACATTGAAACAACTTATGCTAGAAGATTTATTTATGTTAACAATAATGATATCGATAATTTGTTAAAAATTGATAAACGCTTACAGGAAGAAGAAAATCAATATAATTCAATATTTGAAAAAGAAATTTCAAATTGGTTAGTAAATGACTTAAAAATAGAAGATTTACAGATTAATACTAGAAAAGTGATTTATCCTTTTGAAATTGACTTTTATATTCCTGATAAGCAATTGGCTTTAGAGTTTAATGGAGATTATTGGCACTCTACAAATTCAGGTAAGAAGTTTGATTATCATCTGAATAAAACTCAACTCTGTCAAGAGAAAGGCATTCAACTAATTCATATCTTTGAGTATGAATGGAAGTTTAAGAAAGACATTTATAAATCTATAATCTCTTCTGCTCTAGGAATTTATGAGAGTAGAATTTATGCTAGACAATGTGAAGTAAGAGAAGTGACATCAAAAGAGGCTAAAGAATTCTTAGAAAATAATCATCTTCAAGGCTATGTACCCAGCGCTTATAGACTTGGTTTGTACTACAACAATAAATTAGTTCAATTATTATGCTTTGAACAAAATAGATTTAAGAAGAATGAAATTGAATTGCTTAGATTTTGTACTAAGTTAAATACACAAGTCATTGGCGGTTTTTCTAAACTTCTTAAGCATCAAAAGTACAATAATTTTATTAGTTATGTAGACTTAAGTAAATTCAATGCTAGTGGTTACTTGAAAAATGGTTTTAAGATAATTGGTCAAAGTGGACCTAACTATAAATATATTCAAGGAGAAAATGTTTTAAATAGAATTGCTGCACAAAAGCATAAATTACCAAAATTACTTGGAGATAACTTTGATAAAAGTAAAACAGAAACTCAGAATATGATAGATAATGGTTGGCTCCAAATTTATGATTGTGGTAATTTAAAATTAGAATTTTGTAAAGGAGAAAAATAATGAAGTGTAATTTTAAAGATCATCTATATTCAGGAACAAGTTTTAGAGGTATTTTAACTGTTGAAGATCTAATTGAATGTAGTAATATTGTAGAAAGACAAAATACGATTAATTGTCATGTTGACCGTGATAAACTTTATAATCTTTTTGAGAAAAGAAGTTCAAGTGATTCATTATATAAAGACTTTGACCATTTTGTTAATTTTGTCTTTGATGAACCTATCGTTGTAGAAAATACTTATTTTAATCGTGAAACAAGCAAGTTTGAAATGCAAGAAGTCAGGTTCATGCTCGAATCTGAATAAGTTACTTGTATACTTTATAATCAATATATGATAAAATATATTTAACTAAAAAAATAAGAGAGATGGAAATTATTATGAGAGAAACAATATTTAGTAATAGTAATTTTATATTTTTTAAGTATAGTGGCATTGGTGTAAATGACACACCTTTTGAGTCATTAAGCGTTGCATCAATTGGAGATGCTGATAAGTATGTTATAGAAGTAAGACTTAATGCTGATATACAAGCTTTTACTGGTAAACCTGTACAGTATAAGTATCATGATGCTGTTGTTAGTTATGGATTACAATCTAGACAGTATACACTAGATGACACTAAAAATTTCATAAATATTTTACAAGATGCTGTTGAATTTGCAGAAAGAATTAATCAATGGCTTAGTGAAAATCTAAAATGGTCAGAAAGGTAATAATCAATGCTAAAAATTACTATTTCAATGTATGGAACAAAAAAAAGAAGACTTAACAGAAGATAAAGCTAGAATAGCATTCAATTTGCATATGAATTCTGTTGGATTTAGAGGTTTGGCTCATTCTACATTTGATGCTTGGGCTGAAGGGTACTGTACTATTCGTGGAGCTGATAGTACTGTTTGGATTAATGGCAATATCGAAGTTGCTAAGAGAAAGCTGTCAGATAACACTAAAAAGTTAGTGAATGTGTACATGGAAGAGATATTAGATCGCTATGCTGATTGTCTTAAAGATTGTCTCATTGTATTAGAAGTTGAAGATGATACTGGTAGGCACTACTATATCAGTAATGAATAGAAGTTAACTCAGTGTACACTAGATGTACATGATAGTTTTGTTATATATTACTATTAAAAGACGCTGAATTTTTACTAGAGTACATTCTAAGTACACTGAGATGTGTCTGAGATATACAGTATACTTAAAACATGAAGGAGAACAATAATTAAAATAATGGATATTCAACTAAAAGATGAAACAATCTTAGATATTCATACTGATTTTCAGTGTGATGTTAGTTCTAATGAATATAGTTATACTTTTGGATATGGTGACTCTTATACAAGCATGATTGATATTTCATTTTACGATTCTGATATACATGCAAGATTTGAATCATCTCATCAAGATGGTTTGGATTATGGAACAATCTTGAAGTTCTTTGCTAATTTAGATTTTCAAGAACTTACAATAAAAGAATTTACTGAAAAATTTATAAAAGTAATAGAAGAAGCTGTGTCGCATGTATCAGACTTAGAAATGCGTATTTCATTTAAAGGTGAACTTTCAAAGATATTCGATGATATAAAGATAATTAATACTTGGTAAGTGAAAGTAGAGTTGTATGCTAATAGATATATAATCAAGGAGAAAAGTTATATCAGTGTTGTGATACTTATAAACCGGTTGAAAATCCAAGTGAATGGCTGTCTTGTCCAGAATGTGGATTAAAACCTCTTGTTTGGACATTTGACAATGGTCGCTATACTGCTTGTGGTTGTGGTGAGAACGATTATGAACATTTTTCAATTAGAGCTGAATCTATTTGCTCGTACTTAGATAGACGTGATACTTATAAGCATGAAAAGTATGGTGACTACTTGCCTGATGAGTATAACAATGAGTTAAGAGACAATTGGAATACCTACTGTGAAACAGGAGATACTGAAGTTTTCAATAGAAAGAGAGCTAAAATTCTTGAAGAACAAGGAATTAAAATTTGGTAAAGGAGACACAAGCATAATAAATGCAAGATAAGATACTAGATATATTAGAAAATATCTGTAGTGATGAAATTGTCAAAGAGAACTTAGATATTAATCTACTAGAAGAAGATCTAATTGACTCTTTAGACTACGTCACTTTGCTCTTAGATATTCAAGATGAATTTGGAGTTGTTTTGTCACCTTCTGAATTTACAAGAGAAGAAATGGATACTCCGAATAAGATAATTGAAACACTATCAAAGAGACTTAAGTAATAAATATTGTAAAGGATGGAATATTATTTATGAAGAATAAATCGGTTTACAACAGAAAAATGTTAAGCAAGAAAAAAGAGTTCATAAAAAGAGCTCTAAATGGTTCAACATTCTTAAATAATCAGAAAACAAAAGTACCAATAGACATTGAATTTACTTGTACAGATATAAAATCAAATGAGTATAAAATTGAAAGTTATTCTTGTACTAGTGACTTGAGCAATGAAATTAGAAAAGACTTAGTAAATTCTGGTTTTAATCATGTACAAGTGCATAAACTTAGATTTGACTACAAATATATGCTTGAATTTTTTGTAATTGGTACTAAGTATTCTTTTGAATTTGCTGGAAAATATACTAAAAGACATGTTGATTTTATAGTAGTAGATAAATTAGATTTTGAGAAAAATGAGAGTTATACAAAGAAAGAAATGATTGAAATTCTATGTAGAGAAAACTTTTATAATTTATTCTCTTATCTACCAAAAGTTGTAAAAGAAAACGATAATCCAAAATTAGAAGAGTATAAAAAGCTACAACAGAGATACTTTGATGAGTCTAAGATGTATGATAAAACTGATCAGTATCCAGAAAGAACTAGACTTAAGAATACTTTACATAAAATTGCTAGAAATTTTTCTAGCATAGAAGATTATTATGATAATGAAGAACTAGTTAAATTAGATTCAGAATTATCAGCAACAAAAGATTTATTCATGAGTAAGTCAGAGTATATTTGGTAATACAGCTTTTACTCCAGATACCACTCAGAGTTACTAGAGTGTACACAGAGATACTTTGAGTCGCTTTTAATATAAATATATATAACTAAATGCAAAAGTTTACTGGAGTACATCTAGTGTACATTGAATTATATTTATGAAGGAGATAGTATATTGGAAATGGAAACACTTTTTGCACATGAAGGTACATTCTTTGATATAAATCTAGCAGTTTATAGATACTTTGATGACTACGATGGTACGTACTGCTTAGAGCTTTCAACAATACAAGAAGATTCATACAATATTTCAGAATTTGGTACTTATGTATTTTCAATTGAACAAGAAAGAGATGAATTTGAAAAAGAAATGCTAAGTAAATTAAAAAGAATAATTATGCTTGATAATGAACTTGAGGATATGCTTTGTCAATAAGAAATTATATTATTGAAAGGAATGATTAAAAATGAAAATTGCACTATATCAAGATAACTACTACAAACTACCGTCTCATTTTAAGTATGACAAGGACATCAGAAGTTTACAAGCAAGAAAGATATTTGCAGAAGTATTAAAGAAAATCTTTGTAAAGAGTTAGAAACACAAAATCGTTGTTTTGAATTTAGTACAATCGAAGAACTTGAAGAGAAACTATCAAAACTACCGTATAGTAAAAAGATTAAGAGTATTCTGAAGCTAAAGAGATTTAGAGTTAAGAATTTCATACTTGAGGATTTTACAAAAACATTTGTAGTAAATACTGATAATGAATTTGAAGTTGTAAGATATCATATTGATTGTAATCTTGTAATTGAAGAAAAAAGACTTTCAAGCGAAGAAAGACTAAAAATTAAACTGAAAAGAGAACAGCAAAATAATAAAGTTCTAGAAAAAGCAAAAGAACATCTATATGATATTCTTAATAATGCTGATAGAATTGAAATTAAACTAGATAGAAGAAAAGACTTTGATGTTATCTTTACAAATAGACGCGGTGGAGACAACTACATACACAACAATGCATCAAATTTCATATTAATAGATAAAAAATATAGTAAATTCTATGTATATACTAGATGCAATGGGTTCACTGAAATTAAAGATCTAAAAGCAACAAAGAGAATTTTTGCACAGAAGCCAATAGATATAAAAGAATTCTCAGATGAAGATTTAAAACAACTTACAAAATATGTTGAAAAAATATACAAAATGAGAGCCATTTAATATGGCTTTTTTTAAAGAGGATAGAATAGAAGGAGATTTCATGACAGTACATTGCAAGATTTGTAATGTTGAACTAGCATCTAATAGAAGTATTGGATCGCATTTAAGACATAATCATCCTGAGTGGAATATTAAAAAATACTATGATATTTTTTATAGAAAAGAAAAAGAAGGTATTTGTCCTGTTTGTGGTAAAGAAACTTCTTTCATATCTTTTCGAGATGGCTACTTTGGTCATTGTAGTACAAAATGTATGACCAATGATCCAGAAATTCAGAGAAAGATGCAAAATACTTGTCTTGAGAGATATGGTGAGACTCATGTTTCAAAAGTTGATGAATTTAAAGAAAAGATAAAAGAAACAAATTTAGAAAGATATGGTGCTCCTCAAGTTTTTCAATCAAAAGAGATACAAGAAAAAATCAAAAATACAATGATTGAAAGATATGGAGTAGAACACCAATCAAGAAGTAAAGAAGTACAAGAAAAAAGAAAACGAACATGTAGAGAAAAATATGGTACTGAGCATCCAATGCAATCTGAAGAAATTAAAACTAAGACTAGAGAAACTACAATTGACAGGCATGGTGGAATTGGTTATCAATCAGATGAAATTTATGAAAAAATAAAAAAGACAAATTTAGAAAGATATGGCTCAGAGTATCCAGTACAAAATGAAGATATTAAAAAGAAGATTGAAGAAACAAATCTTAAAAATTTAGGTGCAAAGTCTCCATTTGGTTCTGATAAAGTCAAAGAAAAGATGAGAAATACTTTTAGAAAAAAGTATGGAGTTGATAACCCTTGGAGATCTAAAAAGATTCAAGATAAGATTAAAAAGACTAATTTAGCTAAATATGGAGTGGACAATCCATGTAAAGCTAAAGAAGTCAAAGAGAAACTAAAGAAAACGTTCTTAAATAAATACGGTGTAGACCATCAAATGAAAGTCAAAGAAATACAAGAAAAAGCAAGACAAACTAAGATCAAAAATATTAAAGAATACGTTGAAAAGAATGATTATTCAATTGTTAAAGACTTAGATATTTTATATACACTTAGAATATTTGATCTTTTAAATATCAAAACTGAAATGTATCAAGGTCTCCTGTTAATTAAAAATTCTGATATTAATATGGAAAAATTTAAAGAGCTTGATGAAAAATTCAAAAGAGATACAAGAGAGTATAATTCAAAGTATGAAGTAGAAATTCATGAGTGGTTAAAATCGGTGTACTCTGGTGAAATATTAGTTAATAAGTATGGAATAATTAAAGATGATACTAAAAAGCAACTTGACTTTTATATTCCAGATAAAAATCTTGCAATTGAATTTAATGGAGATTTTACACATTCTACTAGTTTTGGTAAAGACAAAGATTATCATTTAAATAAGACACAACTTTGTCAAGAAAAAGGAATTAGACTAATACATATTTTTGAACATGAATGGAATACAAAAAGAGATATAGTTAAGTCAGTTGTACATTCTGCTCTAGGTATTTACGAAAACAAAATTTATGCTAGAAATTGTGAAATTAAAGACATAGATTCTAAAGAGGCTAAAGAATTTTTAGAGAAAAATCATTTACAAGGCTCAATTAATTCTAGTTATAGAATTGGCTTGTATTTCAACAGTGAACTTGTACAACTTTTGTGTTTTGGTAAGAACAGATTTAAAAAGAATGAAGTTGAGTTATTACGATTTTGTACTAAATTAAACACTCAAGTCATAGGTGGCTTTTCTAAGCTACTAAGTCACCAACCCTATGATACATTTATTAGCTATGTAGATTTAAGTAAGTTCACAGCAGAAGGTTATTTAAAAAATAGTTTTGAAATTATTAGTCAAAGTGAGCCTAACTATAAGTACATCAAAGGTGAAAAAATATTGAATCGAATAAATGCACAGAAGCACAAACTACCAAAACTATTAGGCAATGATTTTGATGTTAAAAAGACAGAAAGTCAAAACATGATTGATGCTGGTTGGTGGAAAATATACGATTGTGGTAACTTAAAGGTGAAGTATGAAAATAGAAGTATGCTTAAATAATGAAGATTGGTTAGAAGTAAATGAGTATAGTGTAGATTACGTCTATATTGATGCAATGCCACAACTTCTTGTGATAATTGACGAGGTGAAGGAGTTAACAGAGCCATCAGGCATTAAAACAACACAAGGCAAAGAAGAAGATGCTATGAAAGGTGAAATAATGTACATCATTGGTTCGTTGGCACAGCTCAGTAGATCTGCTAACATTGCTACTGTAGTGTCATCTCAAAAAATGCTAGCTACTACACTACCTACAACTACTAGAGATAATATTCCACTGAAAGTGGGAGTAGGGCCAATGGATTCGGGTATGTCAATGACAGGGTTCGACTCTACAATGGGTACAACGATTGATAACCACCCTGGAGCAGGGCTCATTAAGTTGGGTTCTGACTACACACCAGTGCAATATTACTATGGAGAATTTGCATGGTTACAAGATTACTTTAAGAAGCGTGGTTTAGATGAAAAAGGATTTAGTATCTCTGATGATAATAGAGTACTAAAAGTACCAGATAAATTAGAAGGCACAATTGACTTAGAAAATAAAGATGATAAGTTTGAATTTGAATTTGAAAAAGAAAAGGTAAAGATAGATAAGAATAAAGAACAGAAGTTTATTGAGATTTAGAGTTTTACTTTCTTTTCTATTTATAATATAATTAAATTCGTAAAAATATATTTTTTTAGGAGATTGTTAAATGAAATGTAAGATTTGTGGATATTCTTCTGATTCAGCAAATATGTCTAAGCATCTTAGAAAAAGTCATAATTTAGAAGTACAAGAGTATTATGATGCATATATTGCTAAAGAGAATGAAAGTCTTTGTAAAATTTGTAAGAAACCTACTAAATTTTTAGGCTTATCTCGAGGCTATAGAGACTGCTGTTGTGCTGATTGTACCAGAGAACTTAATACTGGATATAGAAATAGCTTTCAGAATCCTAAAGTTATTCAGAAAATTAAAGATACAAAAGCTGCTAAACTTAAAGAGAATCCTGATTATTTAAATGAAATTGATAGAAGACGTAAAGCTACTAATTTAGAAAAATATGGTGCTGAGAATGTATTCGCATCTGAGTATGGTAAAGAAAAAATCAAACAGACTAATTTGGATAAGTATGGCGTCGAGCACAACATGCAATCAGAAGAAGTTAAGAATAAAGTTAGAAATACTTTTGAAAAGAAGTATGGTGGTATTGGTTGGGCTTCTAATGAGATTAAAGAAAAAGCTGAAAAGACTAACATAGAGAAGTATGGTTGTGCAAATCCTCTCGGCAATCGTAAGGTCATTGAAAAAGTAAAAGACATTAGAGATCAAAGAATTCAAAAGATTCTTAAAGAGAATGATTGCTCCATTTTGTCAAAATTAGGAATTAAATATGCTAGAGAAGTCTTAGAGCAATCAAATGTACAACCTGTTTCTTTAAGTAAAAATTATGGATTTATATTTGTGAAAAATTCAGATATACCTCTTCTTAAAGAAATAGATAGTCAATTTAGAGATAAAGAAAAAATCTATAATTCTAGATATGAGAGAGAAATTCATGAGTGGTTACAATCTATCTATTCTGGTGAAATTCAAGTCAACACTAGAAGAATTATAACTCCTCTAGAGCTTGATTTTTACATGCCTGAAAAGAGAGTTGCTTTAGAATTTAATAGAGACTATTTGCATTCTTCTGCTGCTGGTATTGATAGTAATTATCATCTCAATAAAACTCTTGCTTGTACTGAAAATGATACTAGACTTATACATATTTTTGAATATGAATGGAGACTAAAACAAGATATTATCAAGTCTATTATTTCTTCTGCTCTTGGTATTTATGAAAATAGAATATATGCTAGAAATTGTGAAATTAGAGAAGTCAATGCTAAAGATGCAAGATTATTCTTAGAAGAAAATCATTTACAAGGCTTTGTACCATCAAATTATAGAATTGGTTTGTATTACAAGGACAGCTTAGTTCAGCTTTTATGCTTTGGACAAAATAGATTTAAGAAAAATGAAATTGAACTTCTGAGAATGTGTACTAAACTAAATTATCAGGTTATTGGTGGATTTTCTAAGCTGCTCAAGCATCAGCCTTATGATAATTTTGTGAGTTACGTAGATTTAAGTAAGTATACAGGTGGAGGTTATTTCAATAATGGTTTTGAACTAATTAGCAAAAGTAAGCCAAGTTATAAGTATATTTATGGAGACACTGTTTTAAATAGGATTGCAGCACAAAAATATAAGTTGCCAGAACTACTTGGAGATAAGTTCGATCCTACTAAGACTGAAAGTCAAAATATGATGGATAATGATTACTGGCAAGTATTTGATCGTGGTAATTTAAAGTTGAAATATACTAGATAGTATTGTATACTAAAACAAATTACTATATTACTTTTGTTACTTTGAACAAAGAAAGGAGTCTTATGAAGTATGATCGCAAGTATTTAGATGAGTCTGTACAAGAAGAAGCTCTAAAACTATTCAGAAGAACTTACCCACCAGAATTTAAGTCCGAAGTTATTGGTGCTTCTGATGATAAACAAGATATAATCATTAGATGCTTATTTCCTGATGGTGTATACTATTTTAAAGTAAATTTAGATTTAAACTCTGTATCAGATGGATACTATTCTCTGAGCATGTAGTTATTGAATTTAGTACTATAGAACATTATCATTGAAATTAAAAAGGAGATATACATGTACGGAGTTGAATATTTAGATGAATCAGTAATTGATGAAGCTAAGAAATTATTTAGAAGATGCTATTCAGATCATGATTGCTATGTTGTTGGTGTTACTAATGACAGAAAAAATATCATTGTAGAGAGTATATTTCCAGATGATGGTCCATTCTACTTTAAAATTGATTTGGAGCTAAATTCTGTCTCTCAATCATTTAATAGTATCATGGAATTAGAAAAATCTATCATCTAGGAAGTCATATTTATCTCTGATAGAAGTGCACTTTCTATTAAAATTGTAAAAGACAAACAAAGCACTACTATCAGTTTATAATAGATCACCACTATTAAATAATTCAAATAAAAAAGGAGATATACATTGAAAAAGTTAAAACTTTCTATTATTACAGGAGTATTACTACTCTTTTCAGTAGTACCATCATTTGCTGGTACACCAAGTATAATTCGTCCTGAGAGTGATATTCCAAATCTTACAGGTGGAGTACCTCTAAAGGACATTTCAACAGTAGATCCAACATTGACTCAGCAAACACAGCTAAATAACAAGATGGATGACTCGAGTCATTTACCAAAGTTTATTGTAAGTGATCCGCATGGAACTCTTGAAAAGGCACCTAGTAATGCCGTAAATGGTGCTTGGAGAACTAGATTTACTAATAAGACTTATGTATATAATGATGACTCAACATACATTTTAGTTAAGAACTATTTCAAGTTCAAAGGTAAGTGGTATGACAAGAAGATTATTCTAAGACAGATTAATAATCAGTTTGGATTCTATTTTAGTAAAAATGAAGTTTCATTCTCCAGTGATATATTGAGTTCTTCAGGCTCTAATTGGGGAGAAGCAAAGGTTGATACTCAGATATTAGATCAAGATGGTAATAAAGCTAGGATGCCTGGTCTGATGATTGGTATTGATGATATTGACTTTGTTAATTTTCCTAGAGAAGCATTTAGAATTGAAAACTTTGTAGCAAATGTTAATAACACATTTGTACATCACTTAAGTTCATATATGATATTACATGGCAATACTGTTTATGGTACTGAAGATTCTGATGATTATAGACCAGTATTCTTTGCACAGACTGGTATTGAGAATGGTGAGTTAAAGAATATGTGGTATGGAACCCCTAGAGGTGCATACTCAGGTTGCTTCATTAGCTCTGGACTACATTTAAGAACTACAAATGTACATTATCGTGCTGATAGTAATGGAGAAATTCAAGGTACAAAAGATGTAGTTACATTCATAGGCGATAATGCTTCACTAGCTGAAACTACTACAAAAGCAAATAAGAACTATAAGTTCACTAATTGGACTTGTGATAGAGACCTTATTCTGAATGATGGAACTGTTATTACTGCTGGTACAGCAATGACTTCTGAGCAAGTTGAAAAATCAGCTATTACACAAGAGACAACATTTACAGCTCACTTTGAAAAGACTACAGGTAGCTTAAAAGTTGTAAAGACAAATTAATGAGGAATATTGATGCAAGATAAGAAACATATATATATATACTAGTAGCAATTACAGTATTTATTACTTCTAGTCTAGTTGTTTTCGGAGCTGCCGCAGACAGGATACTACCAATTCCAAATGTACATTTTACTACAGAGGAATGGTACATCGATGCTAATTCACACTTATATAGAAATAAAGATGTTAAAGATCTTAGAGACATTGTATCTATTACTACTGATGCAAGTAAAGGTGTGAAGACTACTGATGGTGCTGTCTGGGGAGCTCCATATGATGGTGGTGGAAGTAGACGTGAAAAGTACATTTACGTAGATGCTGCTAATAAGTCATCTAATTTATATGGCTCAAATTTCTATGCTGAGAATGCTTATACACTTAAGTTTTCAAAAATGTTCTTAGATAGAAGTTCAGGTAGATATGTAGATTTAATTGTTAAAGGTGATAAGATTAATCTAAGTGCTGTAGGATATCAGCCATTTACTCAGCAAAGTTCACCTATAATTTCAGTAGGTGATAGAGAGATATTCTTTAATGGTGTTTCAGCTAGGCATACTGGTGAAATTACTATGGAGCTTAGATATAATGACTCTGGTAGTCTTTATGATAAAGATACTATGATGAGATTTTGTGATTTAGATACACATGGAGAGCAAGTTAAGATGAATTCTGGATTTGATGGTAATTACTATGTTCCTGGAATTTCTAGTTCAGATTGGAGACTTAAAGCTACAACTGATGGATATATAGGAAATAGTACAGAATTACCAGATGATGATACATTTAAAACTGGTTTTGCTTTCTATGTACATAACGGTAAAATAACATTTGATGCTCAAGCTGAATCAGCTGGTTTTGAAATTGGTGCAAATGGTATTGAAAACAAATTAGGATCATTGAAGATTATTAAGACTGCGAGAACAGAATAATGCAAGGAGATTTATGAAATTATTTAAAGGAATACTTATTTCAGTAATGGCTGTAGCAATGCTTATTCCATCATTTTCATTTGCTGATGATGGACCATTCATTAAAGACTTATCAAAGTTGAGAGCTAAACCTTATGAATGGCAATTTTATGACGAGAATGGTAAAGCTATTGATAAAAGAGTAATTCTTGCTGATATAAAAATGAAAGCTCTTAGTGCTAGACATGTGGAAACACATGGAGTTAAAATGCCAGATGGTAAAGAGTTTGTCAAAGATTACTTTAATGATCTTGATAATAAGATAAAAGATGAGAAAATTAGAATTGGCAACCATGAGTTATTTGAAAACACTATTTGTGCTATCAAAAATCAAGATGCTAAATATACTGACAAAGAAGTTTTTAAAAAGGTATACTTAAAAGAGCTTGGGCTAGAAGATAAGGTTGAGTTTACTGATGGTTGGTACTCAAAAGAAATTCTATATATCTGTGCTTTACCAGGATCAGAAATTGAAGTAACAAATCTCTATACTGGTGGTAAAATAAGAGATGGTTCATTTAAGCTAAAAGTTAATGAAGACTGCTCTCTTTCACCTGTTGATAATACAACACAAGTTGATGGAGATACAGTAAAGATGTTCTTAGGTAAAAAGCCAGCAGAGGCAGATAAGCCTGTTGACAAACCAAACATTGATAAACCAGATGCAAATAAGCCTTCAGACAAACCAAATGTTGATAAGCCATCTGATAAGCCAAGTGTAGACAAGCCAAGTACAGATAAACCATCTGTAGATAGTAATAAGCCAGTAGACAAGGTTGATGTAAATAAGCCTGCAGTAAGTAATACTGATAATGCACTCGATGTAAGTAATGCAAATGCTGAATCTAATAGACCTACTATAGCTAATAAAAACTCAAATGTTCCAAAGACATCTGATAGTTCAAATATTATACTATACTCTGTGCTTTTACTTAGTGCTATTACTGCAACTGGTATTATATTAAAGAGAAGATTTAGAACAGAATAAGAATTTATTGGAGAGAAGTTGAAATAAGACTTCTCTCTTCCTTTTCTTATTTCAAAAAGTAGTAAGTATTTGAATTTAGGAAGAAAACTTATCTTCTTAGAAGTTTGAAGGTTTCACAAGAAGTTTATAATTTACAGGTGTTTTAACTATGTACAAGAAAAAGATACTAAAAGCTACATTATTAGTAATGTTATTCTTTTCTTTTATGGTTGGTGGATATGCTACCTTAGGAAAAGTAACACCATTGCTTGGTAATGTAAATTATGTTTGGAGAGATGCATCTACTGATATAGATGATATCGGTGATAAAAATAATTCTCCAATATCAGATGATTACTCTAAAGTTGGATTTGACATCATGTTTGGTAACACTAGAGAAATGGTTACTTATACTGGTGAGATACCAAGTGCTTTAGGTAATACTGAAGGCTTTGAGAGAATACCATTTATTGAAGGTTCTCCAAACACAAAAGATTATTTTGGAGTAGATATTCCAGATGATGCTAAACTAGAAGATATTGAAAAACTAGGACAAGGACAAACTCCAAAATCATTAAGAATATATGCTTTAGAAAATTCACAAGCATCATTTAATTTAAAGAAATCAATAAAACAGGGAGCATATTCCTTGACAAAAGGAACCGCAAAATTAGCAGGAAAAGGTATACAACTTTTAGTAATGGCTAAAAATATAGAGATGAAGTCTATACTAGATGCATTACAGTTAAATAAAGTTGTAAAAGTCTTTAATACTGTTTTTTTATATAAAGATGGTAAGCCATCAATATTTTTAATATTTGCTCTAGTATCATTTATATTCTTAGTTGTTGGTACTGCATTATCATTTGCTAGAGGTGGTACAAAGAAGAATTCACTATCAAACTTAGTTTTAGTACTAGTATGTGGATTCATGGTTACTGGAATGGCTTTATCAGGTAGATCTGAATCTTTAGCTACTTCATTTTCTAATTTAGCAAATTCATTAGTAACATCATCTACACATGATATGCTAGCTACTGATATGTGGGAGAGTAAAGATGGTAAATCAGTACCAAGCTCTGCTACAGTTGGATACAATGAAACTAGTTTGATTAATAAGCCAATTATCGACATGCAGATAGCTACTCAGTTTGGTGTTGACTCTATTGATGAGCTAAAAGTTGATAAACTCAAAATACCTAACAAAATTAATGGAGTAGATTTAAAGCAGTTTGACAATAATTTAGGTTACTACTTCTGGTTTGCAAATTCATCTTCACCAGTATTTAAGAATGGTGAAATTAATGTAGAGAGTTTTAAGAAAAATAATTACAGAACAGATTTAGCACCTGAGAGGTTATCAAATATGATGACTGCAATGCAAAAAGGATATAATGCTTCAGATGCTAAAGGAAAAGAAAACATTTTAAAGATGACTAATAGCTTGAGCAATCCTGCTATTGGTAATGGTGCTTTCTTATTCTTACTTATGACTGTAGAGTATATTATCTTAGTTCTAGCATTATGGAGACTAGCATTAAAAGCATTGCAATCGAAATTATTAGTTGCTGGAAGTACTATTCTACTACCTATTGCTGGTATATGTTTAATATCCGGTAGAAAGAAATTAGTAGATAAAGGTAAAATGTGTCTATTCATTGTAGTTTCATGTTCTATACAGATTGTAGTTCTTTCAATTGTATTTGACTTGATGCTATACTTAATAGGAATTGTAACAAAAGCAAATATTATGAATTTGATGCTTGGAGTTGCTTTATCATTGATGTTCTTTAAATTTGCTCCAGCGCTAAATGCTCAATTAAGTACTTTATTTACAAATATAAATAATGCAATATCTCCAGAGTTGAATCAAGCTATGAATGCTGTTAAGCAGAACTTAAAGAATAAAGTTAATGGGTTCAATCAATGGAATGCAAATAGAGAAGTTACTAGAAAAATTGCAGATGAGAATGGAAATATCATTACTGCTAAAGTTAAGAATGGTAAATCTGGACTTCTTGGTGCTGTAGGTTCTATGACTGAAAATGCATTAGAGAATCCACAGAATAGAAAGTCTACAAGAGCATTAGTAAGTGAACTTCGTTCTAATAAGCTTGCACAAGATCAGAAAGCTGCTGAAGAGTTCTCAAGAGCTAAAAGTAGATCTACAAAGTCTATGCTTAAGAATGCTGAAGAGTACAAAAAGCATAAAGAGAGAGAAATGTTTACTGGTGGTAAGCAAGACTTTAATAGTATCAAACAAGATGCTGTGTCTGACGAAATTAAAGAAAAGATGCAGAAGATTAAGTTTGATGAAGTTTCTGCTACAAATATGCAGTTACCTCAAGACTTACAAGAAAAGTATAATAAGTCTCTTACTGGTGAACATAAACTTACAGATGATGAAAAGATGCAGCTTGAGAAATTTACAAGAACTAAAGCTGAACTTGCTGATAAGATTAAGAAAGATAAAGACAAGATCGTTCAAGAGCTTAAAGATCAAATTCAGAATGATACTGATACTAGATTTAAAGCTGAACTTGAACAAGCATTAGTAAAAGAGAAAGAAATGCAGAATGCTCTATTACAATCTACTAAATCTAAGATTAAAGGAAAGAATTCTGATAGACTTAGAAAGAGTATTGCTGAGAGAGAAGCTCTTGCTGATAAGAAGTTAGAAGCATTAAAGTCTGGTAGTACAGATAATATCTCTTCAATGACTTTAACTGATGCTGAAAAGACTGATAGTTATCATAAACATGATGCTGAGACATTCTCTGATAAGACTAATAGGTTGATGATGTCAAAGAAAGACTTACAACAAGCATTAGAAGAAGAGAAGAAATCACAGCGAGTTATGTTTAAGAAAAAGAAGTAGGTATGAGAAATGAAGAATAGACTTAAAAAGAAGATTAATGGATTTAGCGGTAAGACACATTTTGCTTTATCACTAGTTATTATGGAGCTTTGTCTTATCGTTTCAATCTATCCACCTATTACTTCTAAGATAACAAGTAGTTTATTCTTGTTGATTGTATGTATTATTTCACTTTCTGGTGGAGCATTACTAGTAGATTTAGACAACGATGAATCTACTGCTAAGTATTCAAGTGGACTTCTTGGATTGATGATGACATTATTCATGAAGTCCACATCATCTATTGTTTGGAACGTATATCATTTTAAAGGTGATAGAAAGCCTCCAACACAGCATAGATACTTATGGCATGCACCAATAATAGGAATTAGTATGATACTACTATTCTACTTCGGCATTCCTACAGGTGACTATAATATTTTTACAAATATGCGAAATTCAGCTGATGGAATGGTTGGAGAATTTATAAAGAGTAATGCTATTTTAGTTTTATTTATTTTACTCATATTTTTAGCTATACTGGTAGGAAGTAATATGATTTATAGAAATCTATATAAAGTTGTATACTTACCAAAGATACTAAAATATATTCTACCAGTATTTTCATTAATATATGTATTTACTACTACTTATACAAATTTAAGAATAATTGGTGTTTGTCTAGGTCTTGGATATTTACTACATTGCTTAGAAGACATGTTCTGTGATAGTTCTATACCACTAATATTTCCAATACCTGCAGTATGGAAAAATAAAGTTTGGTGGAAACCTCATTTACCAATTACTGTTACAACTGGAAGTAAAGTAAATAGCATGATTGATATTATTTCAGGAGTATTAGCATTGATTTTATTCTTTGTGGTACTTGCTGTTCGTTAAAGGAGAATTAAGTGGATAAGAAAGAATTAATCAAGGAGATTGAAGCATCATCTCAAGAAAAGAAAAAGCAACTATATAAGAAAGAAACTACTTGGAACAAACGACTTTTGAGTGAAGAATATAATGACGTTGGTAGATATAACGGTCTTAAGATCATGTTTCTCAGATTTAAGTATGACTTTGCTAATTCAAGAGTAAAACTAATTACTTGTTTTGAGAGCAACACGTTTGAACATTTAGAAATAGATTTGTCTGATGATGCTCTAGAAGTAACAAATACAAAAATTAAAAAAGCAGTTGAAGACTTTAAGAAACTAATGCTTGACATCTATAAGCAAGATGAAAAAGTAAAAAGAATGGAAGAAACTGCTGATAATTTAAGTTTTCATGAATTCGATGAGTATGATGACAAAGTAGATATTACAAAGCTAGAAAAAGCTTTGAGTAGAATTGATTGTCCTAGAGAATTACATGAAGAAAGACCAGTAATAGACTTAGAAGAAAATAAAATATTTGTAAATGCTGCTAGTGCTTTAAGATTTGCTGGAATTGATTATAAGAATGGAAATCAAGTTTATAAAGCTTGTGAAAAAGATGAAGGTCAGTATAGAGGTAGATACTATGCATATGCAGACAAAGCAGATATTTTAAAGTGGATTGAAATATTAGAAGTAGTGGAAGAATAGAATTTTAATTTAGTACAAGGAGATTAAGTAAAGCGAATAAGTGCTTAGAATGTTTTACTTATGTATATGATTCGTTTATACTAGATACTTATATTGTAAAGTATAAAATTTTTGAGATTGATGATGGCAATGAATATGTGATCGTGATTATTAATAGTCTAAATGACAAAGAATGTCATCTAAAAGGCTATAAATCATATGATGCTGCTGTTGAAGATGTAACTAGAATTCATAACTTGGTTCAATGGCATACTAGAGAGTTAGCTGAAGATATCAATGCATAAGTAATAGAAATATTAATTTGAGAGGATGTGAAATTATGACAACGCAAATAGTACTACTGATTATCTTACAACTACTATTTGTATTTGTAGGAACATTAAAAACAATTTATACAGTAAAAGGAACACCAACATCTGCTGCAACAGTAAATACAATTTCAACAGTTATAGGTGCTCTTGGTACTAAAGTGTTTACTCAACAATCATTTTTTGCAATTATAGTGGTTATGGGACTTACAACATTTATTGGCTCATGGCTTACAAAGATGCTGGTTGATGTATGGATGAAGAAAGAAAAGCTGTGGACGATTGTAGCTGTCATTAAAAATGAAGATGCTAAAAATGTAGAAGAAGCATTGCTACAAAGATCTATACAATTTACATATACTAAGGCTCAGAATAGTAGGTCGATCTTTACAATATTTTCTTATACTAGAGCAGAATCTATTTTAGTTAAAGAGATTCTTGACAAGTATAGCATTCGATTTTCTATTCAAGAGTCATTTCAAGAATTTTAAGAGGTACTTTGATGAGAAGACAAGGTGTAATAAGAACTTTAGCAGATGGAGGTTGCTCTATGTGCTATGCTAGCGAAGAAAATGTCGGCAAACGTAGATGTAGACATGTACTTGATAGTGCTGAACTTAAAGTAGAAAAAGAGAAAGGTTCTATGTTTGTTAATATTGATGCTGAAATAGATGGTAGAGAAGAAAAGTTTAGTATTAAAGCTGAAGAGGCTAAAATAAAAGACTTTATTAGTAATTTATCAAATGGTCTATCTAAGAAACAAAAGGAGAAAATATTAGAAGATCTGAGAGGATAGAGTGAATGAGTAAAGGAATAAAGAACTATAGTTCTAAAGCTTTTTCAAAAACAAAAAGTGTATCATCTCGAATTAAACAATCAGACAAAGTAAATAACTCTAAAATTGCCACAAAATCAAAATTTTCCAAAAATATGCTAAATGCTCGAAAAAAGCAATTCAATACAGCATTAGAAGATATTAATAGAAGCGGTCTTAAAAATTATTCAAAACAGAAAGTCAATGCTAAATATCAATCTGCTAAAAGTAGTATTACAAATAAATATAGCAGTCAGATTAAACAAGGAAAGAGTAAAGCTAAAAAAGCTATTAAAATCATTACTAGCTTTTGGAAAGAACTCCTAATAGCATTAATTATGCTTCTAATAGCAGTAATAGTAATTCCACTTCTAATAGCTATTTTTGGATCTTTTGGTTCATCTCCACATTACTATTGTCCAGTAGAACCATCTGATGCTGAAAAGACATCTTCAGTCTATCAGCAATATTGTAGTAATACATCTCAAGGTGATGGTATAAGTACTGGAGAATTAGGCTATCCATTAGAAAAAACTTGTCCAATTACTTCTCCATACGGTCCAAGAAACTCTTTAACTAGAGGTATGTCTACTTTCCACAAAGGTCTAGACTACGGTGCTCCTGCAGGTACTAAAATACTAGCAGCTGATGGTGGTACTGTCGACATTGCTGGTGTCTATGGTGGCTACGGAAATTGTGTTAACATCAAGCATTCAGGTAAATTTGACGGTACTAGATATGGACACATGTCTAAGGTACTAGTTACTAAAGGCCAAACAGTCTCAAAAGGCGACGTAATCGGCTTAGTGGGAAGTACCGGGATATCTACAGGGAATCACCTTCATTTTGAGGTATATATTTCTGGTAAACCTGTAGATCCTGCACCATATGTAGCAAAGGAGGCTGGAAAATAATGAATAGAATTAAATGCAAGATTTGTGGTAGAGAATTTTCATTTGCTGGACTTTCAAATCATTTAAGCACAGCACATGATGTAAGTCAAAAAGAGTATTATGATAAATATCTTAAGAAAGATGGAGAAGGTCTTTGTAAGAATCGTGGAAAGCCTACAAAGTTCATAAAGCTTATGAAAGGTCATAGAGATTGTTGTTGTGCTGAATGTACTAACTTGATTAAGTATGGTTAACAAATATCATACATCAAGACCAGAAGTACAAGCTAAGATACAAAAGACAAATTTAGAGAGACATGGAGCCAAAACTCCTTTTGAATCTAAGAAAATTCAAGATGGAATTAAAGAGACAATGATAGAGAAGTATGGCTCTGTGACACCTTTTGGAAATGAAAAAGTTCAAGAGAAAGTTCATCAAACAAATATTGAAAGATTCGGTGCTAAGACACCTTTTGAATCTAAAGAAATTCAAGACAAAGTTAAGCAAACAATGACTGATAAGTATGGAGTTGATAATTCTTTTAAATCTGAAGAAGTAAGAAAGAAAATCAAAGAGACAAGTACACGAAATAAAGAAAATTTTGAAAAAGATCATGATTGTACATTGCTTAGAAAATTGAATATTGATAACATGTATAGAATTGTAAAGTACTTAGGTATTGAATTAATTAAAAAATATGATTGCTTCTTTATTAAAAATAGTGACATTAATCTTGATTTATTTCAAGAGCTCAACGATAAATTTAAGAAAGAGCAAAAGGTATATAATTCTAGATATGAAGTTGAACTACATGATTGGCTTAAGTCAATATACTCTGATACTATTTTTGTAAATAGAAGAAATTGTATTTATCCATTTGAACTTGACTTTTATATTCCTAAAAAATCTTTAGCTATAGAGTTTAATGGTAATTGGTGGCATTCTATTAATTCTGGAATAGATAAAAATTATCATCTAAACAAAACACTACTTTGTCAAGAAAAAGGAGTGCATCTAATTCACATATTCGAGTACGAGTGGAATTTGAAGAAAGATATTTGCAAGAGTATTATTTCCTCTGCGCTAGGAATTTACGAAAATAGAATATATGCTAGAGATTGCGAAATTAGAGAAGTGAGTTCAAAAGAAGCTAGAATATTCTTAGAAGAAAATCACTTACAAGGCTTTACTCCTTCAAACTACAGAATTGGTTTGTATTATAATGAAGAACTTGTGCAACTTTTATGCTTTGGCAAGAATAGATTTAAGAATAATGAAATAGAGTTATTGAGAATGTGTACTAAGCTAAATACACAAGTTGTAGGAGGCTTTTCTAAACTACTCAAGCATCAACCTTATGATTCTTTTACTTCTTACGTAGATTTGAGTAAATTTAGTGCTGAAGGATACTTGAGTAATAATTTTGAGATTATAGGTAGAAGCGGACTTAACTATAAGTACATTAAAGATGAAAGAGTTCTTAATAGATTAGCAGCACAAAAGCATAAATTATCAAAGTTGCTTGGAGATATGTTTGATGCTACTAAGACTGAGAGTCAAAATATGATGGATAACGAGTGGTGGCAAGTTTACGACTGTGGTAACTTAAAATTAAGTTATACTAGAAGTTAATTAGTGTACACTGGATGTACATAATAGCCTGGTTATATATTACCATTAAAAGATGCTGAAAATTAACTAGAGTACATTCTGAGTACATCTAGATATATTCTGAGATAAGAGAGGTATAAACAATGTTTAGATTTGCAAAAGACACAGCATATTCAAGTGTTCATGATATGCTTACACAGCAAACATATCCAACTATTGAATCTATAGAAAATACAGGATTTAAAATCATAGATGATCTGATAATTATACCTAAAAATACTCCATTTAAATATCTAGGAGACTATACTGGTAATATTCATCTTGAAGTATTTGATGAAGAACTTTTATTTTACAATGCTATTGAAGCTATCATAGATTAAAGGAGGACTAAATGCTAAAATTTGCAGAAGATATATATTATGGTAGTGCTAGTATTTTGCTTAGAGCTACAAATTCATTCAATAGCATAACAGATCTCAAAAATGCTGGTTTCATTGTAACTGATACTGAAGAGGTAGTAATTCCAAAAGGGACTTCTTTTAAAATTTTGAGTGACTATTATCAAGGATATACATTAGAAATATTTGGTGAAGCTATTGAATTCACTGCTGGAGAACCAATTACTGTTATATTAGAGTAAAGATGATATTCTAGAAGTCATATTTATCTATGCTGGTTTCAGCAATTTTGAGTAAGAGAGGTTTTTTAGATTGAAAAAGAAAGTAATACTAATTATTCTTGCGATTTTACTTGTTTTACTTGGAGTTCTTTATACTCTTCATAAGTATAATGTATTTCCATTTAATGAAAGACAAACTACAAGTGAAATTAAAGAGACTAAGAATAAAGATAAATTAAAGAAATCAGATATTAAAGATGAATCAAAGAAGAAAGTAAGTAAAAATGAGCTACCTGTTACATTCCCAGATGAAGAAAACTGGTTATCTAATGCAATGGCTCAGACTGATAATATTTATTCTTCTCAAGATATAACAGATGTCAAGCTATATAATGATGGTTATAACAATATAATTATTATCTATGTAAAGAAAAAACCAATTGACATGTTTATTATGACTTACGACAGTGATCATGATGAATTCTTTTATGATTGGAAATCTCCTCAAGATTTTAGTACTTACAAAGATGCTAAAGAAGTAGATATTGATACTCCGAAGATTTTAAGAATTTTACATAACGCTGTTAGAGAAGAACCACATTTTGATAAGATAGAAGCATACATGAGGTAACACTGTGGCAGATGAGAGAAAGAAGAAAAGTCTTGGACTACCTGGTGCTAGTAGAAGAGAAAGAAAAGTATTAAGAAAATACTTTGGTAGAGGATTCAATGGTAGATCATCAGGTGGTATGGGTAGAGAAATATGGAGTTTAGTAGGTTTTGTATCTTTAGTAGTTATTATAATCTTTGTTGCTAGAGGTGGCGTAAATCAACTAGCTTTCTGGAATACAATGAAAAAGTGGAGTGTCAATATTGGTCATAGTGTAGAGCAGTACTTTCACCCGGATAAAGTCAATGTTGATGATGACGGGATCTATTATGATAGGAAGAAAGATAAGAAATGAGATTAGAGATTCAAGATCAAGAGAATGTGAAAAATACTTACTATCGAGCACCTAAAGTAATACCAAACATTAAAAAAGAGTCAGACGAGTATATAACTATTTATAATGAAGAAGAAAGTGTTGATTTAACTAATTTAGAAGAAACTATTTTCTATATACTAGTCTTATTCAAATTTATTCCACTGTGGCTAATTGAGCAGTGGGTTGAAGTATCATTAAAGACAATGATAAAGTACAGAGACTTAGGTCTAATATGGTTTGAAGAAACTTCTATGGGTGTATTCTTAAGACCTACAAGATGGCTATTAGACTTATATGATGTAGAAGATGATAAGTACATTGATATTCCTTTTGGTCTATTAAATCATACTTGTGCTGAAGAGCAATTAATGTTTGATATTATTACTGGTAATCCTAATTCTGAGTTATGGGAACTTATAAAAGGAGAAAATCTTTTACCTAGATATCATCCTCTAGGAATTCAACCTAAAAATGAGAGTGGCTCAATAATTATTAGAGAACAAGATTTTAGAATAGGCTTTAGAAGATATAAGGAAAAAGACTTATTAGAGAGAGAAGAAAAGATAATTAATCAAATAAAAGCTGGAATAGATGTAACTGATGAATTTTCTAATTTCTCGATGTTTCCTATTATTTCTTATAGAGATGACAAAGTAGTTACACAGACACCAGATTTGCTAATACCTATATTTAGAGATAAAGGCAAAGCTAAAAGTTACGCTATAGAAATTGAATTATCTATTAAGCAATCATATGAGCATATCTTAGAAAATTATAAAGATAATAATAAATTTGGTAGTTTATTCTATTTAGTAGGAAATAATCAGATTGCTAATAAGATTAAGAAAGCTTATACAAAATTAGGTGGTCTTGGTTCTTGTGAGTTATTTTTACTACCATATCAAGCACCAGCACAAAAATTAGAATATTATTTTAAAAAATCAAAATGAGGCTATGCTCTGTTGAAGACCAACCACTTTTCTGACTCAAAGAAGTATAAAAGATGTAAGTCTTCAGCTTAGATTATGAATTGCAACTATGGAAAAGGAGGTGATTTGCCTATGAAACAAAATAAAGCATTTAAGTTTAGATTGTACCCTACTGTTAAACAAGCATTGTTTTTCAATAAGACATTTGGTTGCTGTAGATTAGTTTACAATACAATGCTTTCTGAAAGAATTGAGTCGTATACATCGACAGGCAAATCGTCTTCTAGAACGCCAGCTGAGCTTAAAAAAGAGTTTTCATTCTTGAAAGAAGTAGATAGTTTAGCGCTAGCAAACGAGTGGATGAATCTTAACTCAGCATATAGGAATTTCTTTAGAGATAAGAAAGTAGGGTTTCCTAAATTCAAGTCTAAAAAGAATGATAGAAAGTCTTACAAAACGTATGGAGCAATTAAAGTTTTAAATGGCTTTGTGAAACTACCTAAAATTGGTTTCATAAAATGCAGAACTCATAGAGAAATTCCTGTTGACTGGAAAATTAAATCGGCAACAATTTCTCAAACTCCAACTGGAAAGTTCTATATTTCTATTCTTTGTGAATACGAGTCAAATGTTCAGCAAATTATTCCAAATAAAACTAAATCAGTTGGAATAGACTACAAATCAAATGGTTTTGGAGTTACTTCAAATGGAGAAATTCTGTCTAGTCATAGATATTTTAGAGAAAATCAATCTAATCTTCAAAGGAATTTTAGAATTTAATAACGATGAGTACATTGGACCTGCGGGTATTAAAGGAAATTAAAAATTGTAAGTAAGTTAGGATATTTCGAAAATATTATTAAAAGGAGATATTACTATGGACAATTACACAATTCAAACGATTAGCGACTTGTTTAGCAATCCAGCATTTTATATTCCATATTTTGCACTTATTATCTTTTCAATAATTTGTTTATGGAAAGTATTTGTTAAGGCTGGAGAAAAAGGCTGGTGGTCAATCATACCGTTTGCTAATTCATTTAAAGCATTCAAGTTATTCTGGGGTGGAAGCGGTTGGGCTTTCTTACTTCTATTAATTCCAGTTGTAAATGTTATTGTTTCAATTATTTACTGTAACAGACTAAGTAAATCATTCGGTCATGGTACTGGTTTTACAGTTGGTCTAATATTTGTACCAATTATTTTCATGGCTATTTTAGCATTTGGTAAGGATGAATATATTGGACCTGCTGGACTTAAACACTAAACTTATTGAGCCTCTTTAATTACGGAGGCTCTTTTTAATTTGGAAATCAATGAGCATAAATATTTGCTCTTAACTATATAAGGTTATTGTCTCAGAAGAAAAAAGGAGTATTAAATTTGAGGGTAATAAAACACAATGGAAAATCTCAAAAGTTTAATAAAGAAAAGATTGAAGTTGCAATTATAAAAGCTGCTGATAAAATCGACATAGAGATGCCTGAATATCTAGTAAAGAGAATTGCTAGATATGTAGAAGAGGAAGTTTTAAAGTCAGAAAAGAAGTCAATTACTGTTGATACTATTAGTAAATTAGTAGAAGATAGACTCATGTCATCAAGCTATAAGAATGTTGCAAGATCTTATATTGAATATAGACATGATAGAGATTTATTTAAAAATACTACAGATAAGTCTATATTAGAACTAATAGCTGGAAGTAATGATGAGTGGAACAAAGAAAATAGTAATAAAGATGCTAAACTTGTAACTACTCAAAGAGATTATATTGCTGGTATAACAAGTAAAGATATTGCTAGAAGATTTATAATTCCTACTGATGTTCAAGATGCTATGGATGCTGGTGCAATTTATATCCATGATTTAGATTATATTGCTGAAAATACAAGAACAAATTGTTGTGTATTTAATTTAGAAGATATGCTACAGAATGGGACTATTATAAATGGAATAAAGATAAATAAGCCTCATAGACTTTTTACAGCTACTACAGTCGCAACGCAGATTGTCACAGCAGTCAGTTCATCTCAGTATGGTGGAGTAACAATGTCGTTGGCTCACTTAGCACCATTTGTAGATGAAAGTAGAAAAAGATATAAAGAAAAATATAAGAATTTTTGTTTAGATAATGAGTTGGTAGATAAGTTAGTAGAAGCAGATGTTAAGAAAGAAATAACTGATGCTATGCAGACGTATACCTATCAATGCAACAGTATGAGTTCAACCAACGGGCAATCGCCGTTCATTACATTGTGGATGTACTTAGGTGAAGCTAAGAATAAACAAGAAAGAGATGATTTAGCTTTATTGATTGAAGAAGTTCTAAAGCAAAGAATTGAAGGACTTGAAAATGAGCATGGTGCTAAAATAACAATAGCATTTCCTAAATTAGTTCTATGCCTGGATAAATATTTAATGGACGAGACATCAAAGTACCATTACTTAAAAAATCTTGCTGCTGAATGTACTAGTAAAAGATTAGTACCAGATTATGTATCTGAAAAGATAATGAAAGAGAATAAGATTAATAAGTTTGGTAAAGGTGATACTTATGGTCCGATGGGTAAGTGTAAACTACAGCTCATCTAAAACCTTTTGAACTATTTACTAGATAGGTGTGATTATTAAATAATTGCTAACGGTTAGGTCTAACTTTACAAAGATAAAGCAATAGATGAGACCGTGCTAAGCTCAAAATATTGAGAAAGTGTATCGACTATCCCTGATGAATGTATGGGAGTAGAGTTGGAGATTAGTACCAGCTACATTTTAGGAAACGAAGTGTATGAAAATCGAAGCGGAAGGCTATCAAAAAAAGATAGAAGATATAGTCAGTGCGTATGGTAACATATGGTAAACATGTGTAGAAGTTTTCTTACACCAGATACTATTCAGGTTGGAAACATTGCGAATGCTTTAAATTATAAAGAAGATGAAGGTAAATATTATGGTAGAGCTAATATTGGAGTAACATCTCTAAATTTACCATATATTGCTCTATTAGCAAGAGAAATAAATTCAAATAACGTTGAAAAGGAATTTTATAGACAACTAAATAAATACGCTGAACTAGCACACAAAATGCAGAGAATAAGAGCTGAAAGACTTATGAAAACTAAAGCTGAAGTAGCTCCTGTTCTATGGTGTCATGGTGCTTTAGCAAGATTAAAGCCTACTGATGAACTTAAGCCACTAATTGAAAATGGATACTGTACTTCAAGTTTGGGATACATGGGTCTTTATGAGTGTACTAAAGTTTTAACAGGTGCTAATTTCTGGGAAGATGAAAATGCAAATAAAACTGCTAAAGAAGTTCTAAAGCATCTAAATGATTTATGCAATACTTGGAAAAATAAGGAAAATATTCATTATAGCTTATATGGAACTCCAGCAGAAAGTTTAACTTTAAAATTCGCTACAGCAATAAAGAAGAGATTTGGTAAAGATGCATTTACTAAGTTAGATGGTCATGATAGAGACTATTGTACAAATTCGATTCACGTCCCAGTTTGGGTTGAAATTGATCCATTTAGTAAATTAGCAGCAGAAGCACCACTTCAACTGCTGAGTCCAGGTGGTAATATAAATTATGTAGAAGCTGCTGATTTATCTAAGAATTTAGAAGCTATTGAACAAATAATGGACTTTATTTATGACAATTGCATGTACAGTGAAATAAATTCAAAGACTAGTTATTGTGCTAAGTGTGGTGGCTACAATACTGTAAAATTAGAAGGAGATAGAGCTGATTACACTCCTACTTGTACAGTTTGTGGAAATCAAGATAGAGATACTTTAGCTTATGCTGTTAGAGTTTGTGGTTACATTAGTACAAATAGCTTTAATAGTGGTAGAGCTCAAGATGTTCATGATAGATTTAATCATCTAGATAATCAAAATCTTTAATTATTTTGCATTCTGGAAGTCATATTTATCTATGATAGAATGCATATATTACTATTTTGGTACATTAAATCAGATATATCTCAGAAAGGAGAATAGTAATGGAGAGAGTATTTAGATTTATTATTCTCCTTTTTGTATTCTTTGGAGTTTTATCTTTAGCGGGTACAACATTAACACAGTTCGGTAAGGACATTCATTTTAAAGATCCTTATGAAGTATTAAATATACAGAAACCTGAAAGAAAAGAACAGGCAAAACCTCAAGCAAAGAAGAAACAAACAGAAGAAAAAGTTGCTAAGAAAGAAACTAAGAAAGTAGAAACTAAAAAGTCAGACAAAGTAACAAAGAAAGATGTTGAAAAACTTATTTCTACTATTCCAGTAGCTAAAAAGCAAAATTATAAAGAAAAGAAATTAGACTGGGGTAAAGCAAAAGTAAATAGAGTTAAGAAAGATCCATATACAGATAAGAAACTTTTTAGTTCTAGTGAAATTGACTTTATTATTCCTCTGTCATATATTAATAAATACTCACATATCAAAGCAAGTGATAAGAAAGAATTTATTAAGAGTGGAGATAATACTGTTTTAACATTTAATAAAAATATTAAATTAAAATCTTATCAACCACCTAGTAAATGGCTACCAGAAGAGAATAAAGAAGACTACTGTTATACTTACTTACAAATAGCATCTAAGTGGCAAATATCAATGACTAAAGAAGATATTAAAACTTGTAGATTAGAAATTAATAATGCTATTGACAGTGGTAGAAAAGTAGAAAGCTTAACAAACATTAAGGAGAAGTAGATATATGAAGATTAAGTTACTTGATTATTTAGAAAATAGTAAAGACACTTATACAGTAAACAAAGATAAGTTTAAAGCAAATCCAGATTTAGAGCAATTCTATATAGAGCAGATTAAAGCTTTAAATGATGCTATTGACTTAGTTCAAGAAGAAGGTTTAGATTTACTTAAACTTACAGTGTAATAATTAGAGGTGTGAATGTGAATAATGAAAATACTAAAGAAGAAAAACTAACTGGAATATTACCTAAAAGACTAGTATTATTTAGAACAGGTAAAGTGCTTTGTTGGTTTGGAATAGGAATTCTATTTATCTCTATTCTACTTTTAATACTAGTTAAAAAACAAGTTCTAACATTCTTTAATAATACTTCTTTACTAATAACTGGTTTATTATACTTAGCACTGTTTGGAATACTACTATTAGTAATATCATTGCTGATTAAAAAATTATTCTTAAAGAAAGCACCTTTTGATGACTGGATAATGACTGTTGCTAGAAAATATTTAAGTACAGAAGTAATATTCTATGACTCTAAATATATCTACGTAGAATATGATAGAAATGTAAAAGAAGCAGATAAACATGATTTTGTAACTAACTTAACAGATTTATCTGACCACTACTCATACTTCTTTGTAGAAACGTATATTGATGATGGTTTTATTCAAGTTAAATGTGAGAAAAAAGAAGTAATTCCATCAATGGCTACTCTAGATCAAGATAAAGATGACTTATACTGGAACTTAATTCCTATGGGTCTTGCTGTAAACACTGAAACAAGAAAAGTGAGCCCTATTGGTTGGTACCTCAATGACAATAACAAAAATAAAGACTTTGTAGACTCCATAGCTAGTACTAGTCTGGCAGTGAGTGGCTCTACTGGTTGTATAGGTTCGAATGAGATTGTAAAAATATATGGAGAACTAGAGTAAAGTATAATGCTAAAATATAATAGATGCTAGCTATTGGCAAGTTTATGATTGTGGAAACTTAAAATTAGAATATACAAGGAGTAATACATGATTTATAATGAATTAATTGATAGAGCAAATGAATTAAAGTCTACGATTGACTGAAACTGTAGAAGGCTTAGAATATTTACTAAAAAGTAGAGTATATAAATTGGATATCGATGATAAAATGCCAAGTAATCTATTAGAAGTAAGGAATAATTATTTAAATGACATATTTTCTGTTACTGTTGAAGCTGACGTATATACTATTCATATTATATATGCTTTCAATAATTTTGGAAAAAGATATAGCGAATGTCTTGAAGTTGAGTACAGTATTCATGATGGTAAAGTATGTGCAATAAGCAATTATCGTTATGCTATTGTATAGAAATAGCATAATTTGGGAGAATATCAAAAATGTTCAGGAAAGATTTAGAAAAACTTAAAGAAAGTAAACTAATATTTGGAGAGCTTTCTACAAAATATCCAGATGTATCAATTTTCAAAGACTTAGAAAATCAATTACAAGAAATGGAATTTGCATATGGTATGATGAGTTCTTGTTTAGTTTATGGTGATGATTTTAAACGTAAATGGTTTCATAAATACTTACAATATATTCCTGAAAGCAAATTAGAAGAAATGCATGAAGCATATGTTGATTATTTCAATGAACATGTTGAAGTAACACAAAATGTTGGAATTGACAGTGAAGGTTTAACGTATCATTCAGCTAGAGAAATTTAGAATAATTATTTACTTTTCTAGTTATATATGATAAAATTAAAAAGATATATTATGTGTGGAGGGTGAAATTGCTATATTTAGTAGATGCAGGTAATGTAATTAAAAAGATGTATTACTCTAAAAATAGAGATTGGGATAATACACTAAATAGTCTTATTGAGAGATTTGATAAAATAGAAAGTTTTGGAGATAAGCTAATAATTTGCTTTGATAGTATTGGCTATGGAACTTTTAGAAAAGATATGAATTCAGACTATAAAGCTACAAGAACTACTGATAATGATGCTAATGCATTTACTAGATATGCAGAATTAAGACTTAATGAGAAGTATAACTGTTACATGAGTCCTAAGTATGAGGCTGATGATGTAGTATGCACATTTTGTCATCTCTACCCTGATGAGAATATTCGAATAATCTCTGCAGATAAGGACTTCTATTCATTATTAGAAAGTTTTAGAGTAGAAATTGTAAAGCATATTTGGAAACTTAATGATACTTACAATGTTTTAGATCTACTAAAAGAGTTTCCAATAGATAAGCCATCGCACTTTAATAATGTAAAAGCTATTATGGGTGATGGTAGTGATAATATTGAAGGAATTAAAGGCGTCGGGCCTAAAACTGCTTGTAGACTAATAGAAAATTGTACTTGTCAAAAAGAAATTGATGACGTAGTACTAGCTACTTATCCAGACTTTTATGATCAGTATAAGAAGAATTATGAAATGGTCTACAAGGAAGATATAGATAAAAGCAAGCTTATTACTGGTGATGAACTCAGTACAATTATAGTGGAGAATACAAAGTAAGATGAGTAAGTATATCATTATACTTCTTCTATATTTAATTATACTATTAGAGAATGTAATTTTATTTAGAAGAAAGACATTACCTTTTTCTGCTTTAGAATTTTCTATTGTTAGTACTATTTTAGTTATAGCTACAGGAAATGTTATTCTATCAACTATACTATTTATTCTTTGTATTTTTTTAGTACTCAGTCGAAGAATATTATTTAATCAAAGATATGAATTTGATGGAATTTCATTTGACTTTGATTATTCTAAAGAGATATATAGTATTTCTAGAATATTTAATACTTTTAAGAAGTCAAATGGCATATTACTTGGTTATATAAGACCTTTTGATAAAGATAGTATTAAATATAATAATAGAAAATTATGTATAAATCAGACTATTCTATCTGGTGGTACTATGACTAGTGGTGCCAATGGTAGTGGTAAGTCTACAACAATAAAAGCTGAAATGTTTCAAGCAATAGATAATAATCAATCTGTAACATTCTTTGACTTTAAAGGTGAAGAAGAAATACTTGATGAAATAGAGTCAGTTTGTAATAGTAAAGATGTACCATACTATGAATTTAGTGCTAGAAAATGTTCATTCTCATATGATCCATTTAAATACCTAAATGACACTGGTAAAGTTGAAGCTCTGATGAATACTAAGCGCTGGTCTACTACCGGTGAAGATGAACATTACAAAACCAGCATGAAACTTGTAGCTCAGAGCTTAGTAAATGGCTATGAACATACTTCTGGTAGTTTTATTCATGGCTTGTATAAATATGCAGTTGAGTACAAACCTACTCTTGCAGAAAAAGATGGTTATCAGACTATTCTAAAAATGCTTGAAATTCTGATGACATCTAGAGCAAATGAAATGTTTACTTTAGATAAAGAAGAAATAGATTTCAGAAGTGATAAGCAAAAAGTAGTTTGCTTCAGTTTTGTCAGTGCTAATAAAGAACTGGCTAATAGTATGAGTGCTTTCATTCTTCAAGATATAATGGACAGAGGAACAAATAATAAGTTTGATCCTAGATTGCTATTATGTTTAGATGAATTTGGTACTTTAGAGAATTCTTTAATCATTAAAGATATTCTTGAAAAAGGTAGATCTTGTGGAATACAACCAATTGTTAGTACATTAGATTTAAATCAGATTGCATTATCTACTTCTATGATATATGTAAATGCTTTACTTGGTATAGTAAATAATTTTATTATACATGCTGGAGCTACGAAAGAAACTGCTGCTTTATTTAGTGGTACACAAAGAGATAATATCATAGATGAGATTATGAATTTGAGAAAGCCTTATAGAGGTAAACCACCTACTGCAATTTTTATTTCAAAATATCCTATTATTGACAAGTCAAAATCGCAAGAATACTTTAAGTTCGTCCCATACAACTATAAAGTTAGGACAACTCAAGAAGTTATTCAAAAAGATTATAAATTGCCTGAAACAATCGTAGATATTCAAGAAATAAAAGAAAATGAAGTTATTTCAAAAGAGTCAATTGACTCTTTCTTGTAAAAGAAGGTGCATTAAATGCAAAAAAAAATTTATTCAAGCATCAAGAGAAGTAGAATTTGTCTATTAGTACTAATGCTAATTTCTCTATTTTCAGTAAGTGCATTTGCTGGATCTTGGGGACCACTAGACAATTTCTCTAGTAATCTTGATACTAGTACACCGGCAAGTAATACTTTTGGTACAATACCAAAGAAAGTAAAAATCATTCCACTTGATAATGGTCGCTGGATGTCTAATGATGTTCTAAATTCAAAAATATATGGAGCTGGTAATCAAGCATATACTTTTGCAGATACTAAAGTTGTATATGACTCTGTAAGAGTAGGAAATGAGACATACAGACTAGAAATTAATTTCAAGAAATTTAGAGCACAAGCAAGTGATGCTTTCTTTAATTTCTATAAAGATGGTGGAAAAGATTGGATTGAACTCAGTACTGATGGATATTATCCAAATAAGACTCGTTCTGAAGTTGAGTTTGAAATTAAGTCAGACAAGGGCATTTCAAATGCATATTTAGGTATTGTTGACTTAGATGGTAATAATTCAGGAACAAATGAGTACGTTACATCTAGTTCAAGAGATAGTTTTCTAGATAAGACAACTACTTCTGGACTTAAGTATGATTCTACATCAAATACATTTATCGGAACTGAAGGTAGCGAAGACAATCAAAATGTATTTACTAAATTTAATGGTAAAGGAACTCTTACATATGGTATTAGAGTATCACGATATGGATTCGCATTCAATCCATCATTAGCAGTAGCATACTACACTGTAGACTATAAGTCAATTAATGGTGAGATTACTTCAGATAAGAACGAAGATGTGTTTGACAATCAGAATCCAGTGACAAATGTTGCAAATAAGCCAAATAAGAACTATAAGTTTGAAAAGTTCACATGCAATAAAGATGTTACATTGACTGATGGAACAAGAATTGCTGCTGGTGATAAAATCACCGAGAAACAGATTAAAAAGATTGTAGTAACAGATGATATTACAATCACAGCTACAAATGTCAAGAATGTTGGTTCTTTAAAGATTGTAAAAAAGAACTAATTCTGATATATACGTTATTGCTTAAGTATTGAAAAAGAAAGAGGAAAAATGCGCAAAATATTTAAAAGACTGATTGTTTTTACAATGTTTGCGACCGTGCTTATTCCAGGTCTTGCATTTGCTGCAGGTAATGAAACTTCAAGCACAAGTAGAGTTGTCAACACTGTAGAAAAAACAGAGCAGCCTACAAGAAGAGAAATTAGAAAGCAAACAAAACAGATTGCTGACTCAGATAAACCTTCTTTAGCAGGTTGTCAATTTGGTGTTTACTCTGACGAGGACGCTACAAATTTGCTTGACATTGTTGAGATTAAAGAAGTAAGTCCAGGTGTTTATGAAGGAGTTAATAAGAGTGGAGAAACTCTTCCTGCTGGTAAAGTTTATGTAAAAGAAATTAAAGCAGCTAAAGGGTACTTATTAAATAAGAATGTTTATCCAGTTACAATTAAAGCTGGTGAAACAATTCCACTAACGATTCCAAATGACCTTGACATTGCTGAACCTGTACTTAATAAAACAAGTGACATTCAGAAAGTTAGAATTGGCTCTACTGTTAAGTACACAATTACGATGACAAATCCAAGTAGCACTGGTACTGTTTATAATGCAGTGCTTGAAGACTCTCTTAGTGCTGGAGATTCAGCACACATTGTAGCTGATTCAGTAAAAGCAAACATCGATGGAACTAACTTTACTGATTTTACTTCTACTGAGAGTAGTATTACTTCTTCTCCAGTAAAGCTTGGACCTGGTCAAGTTCTGACAATGACATACAATGTAAAAGTAACTGATAACTTACCAAATGGTGTTCTAAGAAATGCTTTAAGTAAAACACATTTACCTGGTCAAGTATTCAATGTTACAACATCTGTCGAAAATGGAACAATTGATCCTAGTAAGGTTGACTTAGCTATGAATAGTAATGCAACAATCAACTATCAGCCAAAAGATGGTTATAGACTATCTAAAGTATATGTTGATGGAGCTGAAGTAAATAAGGATAACTTTACAAGTTCATACACATTCTCTAATATTGATCAAGATCACAGAATTCATGTAGTATATGAACCAAATCCAAATGTTGAGCAGCCTGTAAAGACTTTTGATAAGCAGTCTTATCATAAAGGTGAAACTGTAAAGAATGAAATTTTAGTTAATCAATCTGGAAAAGAAGGTTCTACTGCTAGAAATGTAGTTGTAACAGATAAAAATACTTCTACGCTAAAAATCAATGCTGATACTATTAGAGCTGAAATAGTAGGTAGTAATGGTTCTAGTCAACCTAAGGTAAGTATTGTAAGTGCTGAAAATGGTGAGTTTACTGTTACAGTAGATGAACTCAAGGGTGGAGACAAAATCAAAGTTACATTTGACGGAGAAGCTCTAAACACCGCTGAAAAGATTACAAATACTGCTACAGTAACTTCTGAAGGTAGAACTCAGTCTATAACTGCTGAAGCTGCTTCAGTTTACAAGATTAAGACAAAGGTTACTAATGGTACAATAGATCCAAACGTTGATAGCATTCCACATAACAGTGATAAGACTATTAATTATCAACCAAAAGATGGTTATCAGCTAAAGAAGATTGTTGTTGATGGAAAAGATGTAGATATTACAACAGCTCCAAGTAACTACACATTCTCTAAGATTACTGGTGACCATGAAATTGAAGTAATATATGAAGGTGCTCCAAAGGTTGGAACTCCAGTAAAGACATTCGACAAGCAGTCTTATAATAAGAATGACATTGTAAAGAATGAAATTACTGCTGAGCAGAAAGGTAATTCTGAATCTATAGCTAAGAATATAGTTATTTCAGATAAGAACACAGATACTCTTAAGATTGATACTGATACTATTAAGGCTAAAATTGTAGGAACAAATGGTTCTTCTGAGCCAGTAGTAAAAGTTATTAATAAAGAGACTGGTGAATTTACAGTAAGTATTGCTGAGTTCAAAGGTGGAGATTCTATTAAGATTACTTTTGATGGTAAAGCTCTAAATACTGCTGAAAAGATTACAAATGTTGGTAACTTAGTAGGAGATAATCAATCAAAATTAGATTTCTCTGCTGAGGCAAATTCAGTATTTAAGATTAAGACTAAAGTTACAAATGGTACTATTGATCCAGATGCTAATGATTTAGTTTATAATTCAAATAAGAAGATTTCTTATCAACCAAAAGAAGGATACGAACTTGAAAAAGTAACTGTAGATGGTAAAGATGTTGATAAAGAACAGTTCAAGACTGGATATGACTTTAATAAGATTACTGACAATCATGAGATCGAAGTAATTTATAAGGGTATCAATAAGCCATCTATCAGCAAGCAGTTTGATAAGAAAGAATATTCAATTGGTGAAACAATTAAGAATATCATCAACTTCAAGAATGATGGTAATACTGATGCTAAAGTAAAAGATGCTACAGTATCTGATACTCCGGGAAATGGTGTTAAGATTAATACTGATACTATTAAGGTAAACTATAATGGTCTTGGAAAGTATGTAATAAACATCGTAGATAAAGTAACAGGTGCATTTAATGTAGTATTCGACTTCTTCACTGGTGGAGAAGAGGCTACAATTACATACGACTCTGTAATTGAAAAGAATGTAGAAACAATTGAAAATACTGCATCTGCTGAAGGTGTTGGTATTAGTAAGATTGATACTAAAGCTGTTGCTACACCTAAGTATACAATTACAACTGAAGTAGTAAATGGTAATATTTCACCAAATCAAGAAGTAGTTAGAGGTGGAGATAGTAAGATTGAATATACTCCAAAGGATGGCTACAAGCTTAAGAAGATTACTGTTGATGGAAATGAAGTTGAAAAGTCTAAGTTTGATAAGGAATACAACTTTACTAAGGTAAATGATAATCATAAGATCAAGGTAGAGTATGAAGGAATTCCACATCCAACAATTAAGAAGACTTTCGACAAAGAATCTTATAAGGTTGGAGATACAATTAAAGCTACTGTAGAAGTTGCTGAAACTGGACACCCAAGCTCAGTAAGTCATAATGTTGTAGTCGCTGATGCAAATCAGACTGGATTCAAGATTAAGACTGATACAATTAAGGCTACTGTAAGCAAGTCAACTGAAAGAAAAGATGTTGATGAAAAGCCACAGGTTGAAGTAGTTGATGCTGAAAAGGGTACATTCAATGTTAAGTTAGCATCTCTTGACTCTACTCAGAAACTAACAATCACATATGACATGGAGATTACTAGAGAGTCTGGTAGTATTAAGAATAAAGCTACTCTAAAGACAACTGAGTATCCTAATGATGTACCATCTGAAGCTACTGGTAAGTTAACATTCGACATTGGTACTAAGGTAACTGGTGGTAAGATTACTCCTCCTGTAAATGATGTACCATTTGGCTCAAATACTAAGATTGAGTACACACCTGACGAAAATCATTATTTAGACAAGATTTTAATTGATGGTAAAGAAGTAAAGAAAGATAAGATTGAAAAGTCTTATACATTCGAAAAGATTGAAAATAATCACAACATTGAGGTTATTTACAAGAAGGTTCCTACTCCAACAATTGAAAAGAAGTCTGATAAGAAAGATTACATCAAGGGTGATATTGCTAAGTATACTGTAAAAGTAACTAATGGTGATAGTGAAGCTGAAAATGTAGTACTTGCAGATATCTTTGAGAAGGAAAAGATCGATAATAAAGTTATTGAGCTTGATAAGTCTTCTATTAAGATTAATGGTGAGTCAGTTCCATACTCTGACAAGTACACAGTTGCTAAGTTAGCTCCAAAGGCTGAAGTAGTACTTACATATGAAGCTAAGATTCTTGAAGATGGTGACAACACTGTTAAGAATGATGCATCTGTAATTGCTAAAGGAATGACTAAGGAAATTGTTACTGAGAATGTAATTAATACTCATGAAATTCCTAAGCTTGATGTTGACAAGACATCAGATAAGAAGTCTTATAGAAAGAATGAAACTATTAAGTACTCTGTAAAGATTACTAATAATGGTAAGTTCGCTGCTCATAACTTAAAGATTAAGGACTTTATTACTAAGGGTTCTGACTATGTTAAGTTAAATAACGACTTTGCTATTGATGGTAAAGAAGCTAAATCTTTAGAAATAGAGAAATTAGAGCCAGGTAAGACTGTTGAAATTACATATAGTGGTAAGGTTATGAAGGATGTATCTGATCAGGTAACAAACAAAGTTATTGTTGAAGCAGATTACATGGAGATGGAAAAGGATGGAAATGGTAAATTAGTACCTAAGAATCCACCATCAGCTGAAAACACTGTAGAAATTGAAAAGACTCCAACACCAGAAAACATCAAGACTGGTGATGCTCAAAATGTTCTTACATATGTAGCACTTGGAATGTCTGCTCTATTAACTACACTTATCATCGCTGGTAGAAAACTGAAGAAAAACTAATTCAGGAAGTCATATTTATCTATGATACAACTAATACTTGTGGACTGGACTTAATTGTCTGGTCCACAAATTATGAAAAAAAGGAGAGTAGAATGAGTAATCAAAATGTAAAGTATTGGCAATCAGACAGAAAAGCTGATATTACATTAGGTGAAGTAAAAATATCTAATGTCGCTAAAATCATTCTTTCTATTCTCATTGTTTCATTAATCATTGGTACAATTCTAGTAATTGTAAATAGAAAGTATGTATATGATGCTATAGCAAACCCTAAAGTTCTTCTAAATACAAAAGAAGTAACTTTAAGTGTAAATAAAGATGAATTCAACTATAAGAATTATCTTATAAATGAAAAATATCCAAAGAGATATAAATTAATATATCCAAAAAATAAAGATGTTAATACTCATAAAATAGGTACATACAAAGTTAAGTATAAGTTAAAACATATTGCAGGTACATCTGAAAATATATTAGTAGTACATGTAAAAGATACTACTGCACCTGAGATAACTTTAACTAATTCATCTGTATCTATAACTGAAAGTGAAAAGAGTAGTTTTAATGCTGCTTCTTATATTTCAAGTGTAACAGATAATTATGATAAAAATCTTACAGTAGATAATGTAAAAGTAGATCCAATTAATTGGTCTAGTTCTACCAAGATTACTTATAGAGTTAAAGACTCTTCTGGTAATGAAGGAACCAAAGAACTTATAGTAACTGTAAGTTCAAATTCTACACCTGCTGCTAGTAGTTCTTCTAGTGCTGCTAGTTCAAGCTCTAGTAGAAGTTTAGCTAGTTCAAGTAGGAGTAGTGGTGAATCTGCTAGATCTTCTGGCGGAGGTGGTGGTGCTTATATAAGTGGAGTTCACAATGTTAGTGTTCCACAAGGTACTTCATTTTCATCATTATCTGGTCAACTTATGTCTGGAGTTCATGGCTCTGGATATGTAAGCGTTTCATTTAGCGCTGTTAATTTGAGTTACCCTGGATCCTATCCAGTAACTTTTAGTAGTTCTGATGGTGTAACAAAAACTGCCACAGTAACTGTCTACTAAAAACTTATATATCTAATTAAGAAAGGAAAATTCATGACAAAGACGAAACTATTTGTTAAGATTGGAACTGTCATCACAGCAATCGCTCTAATTCTGACTGGTTCATTTTTACCAGCAATTGTAGAGAATGCTAATGCTGCAGTTACTACAAACAAGCAGTGGGGCAAGGAAATTACTGATGTTGCACTTAACCAGTGGAATGGTCAAAGAATGCCTTGTACTGTATATCTTAGTAAAGCTATGAGTACTGTATATGGTATTTCAATTCCATCTGGTACTACACAGACACAAGTAAAGTGGTTCAAAGCTAATACTAGAGAAGTACCAAAGTCTGAAGCAAAACCTGGTGACATCTTAGGTTTCTATAGAAGAAGTGGTAATTATACACACGTAGCTATTCTTGGTGGTAATAATACACTTCACCACGGTGGTGTATCAAAAGCTAACAAGGTAGTTTATCAGTATTCACCTGGTGCATTCTGGACTGGTTCTGGTGAAAAAGCTACAAATTATACTGTTTTCAGAGTAATTGAAGATTCTGGTAAGCTAAATCTACAAAAGTCTGTAGCAAATAATAAAGCTCTTACAGATCTATGTAAGAACCAGTACTCATTAGCTGGAGCAGTATATGGTGTATATGATTCATCAAATGTAAAAGTTGGTACTCTAACAACTGATGCTTCTGGTAAGAGTAATACTATTGATGTAAAGCCTGGTACATACACTCTTAGAGAAGAAAAGGCACCAAATGGATATGCTATCAATTCAAATCCAGTAAGTGCTACTGTAACTGGTGGAAATACTACAACAGCTCAGCATGCAGATACTCCTCTGTTTGACCCGGTGAGTATAGTGCTTAAGAAGAGTGAAAATAAGACTCAAAAGAATCCAGAATACTTAACTAAGACTGCTGATCTTTCTGGTGCAGAGTTTGAAGTATCATACTATGACACAGGTGCTAATTCTCCAGCAGGACTAAAGCCTGTAAGAACTTGGAGACTAAAGACAGTTTATGATGAAGGTCAAAAAGCTTATATCTCTAAATTAACTGATGCTTATAAAGTTTCTGGAGATGATTTCTTTAAGACTGAAACAGGTGAAGTTGTTATTCCTGTAGGTCTTATTACTGCTAAAGAAGTTAAGGCACCTAATGGATTTAAGCTTGATCCAACAGTACATTCATACCAGATAAAGCTTGGAAACAATGGTACTACATTTACATTCACAACTCCTGATTTAGTTAATGACTATCTTGTACCTAAGATTAGAACAACTGCTACTGATGGTATTACAAATAAGCATATTGGTAATGCTTCTGGTAAGGTTAAAATTAAAGACGTTGTTAGCTATACAGAGCTAGGTAAAGGTAAACATATTGTAACTGCTACTCTGATGGATAAGGCTACAAACAAGCCTCTTCTTGATGCTAAGGGCAATAAGATTACTTTAACAAAAGATCTTGACGTTACTGATGAAATGGTAGCTGCTAAAGGATATGCTGAAGGCAACATTGAAATGGAAACTGAAGTAGATGCAGAAATTCTTAAGGGAAAGACTGTTGTATACTTTGAGTCTCTAAAGTATGATGGTAAAGAAGTAGCTCTTCATGCTGACATCAATGACGAAGGTCAGTCAGTAAGATATCCTAGAATTGGTACTAAGATGACTTCTAATGGTGCTAAAGCTATTGCAATCTCTAAGGAAACTCCATTTACTGATGAAATTGCATATGAAAATTTACCAGTAGGTAAGTATCATACAAAGACTACTTTAATGGCTCTTGATAGAGATGGAAAAGTTGAACCAGTTCTTGGTGAAAACAATGAGCCTCTAACTGTTAAAAAGAACTTTGAAGTAACTGAAGAAAAGGGTACAGTAAATGTTGACTTTAAGCTTGATACTTCTAAGTTCTCTGGTAAGTCTTTAGTTTGCTTCGAGGAAATCTATGATTCAACAGGAACTCTTGTAGCTGAACACAAAGACAAGAATGATAAGGGTCAGACTGTAGATGTTGGACATAACATTGAAGTTTCAATTGCTAAAGCTGATAAGAAAGATGTTAAGCACTTCTTAGCTGGTGCAGAAATTACAATCTTTGATGCAAAAGGTAATGTTGTTAAAGACATTAATGGAAAAGATTGTGTTGGTGTAACTGACAAAGACGGTAATGTTAAATTTACTGTCTTCTACAATGCTGCTAAGGGTGAAAAGCTTTATGCTCAAGAAACTAAGGCTCCTGCAAGCTATCAGATTAATAAGAATAAGTTTGAAATAACTCCAAAGGGAACAGATGATACTGAAAAACCTGAGATTATTCCAATCAGCATTCTTGATGAAGCTCTTATTATTCCACCACATCCAAAGACTGGTGATGTAGTTAAGATGCTTATTCCTGCAGTTGGAGGAGTTGTAGCACTAGCAGCTATTGTTACTCTAGTTGTTAGAAAGAAGAGAAAGAACTAGATATTGTAAAGTATAACAAATTAGACTGGGCTCATTGCTCAGTCTTTTTTTTGTTACAAGATACAATACAAATTATAAATTATTTTTTATTCTTAAAAACAAATTCCTGTCATCAAAGTATTGAAAAGCAAACTATTTTGTAACTCCGGAACAAAAAATTAGTAAATTTTTGTAAAATTTTTTCGAAAAAACTGTTTACAAATGAAAAAAAGTATGTTATAGTATACTTACATTAAAAATTGTTAAAAAATACAAAAAATGAAATAAAGTTATTTAAATAAATAAGGAGTTGTAAAAATGAACAAAGAAATGATTAAGGAAAAGATTAAGTTTATAAAGGACAAGATTAAGAAAAATAAGAAAGCTGCTATAGCTATTCTAGTTGTACTTGTTCTTGCTATTACAGGAATTACTACTGCTATGGTTTCTACAAATGATAAGCCTGTAAAGAGAAAAGTTGAAAACGTTAAAAGATCTATCAAGGATGTTGACAATGAGGATGTAGCGCAGGTTACTGAAACTCCAGAAAATACTGGAAACGATTCTGTAGCAACACCGAACGAAAAGCCATCTAGAAAGACTTTTACTGAAAAGAATTCTGAAAAGCAGGTAGAAAAGAAGGAGTCTAAAAAGAGTGAAGCAAAGTCAAATACTTCTACTTCTTCTACAACTACAAGAACTAAGACTAAGGTTTGGGTTGTTGACAAGGCTGCTTGGACAGAGAAAGTAACTAAGTATAGAACTGAAACACAGACATATACAGTGTACAGAAATCAGAATGGTGAGGAATTTAGTACATACAGCGCAGCATATAATCGTTATGCTAATACTACAGATCCTGGTACTGCTTTTGGTCCAGTTAATAAAACTAGAACAGTAACAGTTCCATATTACGAGTATATTAATCACCCTGAACAGGGTCATTATGAATACCGATAGTTATTTAAGAGACTGATATTTCTTCAGTCTCTTTTTTAATATTATAAATTAGAAAAAGGTAGAATACATGCAAAAGTTAAATAAAGAAGAACTTGCTAAGCTTGTAAAAATGAGTAAATTTGATCAAGTTCTTTATTTACTAGAAAAATATGATAATTATGTACCACTTACAGTGTATGCTGCACAAATACGCTATTTTACAGTACAGCAAGTAAGAGATATTTGTGACATGACTAGTATGTTTAGAGAGCAACTTGAAGACGAAGGTAAGATGCACTACTGGTGTGATGGCTTGGTTGACTCAACAGGAGATGCTCTATCAATGAATGCATTGCCTATCTATGGTCTTCATGATAAATATGAAACAAAGTGGTTCACTGAAACAAGAGATGAAGTAATTAGAAAAGCTTTAAGAGAGAAAAATAGAAATTTATATAATAGTATCATTGCATTTCAGATTGGAGACATTAATGAAAATTAAAAGTATAAACATTGATAGTAATAGAATTTTAATTGACGAACCATTTGAATATGTTAGTAAATTCTTAGAAGTTACTGAAGATGCTAGATTAACTCAACTAGGTAAGTATGAACTATTATCTCATGCTAAGACTTACTTTGCTAGAAAGTTAAAGTCTACTAAAGACGAAAATTACTTATCACCTAAACTAAAACAGGTCAACGATACTGAGATAGAGAAAGCATTGATGGAAGAAAATGCTAAAAATGCTGAAAAGTATGACTTATGGTGGTACAACTATAAACATGATCATCCTGAAGAATTTGAAGAAGCTTATGCTATTCCAAACTTTACAGAAATAGATGAAGAAGGTAACTGGAAGAGTAAGTTTGATTTTCATACTGATATTTCTGGTTCATCTAAAGATTATTGGGATTGCTATCAAATTTGTAATAGAGCTCTTAAAGATTTTGACTCTGAAGATCTCAAGACAATGATTAAAATTGTATCTAAGCAAGAATTTAAAAATCTACACAAAGAACTTCAAATTGCTAAAAAATTAGAACTTGGTTTCCCTGAAGAACTAGTTTATAATACTATTCCTAAGATTGAAATTGAGTCTTATAATATTGCTAGAGTAAGTAAAGCAAGACCATTCAGTGAAGATAATTCTTTATTAGACGAATACTTTGTTGAATTTGCTCAGTATCTATTAGATGAGTGCAAAGATTTTTAGATTAATTTTACTCAGAAGTGTGATATAATTAATTATAATAGACAATTAATAGAAAAGAGAGAAGATTTGATGGCAAGAGATATATTTAGTAGCGATAATTTCATACTCAAAGATACTGGTAAAGATTCTTTAGAAGTAATATCTTGTGGTGCAGCAAAGTACTATAAAGTAGAAATACAAATTTCAAAATCACCTTCTGGTGAAATAGATGATATTTACGTGAAACAAGACTCAAAGTATATTAGTCAATAACTGATATAGATGCAACAAGTGGATTATTCGTCGGTGTTGACTTATCAAGCAATGTAGTCCTTACTAGAGCTTTATTTTCAAAAGCAGATCTATCTTATGCTGATTTAAGTAATGCAATGCTATTAAGTACGAATTTTACAAATGCTTGCTTAAAAACTACAAATCTTCAAGATACAAAAGTAGATAATTCATTGTTTGTGAATACTGATATTAGAGGTGCAAATATTAGTAATGTTGATTTTAGTACTGCTGTTACTAGAGGTATTAAGTACAATGATGAGATGCTATGGCAAAATTCAACATTCATTAATAATTAGCTATTTACTTTTTGTCTAGAGTATGATACAATTATAATATCTTTCATGAGAGGTATTAAAAATGAGCGCAAAAATTTGGGAGTATATTCCAATTCAAGAAGTCAATAATAAGCTAAGTCAAGATATGTGTGAACTTGATATTTCTTTTGGTGGCTTTGAAGATAATTATTTTATTATCGCTGATAAGGTACCAAATGATTATACTATTATTGATTTTGGTTGTAATATGGCTCCACAGTCGTACTTATTCAAAAATCATGTAGCATATGTAGGAATTGATACTTGTAGATTAGATAGATTTTCAACAGATAATACTATTCATTACACAATGACAATTCAAGAATTCTTTAAAAAGGAATTTGACAAGTATAGAGATAAGAATATCTATGCTATTTGCAATTTTGTACCTGATGATGAAGCAAGAGAACTTGTATTTAATAACTGTGAAAATTGCTTAGTATATTATCCAGAAGAAATTAGAGTTAAAGGTTTTAATAAGTATCGCATAGAAGAAGCAGTACTAAATGCTGAAGAAGAAAGAAGTTTTGGTTGATGCAGCTATTAAATGAAGAATTTGTAAAGCATATAGATAACTTAAAAATTTTATATGACTATTTAGCTGTTTACATGTAGATAAATTAATGATACAATATAATAGTAAGGCACTTAAGGAAATAGGTGCTAAAGTCTTATTTTCAGTTAAAAGCTTATAAGCTTTAATTGTATGGCTTAAAAGTTGTAGATTGCTTTTGAGCCTAATATGCTCTCGTATCCCAACTGGTAGAGGAGACGGACTTAAAATCCGTACAGTGTGAGTTCAAATCTCACCGGGAGCACCAAAAATATAGGGGTATAGCTCAAAGGTAAAGCAACGGGATTTGACCCCGTGAGTGTAGGTTCGAGTCCTACTACCCCCGCCAATATGACTGTTGTCTGAGTGCTGAGAAAACGGTCATTTTACAGGACATTGTGGTGGGTCCTTAATAAACGTCACAGCGACAGCAAGCACACTGCCCAGACTTTTCACCACAGATATGATGGTATAGTCAAGTGGCAAAGACATTGGTCTGCAAAACCAAGTAGCTCGGTTCGACTCCGAGTATCATCTCCAAATAAATTATGGATCGTTAGCTCAGATGATTAGAGTACTCGACTCTTAATCGAGGAGTTTTGGGTTCGAATCCCATTCTCTCCGCCAAAATTAATAGTTTACATTCAATAACTAAAGTGTTATAATGATACTAGAAATACAAAATCGCATAGAAACTTCCTTATTTAATGATTTAGGGTATGTTTTAGTTTCCGCGATATTTACACATAGAAATAACATAAAAGCTTCCTTGATATTCTAAAACAATAAAATCAAATTTAGCTTTCGTTATTTCTATTTTTTAAGTTAAATGGAGGATTATGTATGATAAAGTTTTCAGAGTTAGATATAATTGCAATGATGAGATTACTATATATCGCTGTAGACTATAATAGAGATCTAGGCTTGAATAATATTTCGACAATGAGTGCTTTACAACATGGTCTTATTTTTATAGATAATAATGGTGACGTACTAGAAACTATTGATAGAAATTTTACTGAGTTAGCAATTGATACTCTAGGTCTTGATAATGAAACTTGGAGTGGTACATTACATAAGAGCTGGGATAAGGTTGAGAATGCATCAGATGAGCAACTCATATTTGAGCAAGTTGTCCATTACTTTTCAACTTATGGTATGGAATTCTTAGGACTTCCTGCAATGCCAGTAATTCCACGTGAGGATATTATTTCAGACAAGGAAGCTTTACCAAATGTCAGGGCTTTCACTGTTATTAGAGTTGTTGATGCTGAAGATGCTCTCAAGATTATAGAAGAGTATATTTGCAATATTAAGTCACCACATAAGAATGAAGTTGAAGCTATTATTTCTCTAATGGACAAGACTTCATTATCTGCTGATGATCTTACTTCATTTGAGCTGAAGATTGCTAGACATGATCAACTTGGTACAGTACCAGTAGATGGTCAAGACTTTTTACGTTATGCTATATACAAGATGACTGGTAATACTCTTTTGATTAAGAATACTTCAATGATTTCTAGTATACAGAGATATTGTGAACAGAATTCTAATGTTGCTTACAAGATGCTTTCTCTATGTAATGAAGTAGAGCTTGCTAAGGTTTTCTTCAGATTTAAGCCACTTATACTTGCATTTAAGAAGTCTGATAAGTGTAGACCAATTATAAATAGAATTAGACGTCTTGCTAATAAGCATCACAGACCTTTATCTGATAAGAATGTGGCAAATCTTACAAAGCTTATTTCTGAAAATAGACTAAGAGATGCTATTGATGTTATTGATAACGCTGATAATAGAACTCTAATTAAGCTTATTAACTTTGCTAATTCTGAAATTTTAAGTGACTCAGATATTAAGATTTTTAATATTCGTAATGGGTCTTCTTATATTACTGAGCATGAAATAAGTTATAGTGCTGTAGATACTTTACATGCTATATGCTTTAATAAGTTATTACACAACTGTGAGGATAAGCTTGCAGGTAAGACTTACTTAATTCCTAAGTATGTTGAGTATGCAGCTCCAGTATCTGAAAAGCAAATGATAGGACAGCTACCTTATGGTACTATTGTACATGGTAACAATAGCAATACTATTTCTCCAGCTATTTGGTGGACAGACTATGATAGATATCGTACTGATATTGATATACATCTAAATAGTAAGAATGGATCTTTTGGTTGGAATAGTGATTATCGTAGAGTTAATAAGAATTCAAATATTCTTTATAGTGGAGACATGACTTCTGCAAATCCATATGCTTCTGAAGCATTTAGAATAACACTAGATGATGACAAAGCTTATATACTTACAGCATGTTTATTTGATGGTAGTTACAATGCACCATTTAAGTTCATGCTTACAGATGTAGATTTTACTAAGGGAGCAACTATAAATGTTGAAGATGCTTTGTTTGCACCTATTGACATGAAGTTCAATAATACTCGTAATATGAGCTTAGGCTTTGTTAGGGGTAATTCATTTTACTTCTATGGTGGTGAACTAGGTAAGAGAATTACACCAGATGTTGAACTCAATAATAGAGCACTAGATGCTATGATTACTAGAGTTTCAAACATGTTTAAGCTTGACGAGTTTATTAATCTTAGTGGTGGTAGAGTAATTAGAGATATATCTGAAGTTGAAGATGATGTAGAAGTAATTAGTTTAGAACCTAATGCTATTACTGCTAATACATTATTCAATATCGTTGACTAAATCTCTTGCATAGAAACTTCCTTATTTAATGATTTAGGGGTATGTTTTAGTTTCCGCAAGAATTTAAAGTCATTTAAGTTGGGAGGTAAAGTAAATATTTTACTTTATTTCCCATTTTTTTTTCGATTTTTTGTGTATTTACAAAACTGAATGATTGCATTATAATTAATATATTAAAGAGACATCTGACAAGGAGTTTTAAGTGAAAAAATTAAGAGATATATTTGAAATTATTTTATTCATATTTGTGCTTATACTTATTGCAATTACTATAATTTCAGTAGTTATAGCTCTTGCAGCTATGCTTTCTCTTGTAGGTATAGGTCGGTTTATAATTGCTATATTGGCTGTATTAGCAATTATTATAGTAGCGATATTTGAACTCAAAAAGACAGATATTCCAGTCATTGATTGTAGTAATTGTTACAAAGAGAATCAACTAAATAGAGAGATTGCTTATTTCTTACATGCATATTATCCTGACGCTTTTTATCATGACAAATTGACTGACGATGATTGGACAATATACATGCTATTAACAAATGTACTCAATGGTTCTAGATTTACAGTAGATTGTAATAGAGAACTTTTTGAAAAACTTGCTAAAAATCTTGAAGAAATTCAGATGACAAATACTGAGTTGTATAGAAAAGTAAGAGAAGATCTTAAAAAGTAATTAAGATGAGGATGGAAGAATGCTTAATTTATTCAAAAGATTTAGAAAGTATAATACTAAAGAGTTAGTTGAGTTTGATCAGTCTAGATTTGATGACTTTATTGAAAATCTTAGTAAAATGCAAGATTTAAATGCAGAAAGAATAGATATAATAATAGAGCATCTTAAAGAACTAATATCTACTCGAAACTTTTATGTTGATTTTGCCATGCGAGCATGTTCATTTGATAAATACCTTGTTTAGTATTCAATAAAGACAGTGGTTCTGTAGAGAATTATTTAGGAGTAAAGCATAAGACTGAAAAGTTTTCTGAAGTTAAGAAAAATACTCATGCTAAAAAGAAAGCAGAATTACAGAGTAATGAGCTTGCATTCTTAGAAGATGTTGAGAGATACTTCACTGAGCAAAGACTTAATAACTTACTATCTAAAGGTGATATTGAATTATCTCTACAGAATTTAAGTAAGATTATTCCCGCTTTCTTAGATGATGTAAGTACTGATTATACTAAAGACAATCCGGAAAATTATTTTGATAGACAGCTTCTAAATAAAAGATTTAGTAATAAAGTTGTAAATTTAGTTAAAACAACATTAATTAGAGAGGTCTAAATTCCTCTCTATTTTTTTATTTACAATTCATTTTTTATATGATATAATATCTTTTAAAGAAAGAAGGTATTATATGAAAAGCGAAAATTTAATTATAAGTGCTAAAGAATTAGCAAATGACTTAAATAAAAGTACTTCATTTATATACGACAATATTGACAAAATACAAGATAGAGTTATATATTCTAAAAAGAATAGTAATGGCAAGTATGTAATTATCAGAAATCCATTTGATAAGCACATGTCGAATTATACTAAATCAATTCAGCTTGCAGAAAGTACAGTACAAGAATTAAAGCAGTTACAAGTTAAGTCAAAACAGATTTTTAAAAATTATAATTGTCTTAAGCATTCTGGACTTACATCAATGATGTCAGAGCAAGATTTTGATGATAATTCTCAATTTTTTACTGAAATAGAACAAAGAATTGCTAATTGTCAGAAAAAATTACAATTGCTTGAGAATAGAAGCAATTTGCTTTCAGATTTTTTAAGTCAATGCTCTAAAGCTGATATAATTAAATCAGTAGAGAGATCATGTCCTGGAAAATTTAGCAATTCTAAGAAGCCTTCAGTATATGTAGTACTCGATACTTCAAATTCTGTAGATAAAATAAGAGTCATAAATGCTTTATCCGGTTTGAAATATTGATTTAGTTTAAGTAAGGAGTGTAAGTATGAATATCTATTTAGTAAGCACAAATCCACATGAGAAGAATGAGTGGGGTGGTACTAGTTATAAGAATGTTATTGTTGTATCAAATCTTAATATCTCTAATGAAAACTTAAGAATTTTGGTACATAAAGAATTAGACGTACCATATTTCAAGCTTTATCAATTCTTGTTTTATGATGCAGATACTGAAAAAGACATGCATGATAATATTGTTGTATCAAAGCTAAATCTTAATATACTAAAACTAAACGATAATAAGAATTATATTAAGAATGAACTAGCTGCATCTGAATTCTATGAACTGCAACTACCTTCAAATTATGAGCATACTTTTCCAGAAGGTGCTGTATTTTTAGAACAGAATATTGACTGGTGCATGAATCTGCTGGACAAGGAATATACAAAAGCTAAAGATGAAGATCAGATGAGGCAAATTAAAGCCAATAAAGAACAATTTCTAAAATTCATTTCTGAAATAGATAAGTCAACCCTAATTGAACTACTACAAGAAGCACTAAAAGAACAGGAGTAATCTATGGGTTATAAAGAAAATGCTAAAAGATTTTTAAAGTATTTACATGATAATGACTGCACTACAACTGGTGCTTTAGGAGAAAAAGAAGTATTAATTGATGATGGAAAGAGAGAATGTGATGAGTAGAAAAGACTTAGTTGAAATGTTACTTAAAGTAAGTATTAGCTTATTTGTATTTGCAGTTACATGCAGTATATTTGTGTCATTAGCATATACATTCGAAAAGACAAATATTATAACACTCATGATTAGTGGATCATTGTTTGTTGCAACATTAATTAACGTGTATCTAATATACGACAACTCTACTAGTAAACATAAGATAGAAGAGTCAAAAGAAGTTTATGACAAAAAGATAGAAAAGTACAAAGTAGCAATGTCTATTGCAAATTATTTACACATGTATTATCCAGATAAATTTGTAAAAAATGAATTAAGTGAAAGTGATCTGAAAATGTTTACAACTCTAACTGATGTAATATGTGGCTATGGACTATCATCAGCGTATCACCCAGGTAATAGAGATGCATTTGTAGCATTACTTAAGAATCTTGAAGAATACGGTATGCAGTACACTGAATTCTATAAGATTATTAAAGAGCTTGTGGACGAAGATGGCAAGTAATTTGATTGACTTAGAATTCTTTAGTACTACGTCAAATACTACATTGAGAATAATTGATTGCTATACACAAGACTCAACAACTTTTTGGTTATGTCAAGACATTAAAGCTGATAATAGTAATTTTTTTATTATTCATAACGATGAAGTAGTTGCTGAATTAGAGAGCATTGAGGAGTAAATTATGACAGTACTAGAAAAATTAGTAATGCTTATCTGAAAATATGAAAGATGAAGACTTTCGAACTAGTATTGCATTAGAGTTTGAAGAGTACTTACAAACTAAAAATGCATATGATGAAATAATGGAAATTGTAGATAATACACTTGAGTAAATTAGAAAGGAGATAATGATGATTAAGACACTATATCCAAAATTTCAATCTTGGTCTAATACTGGTTCAATTTTCATTATCTCTGATACTCATTTTGATGATTTAGATTGCAAGTTGATGGATAAAAATTGGATATCAGTATCAGAGCAACAAGAGATATTAAGAAATACAATTCACAAAAATGATACTCTAATTCATTTAGGTGATGTAGGTAATATCGAAAGATTAGAGCAAGCATGGAAGAACGGTAAGAAGCCTTATTCTGTACTTATTATGGGTAACCATGATGAAACTGTTTCTAAGTTCAAATGTTTCTTTGATGAAATATATACTGGTCCATTATTCATTGCTGAAAAGATATTGCTATCTCATGAACCAATTGATTTTTCATTTTGCTTGAATATTCATGATCATAATCATGCTGGAAAGCAATTTCCAGATAAAAATCACATTAATCTGGCTGCGAATGTTTGTAGCTATAAACCTATGAATTTAAAGAGCATCATAGAATTAGGTTACTTATCTAAGATCAATTCTATTCATAGAGAAACAATAGATAATGCTACGAAAAGAAAGAAGAGTATTTAATTATACTCTTTTTTTGAATTTTAAGAGGAAAGAAGAATGCTAGTAAAAGATTTAGAAGAACTAAGATTTGTAGATATCAGAGAATCCAAAATTGGTTTCAGTGTTTATTCTTTTGATAACTATATTTGTAGCTTTAGTAAAGATGACTTTGCAACAAAAGAAATAGATTTAGAGTTTATGAATACTTTGTTGAGTCAAGTATATACTGACGGGTATAATGATGCTCTGGCTTCAGACTTATACTAGAGATATATTTTCGTGTACACTAGTAAACTTTTTAAACTTAGTTATATATTCATATTAAAAACGACTCAAATTGTCTCTGTGTACATTCTGAGTACATCTAGATATGTTCTGAGCATAAGACTGATATATACTATAATATTTTTTAGTATACACTTATGTGAAAGTATGATATAATCCCTAATAAGTTAAGAATATGTGATTATCATATTCAGCTGAAGATTAATAATTTCTAAAGTTGAGGACTCATATGAAGAAAATTATTGTAGCACTTATAACAATGCTAGTTTTAGTTATTCCTATTGGTGCATTTGCTGATGAAGGTAAAGCTGTAAATACACAACTTACCAAGTTAGAACTCCAGAATGATGCTGGAGAAACAATTAAAGAAGTATCAATCGGTAGTTCTTTTAAGTTATTTGCAAATTATACCATTACTGATACTATTCATACTGGTGATTATTTTGACATGACTATTTCTAAAGAGATTAATTTATCGTCTGCTTTTACAGATTATAATTTTACTCTAAAAGATAATTCAAATCAAAATTACAATAAATAATAGCAACGCTAGTAGCTATAGCGTATTTCCGCCTGTAAAATTTACTCCCAATAAGCAAGTATCTGGTACGGAAGTAATAGGAAAGTGGGCAAATCCTTCAAAGAGTAAGGACAGAGCTGACTGGAGAATCCGTATCAATAAGAGTGGACAAGATTTAAAGAATGTAGTTATAACTGATAAGATTAAATCTAGAAATGGTGAATATCTTCCAGAGTTTAAGCTACAGAAGGTAACTTTTGCTGAGGCTGGAAATATTACTAGCTATGGTGAAGAAGTTGATGTAACAAATAAGATTAGGTACAATTCTGATAAAACATCATTTACATTAGAGCTCGGCTCAATAGGGACTCAAGGTTATCTATTATCATACGCTACAACTGTAAATGATGAGGACCCTGTACAGAACAATTCTGCAGAACTTACTGCAGATGCAATTGATCCAAGTAAATCTTATGGTGTATGGCTTTACAAAGCTGCAGGTGGTGGTTTAAACACAGAAATTCAGGGTAAGCTTAGAATTAGAAAGGTTGACTCTAAAACAGGAAAAGGTCTTGCTGGTGCTAAGTTTAAGATTGAAAAAGATGGTAAGAGTTTTGAGCTTACGTCAAATGACAAAGGAGTTGCTCTGTCAGATAAGTTAGAGCTTGGTGAGTACAAGGTAACTGAGATTGTTGCACCAAATGGATATAAGGCTACTGATGAAGTATTTACAGTTAATGTTACTACAAATGGTGGTGTTCTCACTGTTAAGAATACTAAGGTAGAAGAACCTAAGAAGCCTGAGACACCTAATGTTGAAGAGCCAAAGAAACCAGAAGAACCTAAGCCTGAGAAGCCTAATAAACCTGAAACTCCAAGCATTGATGTTCCAAATAAGCCAGAAAAACCTAATAAGCCTGAAGAACCAAAGGTAGAAGAACCTAAGAAACCAGAAGTTCCAAAAGTTGAAGAACCTAAGGAAACTAAGACTGAAACTCCTAAAGACGTTGTTAAGAGCAATCCAACAACAGTTCGTAAGACTATTAATAAGAATATTCCTAAAACTGGAGATGATATGAATATTTATCTTTATGCAATTATTTCTGGTTTTGCTATTGGAACATTGACTTATCTTGTGAGAAGAAGAAATAATAGATAATTTAAAGGGCTTTTAAAAGCCCTTTTATTTTCTTAAAAATATGTATATTTACACAAAAGTGTGATATAATTAATCTTATAGAAAAGGAGGTAGAAAAGCATGACAATATTTGAAAGACTAGCACTAAAAGTTGAAAATGCTGGTGGTAGAGCTTTTTATGTTGGCGGTTGTGTTCGAGATAAAGCTCTTGGATGCCAGAATAAAGATATTGATATTGAAGTTCATGGAATTTCTGAAGAAGAACTTGAAAAGATTTTGAGTGAATTTGGAAATATCAAGTTCTTTGGTTCTTCTTTTGGTGTTTATTCTATTTCTGGTATAAATGCTGATATTTCTCTACCTCGTTCTGAAAGAAAAATAGGTAATGGTCATAGAGACTTTGAGATTGTAGTAGATCCTTTTATTGGTATTAAAGAAGCAGCAAGAAGAAGAGACTTCACTATCAATGCTATGATGGAGGATATTCTTACTGGTGAGATTATAGACCCTTTCAGTGGTTCTAGTGATATGTGTGCAGGTATTATTAGACATGTAGATGACAAAACTTTTATTGAAGATCCTCTTAGAGTTTTAAGAGCTGCGCAATTCAGTGCTAGATTTGACTTTAAGATTGCTCCTGAAACTATTGAACTTTGTAAGACAATAGATCTTAGTGCGTTATCTTCTGAAAGAATTGAAATCGAGATGAAGAAAGCATTACTAAAATCTAAGAAGCCTTCGTTATTCTTTGAAAACCTTAGAGAAATGAATCAGCTTGGATACTGGTTCAAAGAACTTGAGCAATTAATAGACTTAGAACAGAATCCAAAATATCATCCAGAAGGTGATGTTTGGACTCATTCTATGATAGTTCTTGATAATGCTGCTAAGTTTAGAAATGAAGTTAGTGATGCTTATTCTTTTATGCTGTTTGCTCTAATGCATGATTTAGGTAAGATCGAAACTACAGAGATTATTAATGGCGAAGTTCATTCATACAATCATGAAGTTGTAGTAGAAATCGCTGAAAGACTTCTTGAAAGAGTTTGTCATGAGAAGAAAGTTAAAAACTATGTTCTTAAAAGTATTCCTCTTCATATGAGACCAAGTATGCTGTTTGAGTCTAAGTCTAAAATTAAGAAGACAAACAAACTTTTTGATGAAGCTGTAGAACCAAAAGATCTTATTTACTTTTCTCTATGTGATAAGCATATTGAAACTAGTAAAGAAGAAGAATTAGAGAAAAAGGAATTCTTGTTTAAAAGACTCAGAGTATACGAAGAGACTATGGAGCAACCTTACATTGCTGGTAAGGATCTTCTTGAACTTGGATTTAAATCTGGCGTAGAGCTTGGTAAAATACTTGAACTTGCTCATAAACTTAGACTTGCTGGTGTTTCTAAAGAAAAAGCTCTAAAACAGGTACTAGCAACATATAGAAAGAAGCAGTAATGGCTATTAATTCAAAGAAAAAGGGTAAGAGAGGTGAATTAGAAGTAGTTCACTTCTTAAAAGATAGAGGTTATAACGCTAGACGCGGTGTACAGTATAAAGGTACTCCTGACTCTCCAGATGTAGAGTGTGAAGAATTAAATTTTTTACATTTTGAAGTCAAACGTGCTGAAAGTTTAAATATTGAAAAAGCTTTACAGCAAAGTATTTCAGATGCTGGAGAAAATCAAATACCTGTAGTTGTACACCGTAAAAATAAAGAAAAATGGAAAGTTACATTAAGTTTTGATGACTTTCTACAACTTATTAAAAGGAAGTACAGATTATGATACCTAGAAGAGAAATACCACTTACACCAGCACCTACTTGGGAGTCAATGCTAAAAATATTATCACCAGTTGATAATCCGGTAAAAAGGAAGAATGACATGTATAATATTACTGTCAATGTTTCTGATTATTCTAAAGAAGATATATCAGTTACTATCGATGCTGAAAATAGAATTGTAGTTTCATGCAAGAGATCATATACTACTAAAGCTGGTATTAAAGAGCATCATAGTATGAAGAAGACTTACTCTCTACCAGAAGATGCTGATTTGCAAACAATTAGTGCTAAGGCTAATGATGATGGTATTCTAACTATTACAGTTAAGCCTAAGACAGAAAAGACAAAAGGTAGAGAAATTGAAATTAAGTGGTAGAAGAACTAATTAGTACTTAGTAAACAGATTTAAGGAGTATTTTTGTCAAAGAAAACAAAACAAGAAGTATTAGAGTTATTAGATTTAATCAGAGCTGGAGATACTTTCGAGCTTTGGGAAAGAGTAAAGTTTGTAGGATATCAAATTGAGCCAGATATTAATAGTAGGTATCTGATCTTTTTGAGTGTCCTACCTACTTTTGATTGTGAAAAGAATGATAATTTTCTGTCATTTTACAAACGAAGACTTGAGTATTTAAAATTTGAAAAGAATTTGAATTTTTTAACTACGACAGATCCTAGAATTATGAGAAAGTTAAAGAATGAAAAAATATCTCCTACTGGTAAATCTAGTAAATTAATTAAAGACTTAGGTAAGTTTACAAAAGATGGTAATTTAAATGAGTAAGAAATATCCAAGACCTCTTAGAGAAGGTAGTCTGAAGAGTACTAGAGACTTTTCAACAAATCAAGAAAAACAAATAGCTAGAAACTTAGGCTTCAAAAGAACTCCTAACTCTGGTGCTACAGCATTTAGCAAAGGTGACTTATATTCTGACAACTGGCTATTGGAAGCTAAAACTAAGATGACTAAGAGTAAGTCTGTTTCTATAAAAGAAGATTGGATAACTAAGAATATTCAAGAGATGAACTTTATGAATAAGCAACATCAAGCAATAGTATTTAATTTTGGTCCAGATGAGCCTAATTATTATATTATTAGTGAACTTGAATTTAAAAGACTCTTAGAATTAGATGATTGAGGAATATTTTGTATGAAATTTGATGATTTAAAGTATTTGAGTAGAGATGAATATATAAAAGAATATCAAAGATTAGGAGATAGAATGTTTTCAGAGTGCTATATTCCTAATTCTTTTGATTTACTAGATAAAGATAACTCAGCTTTAGCAGAAATTGCAGCTTATACTGGTAACTTAGATGATATTCAAAAATCTATAGATAGAACTGACTCTTTATATACTGAAGAGGAATCTCAAAAGTTTATGGATTCTGTTCTTGCTAGTAATATTATTGATATTGTTGAGTCTGGTATGTTTTATAAATCTCTAATGAGTGCTACTGATGATATGAGACTTATTAGTAGTGATTGTGGAGATTCTGGTGAAGAATTTGCTTTACCTCTTTCTGAAGAGGACTTTAATTATTACATTAGAAATCATTTTGTAAATGAACTAGATGAATATGTCACTTCATATAATTCTTTTACTGAAAGTACAAAAGATTTTGATTCTGTACATGTAAGAACTATTTTAAGTTGTAAAGCTCATAAAAATCACAGATGCTTTTGCAAGAAGTGTTTAGGATTAATTGATAGAGGTGGTAAGAATTATTATAGTCCAGATGCAGTAGGACTGTTTGCAACTCTAATGGTTACTGAAGCTGCTACACAGAGTTCATTAGACTCTATGAATAAAGGTATTACTGAAAAAGTTACTGATATACTTAATCAGAAAATGATTAAGAATTCTTGTACAGAAGAAGAAATGATAGAGTTTATTAAGAGTATTCTAAAACAGATTGGATACATTAACATTCAGAGTAGATACTTACAAATAGCTTTATTTTCAAGATTTTACTTAAATAAAACTGGCAAATTTAATATTTCAAGTATTTCATCTTCAATTAATAGAAGAAATGATATGCTGGCTAGGTTTATTTATAGACCAAATAAGAGAACATTTAGAAATTTAATTCTTTCTGATGAATTTGAAAGTGACTCAATAAAAACAAGAATTATGTTAGATAAGTATTTAGACACTAATAGGAGAAGAAATTCATGACGTATTTAGCTATTTTAAAAGACAATAGTACTAGAGGTAATTATGTCTTTGCTGCAGAAAGTATTCCACAAATCATGAAAGCAACATTTGATTGTATCTTAGATGAAAGTGGATTTAAGAGTGATGAGCTTGAAATTAGAGAATATGAAGAATTTGATAATGTGCTAGAATCCATTAATTCTAGTGGAGAATATACAATCTGTAATAAAGAATTTAAATATGAAAGTTTCTATTTAGTAATCTATACTCCAGATGCTTTCAAATTAATCTAGTGTACACTGATTGAAAGGAATTATCTAAAATTGAGGAATATACTAAGACTTAATTCTGTGTTCTTACTGGTTATTTTAACAATACTCATTTTAAGAATATTCTTTACTCCATTCTTTGTAATTGGTCCTTCAATGCAACCTACGCTAAAGAATGGAAATATTGGTATTTCTTATAATCATAGCAAGAATATAAAAAGAAATGATATTGTACTAATTAAAAATCAAGCAACTAAGAAAACAATTATTAAGAGAGTTATTGGTCTACCGGGTGAAAAGGTGGAGTATAAAGATAGTAAGCTATATATCAATGATAAAGAATATAAAGATAAGTTTAGTGATATAACTGCTGATTATTCTATAACTCTTGGTGATAATCAATATTGTTGTCTTGGTGATAATAGACCAGTAAGTGCTGACTCAAGAACTTTTGGTAGTTTCAACATAAATGACATAAAATCAAAAGTTCTAATTTGTATTTAGAGAGGTTTTTATTTATGAAAACAAAACATGTATTTTTAAGATTTATCGACGTGTTCATTATCTTAGATGGAATTCTTTTACTTTATTTCATCTTTGGATCTGCACAATTATTAAGATTTAGATACGGTGAAGGTGCAACTGTTACTACAATTTTAACTTATCTACTACCTACACTGCTAATGGCTTTACCATTACTTGTTTTACTAATTGTAAGTAGATACTTTGTTAAAGAGAGTATTATGAGACGTGAGCAACCAAGCATTACTGTAGAAGCTGTAGAAGTAGTTGAAAGCGACAATGATACTCAAGAGAGTGATAATTCATCAGATGAAGAGGTTTTAAAAGAAACAATATCATCTTTTGAAAATAGCAATGATGAAGAATTAGAAAAAGAAGACGACACTGCTGAAGAAAATGAGTAAGCTGCTAGAAAGGTCGCAAAGATTAAATGATTAAAAAGTATGCAATTTATAAAAATAAGATTATTATAGTGCTAGTATTATTGATGCTATTTATTTCATACAAGTCAATTAATTACATTACTCATAGAAATGTTATTGGTTGTACAAACTCTCATGTGTCTACTGACTTTGAGAAGTGGTGTGAAAATGATTTAGAGTCAGGGTATGTACCAGCTTATATAATTATCAAAGATGGTAGAGTAACAAATGTAAAAACAGGACTTACTACTAATTTTGAATTTAAGAAATTACTTAGAACTGATAGAATGAATATTCCTCTATACAAAGAAAAAGTAAAAGATCTAAACGGCAAGACTTATTACTTAAAAGAATTTGATGTAGTAGAAATTGTAATGCTAGATTGTCCTGCTTGTCAAGAACAGAAAAAGAAAAATAGTGTAGAAATACATAAGAAAAATCATTTAAAATTCTTGACTTATTACGTATTTTCAAAGCGTAGTGAAGTTAAGAAAGAATTAAATCAAAAATAAGAGAATAGCTGATATTTGATATTATTTTCAAGTATCAGCTATTTTTTTTGTTTTTAAGTATACATCTATGCTCAGAATGCATCTAGAAGTTACTAGAATGTACACAGAGTAATTTTAAGTCGCTTTTAATATAAATATATAACCAAATATAAAACTTTACTAGAGTACATCTAGTGTACTCTGAATATTATCAAAAAAAAGAGTGCTGATTTGCACTCTTAATTTGCTTTGAAATTATATATTGGTCTAATTACATCAATAATATCTACAGTATCTACAATAGCAGTTTGAATTTCATCAAGAGTCTTATAAGCCATTGGAGACTCATCTAACGTACTCTGACCTACACAAGTAGTATAGATGCCTTTCATCGACTCTTCAAATTCTTCTACAGTTAAAACTTCTTTAGCCTTACCTCTAGATAGAACTCTACCAGCACCGTGTGGAGCTGAATAATTCCAGTCAGCATTACCTTTACCTACACCGATAATAGAGCCATCTTTCATAGAAATAGGAATAATTAGCTTTTTACCTTTTACTGCAGAAATAGCGCCTTTTCTGATGATTTTATTTTCTACATCAATATAATTATGAATAGAACTAAAATGCTCAGCTTCAGTCCAGTTCATGTATTTCATAATCTCATCAGCCATAGCTTGTCTAGATAAAGAAGCATATTCTGCAGTAATATTCATATCATGTAGATAATCAAGTAAATCTTGACCTTCAATGTATCTTAAATCTTTAGGAATTTCAATAATATTTTCTTTTATTCTCTTGATCGTTTCTTCTATTTCTGATTGTCTACCTTCAGCTTTCAAAGTCTCTATTGCTTTTGAGATTTCAGACTTTAGATTTACAGTATTCTTTTCAGCAATAGATTGATAATACTTACAAACTTCAATACCTAGATGTCTTGATCCGGAATGAATCACTAAGTATATATTATCATTACTATCTCTATTTACTTCTATAAAGTGATTACCACCACCTAGAGAGCCTAAAGAAAGCATTGCATTATTGTAATCAATGTGATCAAAACATTTGAGTTCTTTAGTCTAGTAAGATTTGAAAATTCATGTGGAAAGTTTCTCTTACTAAATCCATATGGAACTTTAACATTCTCTTGAAGCATATTATCAAGCTTTTCTAAATCTAATTCAGTTTCTTTGATTTTATATACTTCAACGCCACAACCAATATCAACACCTACAAGATTAGGACAAACCTTATTGTCAATTAACATAGTAGTACCAACAGTACAACCTTTACCAGCATGAACATCTGGCATAAAACGAGCATGACAATTCTCAGCAAATGGTTGGTTTAATAATTCTATGATTTGAGACTGTGCTTCAGATTCGCAGTTATTAGTGAAGATCTTAGCATCAGAATATTTTCCATTTAGTATTATTATGTTTGCTACCTCTTTTTTTGTATTTGTTAATACTATTATATCATAAATGATACTTCTTGTAAATTAAAAAGTACTAACTATCTCTAATTAGTACTTGATGTATTCTATTTAATTTCTTCACTCTTTACAATTCTACGTATGTCTCTATCATCATAAAGTAAATAATCTTGACGATTTACTACACTGAGTATTTGCAAATTATCTCTAAAATAGTCCTCTTCTTCACCGATAACTTGTAAGCATCTATGACAGGACATCTTATAACTTATTTTAGCATTCTTAATCAAAAGAGCATAACTAGAAATATCTTTTGATACTTCTTCAAAATTATAAATTGTAAACCTGCAAGGATTTGATCTGCATACATATTCTCTAAGATCATCGTCAATAAAGATTGAAATTATTAGAAATAGTGGCTTACCTTTTTCTTTAATACACAGTTCATTTAGAAAATCATACTGCTCTTGTGAAATATACAATGTATTTTTTCCTAAGTACTTATCTAAAAATGATAGATACTCAGTAAATGAATTAATACCAAGTTCAAGCATTTCTTGTTCTGACAATAGTAGTTTCGATGATCTTACAAGTCCGACAATTTTACGTTTAATCTCAATACTGATAGATACTACAATCATCACAAAAATTGCAACTAATATGCAAATCAAAAGTATGTACTTTACTCTAGAAGATGCTGAGTCAATTATCATGGTTACAAAAAATAATAATGAACCACATAGAATTGTAATAGCAATTAATAAAAGAGCACCACATATCTGCATAAAACGTTCTGTAAATAAATTTGTAATAGATGTCTTTTTCTTTAACTTCATAATTTTTCCTTACCAGTTTGTAATAATACACTCTTTACCCAGATTTATCTTGCTTCTAAAAGATACTTTAGAGTCAATAGCACAAATTGAAAACATACTATAGTTTTCATAAAAGTAATCTTCATTGCTATTTGACAATGTAAATGTTATATTCTTATTATCAAGTTGCTTTAAATTTTCTAATATCTCTTCTTCAAATGAAATTGAAGCATCATATGTACTAGTATATCTTTTATGAGTACCAAGATATGGTGGATCTAAATATATGAAAGTATCACTCGTACATTCTTTCAAAGTATTACGATAATCATCATGTTTAAATTCTATACGAGAAATAAGATTTGAAAAGTCTTTTAATTGATTATAATTAAATTTAAATTTTCTATTTCCATATGAAGTATTGAATATTCCATTCTTATTTACTCTATATAGACCGTTGAAGCATGTCTTGTTTAAATAGAAAAATAATGCTGACTTTCTAGTGCAATTATCTAAAGAATTAAATTCATCTCTAAAGATATAATGATTTTCTTTATTTTGCTCAGTTTCTTGTAGTTTTGTACATTCATATACTAGTTCATTGAAGTTATTAATAGCATCTTTATAGAAATTGATAAGAACATCATTAGCATCAGAAGCAATAATCTTATCAAAATTATAGTTTTGAAGTACATATACTAATGAATGACAACCACCAGCAAATGGCTCACAATATACTTTCTTTGAAGTATCAATGGGAATTTGATGAATTATTTTTCTCTTGTTACCAGCCCATTTTAGAGGTGATTGTATCATGCTTTAGTCTCCTTATACAAGAACCTTTCCATACAAATACATGCTTTCAAGCATAATTGAAATAGCTTTTTCATCTATTTCTCTATTTTTAAAATCTTCTTCAGTTACTCTAATAACTTCCGCATTACAATATCTAATACTAAAATCAAAGTCAATCTGACTCTCACAGTTCACAGTGAATATTGAACTTACTGTAAAAAGGTCATTACTTTTAACAAGTGTTTCAAATGTCATAGATTACTCCTTTGTCTTGATATCAATGATTGTCATACCATCAGTGCGCTTATTTTCAACATATGGTCTGTCTTTGAGTAATTCTCTAGTATCACAACCATGATCAGTAATAACATGAAATCCATTTGGTGTATCTCTAATTTCAATTTCTTCAGGTTTAAAGAATTTACCAAGGTCATCGACAAATTCTTTAAGAAGAACTTCATCTTTTAGGTCAAAATCAAATAGCCATCTCTTAGTATTTAATTTGCTTGTCATACTGAGAGAAACCATAATGTTATTAATATTTGTTAGTTTAACATTATCATCAGATAGAAGTTTAATAATAAGTGCTTTCTTTAAAACTACTTCATCTATGTCGTTAAATGCTGCATAAAATCTACAAGTTTCACCAGAAACACCTTCTTCTACAAACTTGTTAAAATCTTCTTTGAGTTTTTCAATATTCTCAAACTCTTCATCTGTAACAAGTCTGAATTTCTTTCTGACTTTAAAGTTCTCTAAATCTTTATTATCTTTTGCTCTTGATTGAAAAGCAATTTGTCTAAGTGTTGTCATAATATTTACCTCGTTTTCTTTGATAGAAGTATTATATCAATATAAACTCAGAAAGTAAATATCTTTAATAATTCTGAATAATATCTAATTTATCACATTTGCAGAAAGTGCAGTTACATAATCCTAGTTCAATATCGATAAATGACTTTGAACGTCTATTAAACCCGTAAATTACTCCACAATTTGGACATACTATCGAGTATTTTGTTTTTGAAAATTTATACTGAAAGAAATCATGATACTCATGCTTAGCGCTTGATATGGCATTCTTTCTTTCTTTTGAATATGGCTTTGCTAAATGTATTTCAGCTTTATCATAATCATCTGAAAAATTTTCAACTAATTTAGAAACTGCTGAAAACCAAATAGCATCGTGACCGTAAGATCCAGAAATGCTATGACAAGTTTCATGTGCTATAAGTGCTCTAATTTCTTTAATGCTTGCAAAATCTAAAAAGTCAGAATCTACAGCAACTGTACTTGTATAAGGTGTATACGTTCCAAAAGCATTTTTGATCTTTTTAGATTCAATATTTAAGTCATCTGGTACTTCAAAACCAAGATCTTCAAGCTTTTTTACTTCTTTGATTAGTTCTTTATTCAAATCAATTTTCAATGCATAACTCCTTTGCATATATTATTTACATTTATAAATTATAATACGTGCTTGATCATTTGTAAACCATTCTAGTATCAATAACAGTATACTTCATTGCTCCAGATGCCATTCAGCGTACTTAGAATGTACATAGAGTAATTTTGAGTTGCTTTTAATATAAATATATAGCCAAAGCTTAAAAGTTTACTAGAGTACATCTAGTGTACACTGAAAAACAAAAAAAAGAGAGTCAATTAAGACTCTCTATAAATATTACTTACGATACGTTTGAGCATACATAATAGCAAAACTTTTAAGATCTTCTAAACCAGTATTCTCCATTAGTGTAAGACTCTTTGTATTTTCAATCCGCCACTTACGATTATTTTCAAAGTCAGTAAACTGCTTATCTTCTGCTCTACTCCTAAAATTATATTCCTCTTCAGAAGTAATACATCTACTCAAATATTGCTTTTTTCTCTGTTCATCATCACAGAAAATGTATACAACATGAAAATCAATATCTGGTAGAGAAGTAACTAATTTTTTAGCACCAAGAGCATCGATAATATAATAATCTTTACTCTCTAAATCTTCTTTTCTAGTATAGTAGAAATTACCATTGATTTCTGTAGTAGCTACTGCATTTTTCATTTCTTCTTTAGCAGTTTCAAGAGAAACAAATCTATGAGAATTATCATCACTACTTCTTTTAGCTCTTGTAGTAGAAGATAGAACACCTCGAAGTCCCTGCTCTTCTAAAAACTTAGCAAATGTATCTTTACCTGAAGCAGTTCTACCAAGTATCAAAATCATCAGCAACCTCCTTACTTGTAAAGCTTGATCTTATAGATAACGTCTGTAATATTTTCAGGTGTTGAAACTAGTAACAGCTGAGATGGCATGCTGCTCAGTCTAAGCTTATGTGCATAATCGTCAGTACCGATTAAAGAACCAGAACACATAAATTCAGTATTATTATTCTCATCAGCACTAAAATGGTGTAAATGTGCTGAAAGAATTAAGTCACAATGATCTCTAGTATAAGAATTGAGACTATTAATAATTCCTCTCTGTGGATCTTTATCTCCATGAACTGCAACAACTTTATGATTAAATACATTGAATGAAATAATATCATCACCTAGAGTATTTTCAACCATTTTAAAGTTCATGCATTTTTCAAATCTATTGAGTAGATGCCAGTCAATAAATCTATAAAATGACTCAGATGAAATACTATCAGCTTTATTAGGATCTACTCTAGAATGATTATCTACAACTGAGTGATACTCAACATTTCTCTCAGTTCTAATAATATCATAAATAAACTCAGCAAGAATTTCGGCTACTTCAATTGTCTGTGAAACTACATCTCTCCTATTATTTATTCTTAGAGGTAGATGAATATTACCACTAATCATATCTCCAAGATTAACAATAATTAAGTCTGTAATATTCTCCTTGTCACATATAGAAATTACTCTATCTCTAAGTTCTGCAATTCTATTTACGGCAATCATCGGTGAGTATTGATTAAATGGCGTACTAGTAGTTAAGCCATAATGCCAGTCACTTAGAGCAAGAATACCAACTTTTTCATTGTTTTCTCTATAAATCTTTACAGTATCTAAAATCTTACCAGATTCAACAAGCTTATTAGTAGCTTCAACTGCTAGTTCATTAATTACTTCATTTCTGGCAATCTTACGAATTTGAGAATTAATTTGAGATCTTTCATCTTGTAGCTTAACTCTTTCTTTCATTAGAGCTACTTTAGCTTGAAAGTTCTTATCAATATTAATTCCTTTATTCTCACATTCTCTCTTACAGTATCGATAATAGTCCTTTCGATATTTACTATCTGAAAAATTAACATCAAAAAGATTATTAAAAATATCTGTAAGTTCTAACCATGTCTCAAAGATCATACCTCTGAATTTCATTTCATAAATTCTATTGATATAATCTTTTTTAGACTCATTTTCTTTTAGTTCAAAAATATTATCCAAGTATAATAAGTTCCTTTCTTTTGTCATTTCTTACAACTTCTATATTCAATTTTGTATCTATAAACAAAAATACTAAACTAGTATTTTTCAATAGCTCTATAGTCTGTAGATAGCTTCGCATGCAAATACAAGTAGTTCAGAAATATCACTTGGTAATACTTCTCTATTCTCATACTCATACTTACTCATAACTTTCACATATACTTCAGGTTCGATTGAAAAGCGAATGTAAACATCGTCTCCATCTATTTCTGAGAAAAAACAATACTCTTCTACGTCGATTTGATTTTCAATGAAGTCTTTAAATGTCATAGTGTTACCTCTCTATTGTATTTTCTTAAGTTCAAGATTTTTACTAATGTACCAGATTCCGGGCTCAAAAATATCATTAAAATAGAAGAACCTATCTTCATTATTATTTTCTTCTAAAGCATCAGAATACTTATAGTTCCAATTATCATTCTTAGTGATTATCATAAAAGGTGCTTTACGTTCTCTAAGCATATCTTTACAAAATGGTGAATTTCCTAAATAAGAATAATCATCTTCAGGTAATAGAACTTGTAAATCCAAAGATACATGTAACTCAGCAGTAGTTGTAATATATCTATCATATACAATACCAGCATTATGTTCGTATGGAATATCGTTCCAATCATCACCATAATAGTCATTGCATGTAGATTTTCCAAGATATAACTGAATACCATTCGCTGTTCTATCAAAATCTATAATTTTTAAGAATTCTTTATTATCTATATTATCATATAATATTTCCATGTGTGAACCTCATTTACTTATATTGGTAGTAACTCTGTAGCATGCTTTGACATGTATGCAAACAGAATAAAAGAAAATATTATGAATACTAGCATAATACTCATCATTCTTATTCTTTTTCTATTTATACTATCAACATCATCAGAGATTATAGCTCTTATTACTACTAAATTGAAAGCACTTAGAAAAATTAGCATAGTTATTGGAAAGATATAGATCATCTCGAAATCTCCCAGTCTTTATTAAACTTAATAACTCTTAAAGGTATACCATACTCTTTTGCCAATTTAATAGTATGAGCAGTACCTTTAGACTCTCCATCCCAGAAAACAACACAACCTTTATTTGGATACTTTGAAATGAAGTCAATCATCTCTTTATTTCTCACAAATCCAGCTTTCTTACCGAGACCTTCCCAGTCAGGAAGAAATACTTTAGTTTCAAGACCTCTATACTCAGCATACTGAGCTGCAATTGAGTCAGCACCAATAGCACCACCATGAACTATAAGTACTTCTTCTTGTCTTTGCAAGAAATGATCTAATTTATCAAATAATAGTACTACATCATCAAAACATCTTGAGCCAGCAACTAAACATGCAAACATTTACTTCTCCTTTTATTTTATAAAACAAATTGTAATAACAAAATTGTTTAGTCTAACAAATTTTTAAGTTCTTGTACTAAGACCCTTGTATTTTTCCATTCACTTAAATCAAGATACTCTAAGTCTTCATAACCATCATCGTGAGTTATACGAAAAGCTTTTGTTGTATCAAGATTTTCTATAGTAAAGTTGTTTACATTACTATAGAGTCTTATGGGGGTGCTCTTTATCTATAACAAGATAGTTTGTTGTATATACTTCAGGATGAATGAACTTTACTACAGCATACTATCTATCTTCAGTACCATTTTCAAAGTTATCAGCAATTGTATTAAGACATTTTAGTAGATCGCTGCTATTTTCTATGAAATCAAAGACATCATGAACATTGATACTAATAGCATCTCTATCTAAAATTGATATTGCTGAATGTCTACCTTCAATGCTTTCTACATCTAGTCTATGACTTTTAATCTCATCTTGTATAGCATTTGGTAGATATAAAATAGATCAGTCATGCATTAATATTTCCAAAATCAATCTCCTCCTAAAATACATCTCCAGAATCTTCAACATACTTACTAGCATTTTCAATAACTTTGAGTTCATCTGATACTAAGCCAGATTTATCATTTGGCAAGTAAGTATATGTTCCAGTATCAATATCTACATTATAAAGAAGTTTATTACCAACTTGACCGTATCTATTCTTCTTTATATGAAAACCAATAATACTATCTCTATTTGTTATAGCAATAACTCTAGTCGAATTATGGGCACAACCATCACTATCTCGAATGTTTTCAAGTTCAGGTGATTCTTTTTCTTGATCAGCACCGCCTCTATTAGACTGTATTGCTACTAAAACAGGTATTTTTAACTCATTTGACAATGTCATTAAGTCTTCTGAAATATTAGTAAGACTTGTAGTAGCATTATCTCCACGCTTATATCTCTCATCGGATAAGTATTTGATACCATCAATGATTAGTGCGTCTAGTTTATTTGACTTTATCCAGCTTCTTAACTTTGATACAGTTGTTTGTTTTCCAAAGTCAATTGGAGACGTAACTAAGAACTTTGTTTTATTCTTTGAAAGTTCTTTAATATATTTCTCATAACCAGAAATAGATTTTGCATTTGATAAGCTAGTATTACTAAAATGTTTATACAACGTATCAAATCTGAAACCTACAGTATTAGCGGCCATTTCTGGAGAGAAGAATCCTACATTACCACCTTGCTCCCAGATTGCAATTGCTATTTTTTCAAGTGTCCAACTCTTACCAATACCTGGTCTAGCAAAGAATGTAATAAGTTCTTCACCTCTTTGTATTCCACCTAATAGCTCATCAAGCTCTTCAAGACCAAATGAGAAATACCAGTTATCTTTGTTTTTCTGCTTGTCTTTTAATTCTAATAGTCTTTCTTCAGCATTTTTAATAATGTCAATGCCTTCAATTCCATAGTTTATCTGTACATTATTTAAATTGCTTAGAATATACTCTACAGCTTTATTAGCGTCTTCTTTATATAACTCAGCTGTCTTTTTAACAATAGGAATTGTTGTCTGTGCTAAGTGCTCTTCTCTTAATTTATTTAAAAGATATGTATCTGGCTCTGATACTTCGATTACATCAAAATTATTAAACTTGCTTTTGAATGTTTCAACATCAGGAATAGATTTATATCTATCATAGTGATTTTTAATAAATTCAAATTCTTTTTCGCAACCAATAAAGTAAGAAGAGTCAATAGCATTATCTACTATAAAATCAAAATCTTTTGTATTTAGTATTTTACATATTGTTTGCTGTGATACAAGCATTCAATATTCCTCCATTCTTACTTATTATCTTCAAGGTCTGTAGATACAAATTTACCACGACCATCTGCTGCTTTAAATTCAATAACTTTTGAAGTACTAAATATTCTACTTGCTAATCTTGAACCAACAATCTCTTCAAGACTTTCTAAAGTTGTTACATTGCTTGTATAAATATTTGACTTTCCGTTTAGTATTCTATGATCTATATAAATAAGCAGTTGTGTATATTCATAATTACTCATATGAGATGTTGCAATATCATCCCATACTACTAAATCACAACTTTTTATAAGTTCTTTATACTCAGTTGTAAGTGGATTGTCAAAATCTTTAAGTTGCTGTAAAAATGTAGGAGTATGAATAAATAGACCTCTTACTCTTTGTCCATTACCATTCCAAATGCTATCAAAATACTTGAGCATCAGTTTAATAGACCAAGATGTCTTAGCAGTACCAGAAGATTTAGAAGAAATGTATAAATTCTTTCCTTGTTCTACAAAATTTACAATATTATCTTTAATCTTCTTAAGTTTTCTGAACTCTGGTAAGTCAACACCATTAGGGTGCAATGCTATTGGCTTTTGTTGATTTTTTGGAATACCAGAGTTATTAATCAAATATGATATTTCTATGAAACGAATGCAATTAGTACATTCAAGCTTGCAAACATTTCTATACCAACATTCTTTATTTCTCAATTAGTATACCTCACCGTTCTCAATACTCCAAATTCTTGCTTTATCTGCATCTTCTTGTGTCATTTGATGAATTTCAGCATTATCACGAGACTTAGAACCAGGTACTTCAAAGAATCTAAAGTATTCTTTATTTATACTTTGCTTAATGCTTTCAATCTTATTCTTAATATTGTCTAATTCGTTAAGCATACCTTTTACTTGAGAAGCATATGGAATTTCAGTACCATAGAACCTGCTGTCCTTACTTGGACTAATTCTATAGTGGAAATATCTTCTCAACCACTCTTTTACTTCTTCATCTGCTTCATACTTTAATATTTCAGCATTGATTAAATCAACTCTTGACATCTTCTTAGGTTTAGCTTGCCTAGTACACTTCTTAGAATGTTTGAGAAGTTTATACTCTTTAACACCCTTCTTTTCTTTGATGTCAATATAACCAGCTTTATAGAGCTCATTTAAGCATTGTCTAACCTCTTCAACATCGGAAGAAGTATAATCTGATAATTCTTCAATACTACTAACAAGAGACTTATCAAAACTGCACAAAATAGAATACATTCCTTTTGCACTTAAAGATAAGTCTGAATTTCTAGGTATTTCTAATGGAAGATGCATAAATGATCTTTGAGCTTCTACTGAAAATTTAATATTCTCCATTTTAATACTTTCCTGTTGAACCAAAACCACCAGAACCACGTTCAGTCTTATACTGATAAAAATCTTCTTCTTTTCCAGTACTAATATGAATAGGTTCAATTGAAATTAGTGTTGGTATAAATTGAATTACTTTTTGATTATAACATAAAAAACTAGGTTCACTGCTTACATTTATCAGATGTATGTAAACCTCTCCTTGATATGAAGCATCTATAATTTCTGCACCAGCGATTAAGCCATACTTAGTTGCAATGCTAGATTTATTAGCTGCTTCAAGTGCAATATTTTCAGAAAACTTACATTTTATACCAGATGGAATAAATGCTGAATGACTTGGTTCAATCTTTATTCCTCTCTCAGTAACTACAGCATTAGGATTTTTATTTTGTAATTCTTGCTGTAATTCTTTAGAGAAAGATGGAATAAAGAAGTCAATACCAGCATCTCCTATTTTTCTACAAGGATCTTTTACATCCCTAACTTTTAAAAATTCAATCATTACTGATTATTCTCCATATCTATGAGATTTAGTGCAAAGTCTTTAGCTTCGTCAAGCGTAAAATACTTTTCAAAGTCTTCATCTGCACTTGAGCTTACAACAAGCATATCCTTTGTGAACCATGTAATTGAATAATCATTAATCTCGATGACTATATCTTCATCTAAAGATAGGATACTAAAAAGTTTTTCGATGTATTTTCTCTGCTTTCTTTTATCTTTTGTTTCAACTCCGTCTTTAACTCTTTCGTTGTTTGCGTCAAAATGCATAATTTTTAATTTCATTGTAAAGCTCCTTTTTAATTGTCGAGTATGACATTTAGCTCAGAATATATCAGATGTACTCAGAATGTACACAGAGACAATTTGAGTTGTTTTTAGTATGAATATATAACCAGATAGACTTTTAACCTCTAGTGTACACTGAGTTACTTTAAAATTAATTGTACAAATAGTACACAAATAGCATAAAGCCATTTGTGATGACCAAGATTTTTAGTGCAGCTATGAGACACAGCTGAATAAAGTATAATGGTTCAAAGATTGCTCTCTTGATGTACTTGCAGTATAAGAACATTAGTACAAATATTACTAAAAGAAATATACTTGTGAATTTTGATGTTTCAATAATTGTATTTAGCATTCTTAGTACCTCATGCTTAAGCATCATAAATATTGTAAAACTATTATAACACTTAAAGCATAAGAAGTAAATATAAAAAGTAGAAAAGCACCTGAAAAAATATCAAGTGCTTATACTCTTACTTTACTACGGATTCAACTGAAAGAATTTCTTCATTCTTCTTGAGTTTACACACATTTGAACCAGAAGCACCTCTACCAGAAACCTTATAGTCTTTTACATTCAATGTAATTTCTCTCATATTTGTAGTAACTTTAATACTATCAGTGTCATTAACTAATTTAGCTCCAACTACAAAGTCATTTTCTTTCTTAAGACCCATTACAGTAACACCAGTAGACTTACTAGCACCCAGTGATTTCTGAATATTACTCTTTTTGCCTAAGCCTTGATTGGTGACAAAGAATACATTCTCAAAGTTGCAATCTTCTTTACCTGAAATTTTGTCATTAGCATAGATATTAATAATTTCATCGTCAATTCCAAGAGAAGAAATATTCATACCAGCAGCAGTAGGGAGACACTTATCTATTTTATTAGATACAACTTTGTACATCTGACCACTCTTAGCAACTAGTACAACTTTTTCTCCTTGCTTTACTTTGATTGTCTTTTCATCTTCTTGTGTCTTCTTAAACTTACCAATATCAATCTTCTTTAGACAATTATTTTCAGTAAGAACGACCATAAATTCTTTCTTTACTCTAGGCTTTACAATCTTTGTTTTTGTCTCTTTAATGATTGTAGAAGTATCTAAATCAATTACTTCTGTTCTTCTATCCCAACCATACTTATCAACAAGAGAATTGAACCTATCTAAGAAATACTTTGTTCTGGCATTCTTATCATCAATTAGAGACTGATTAAATTCTTTACTCTGCTCTAATTCTTTCTTTTCATCTTTCAACTTAATCTGCTCTAAATTAGCAAGTCTACCAAGCCTCATAGATACAATAGCCTGAGCCTGATTTTCAGTAAAGCCAAGCTCAATTATCTTTTTCTTTGAAGCATCGATTGATTTTGACTTCTTAATACAAGATATAATAGTATCAATCATATCTAGAGCAGAAATGAGACCATCAACAATTTCTAATCTAGCATTAATATTCTCTAAATTAAGTTCTGCTTCTTTAATTACTAAATTGAGATTAGACTCTACAAAAGTCTTCATATACTCAAGCATAGTAATTATTTCAGGTCTACCTTTAGCTCCAATAGCTTTTCTTTCATTGGAGATATTTACCTGAAAATTAGTCTTTCGGCAGAGCTGTTCAATTGTATACTCAGCCATTTCATCTTGACACTCAATCTCAATATTGATACCATTCTTATCACATCGATTTGCTATGTCAGTAATATAATGCTCATTGCTTGTTACAAACTTCTTCAAGCTCTCCATAAAATCAGCAGGATATACTTGATAAGGTAGTGATGTAACTCTAATAAGATTATCTTCTATAGCATAATTACCTCTGAGCTTAATTGTACCCTTACCTGTTTCATAGAGCTCCTTCATTTCACTCTTATTTATAATAATTCCACCGGTAGGAAAATCAGGATATAGTTTAGAGCAATCAACTTTACCAGTCTTTAAGTAATTTTCAAGCTGTTCTTTAAACTCATACAAATTACCAGAAGACCAAGCATTTGACATTGTATATCCCATTCCGGCAGAATTACTCATATACAAAAGTGGAAGCAATGCAACCCAAGTATTTAGAATAGGTTCAGGATCTTCTTCAAGATAGTTGAGACCCATATCTAAAAGCTTTGTATTATAGAATAATACATCTTGAGCAAATTCACTCATTCTCATCTCAGTATATCTAGATGATGCTGGATCTGGACCACCAACAACAGAACCAAAAGATCCATGACCATCAATAAATGGTACATGATGTACAAATGGTTGAGATAAACGAACCATTGTACCATAGTTCTGACCATGAGGGTTATAGTTCATAACCTCGCCATCAACTTTTGCTGACTTGGTGTAAGCTCTATTATATAGTCTATTATTAACAAACATAGACCATAAAATATGAGCATAAGAAGGTTTTAAACCAGATAGAAGAAAATTGAAAGCTCTCTTTTCATTAACTTCTATACTGTATTCTATAAAGCTCTCTTTTAAAAGCTCTACACCTGAAATTGTATTAATTATTGCTTTCTCTTTCTTCATAATACTTCTCTAAATATTCCTTTCTTGCTGTTACATCAGCACCTTCAAAGATATTTAAATATTTTTCAAATTCTTCATAATCTTCAGTAGTTATCATTTTTAAATTTCTTGTTTCTTCATTTACCAGCTGCTCAAATGTTTCTTCAGCTGTCATTTCACCAAGACCCTTAGCACGAGCAACTTTATACTTTAAGTCTTTATTATTTTCTTTCCACGCATTAAATTCTTTATCATTAGAGAATAATAAGTAAGAATTATCAGGAAGAGTTACCTTAAATAAAGCACCATATACTTTATAAATATGACCATTTGTAAATAATTCAGGACACAACCAATCAAATACTGTACAAAGTAGCATTGTAATTGAACTAGCATCGGCATCAGCATCAGTAGCAATTACAATCTTATTATATCTCAGTTTCTTAGGATTATAAATAAGCTTACCAGTATCTTTATCAACATCAAGACCTAAAGCTCTAGTAATATCTGCAATCTCCTGATTAGCATATACTTTATCTAATGAAGCTTTCATACAGTTGAGAATTTTACCTCTAATAGGTAGAACAGCTATTTTACTAGCATCTCTTGTAGCAGTAATTGAACTTGAGGCCGATGCACCTTCACAAATATAAAGTTCACATTGACTTCTGTCTTTCTTATTTTTAGGATATGCATCAGCCAATTTAGTAGGCATATCAATAAAAAGACTATTATTCTTTTTACTTACACCTCTAATCTTCTCTTTAGCTTTCTTAGCAGCCTCTCTTGCTTTTCTACTATTTAGAGCTCTCTCAATAATAATAGCTGCCTCAGATGGATTGTTAGAAAGCCAAGTAGCAAAATCTCCACTCATTACATTATTAATAATAGTAGCATCAATATCATCAATTCTACTCTTATTCTGAGCATCATATTTAGCAGTAGTAGTGGTCATGTTAAAGATAATATTTAAACCTTCAGAGATTTCATTACTGCTAAAGTTCTTATCTTTCTTCTTAAGTAAATTATTCTCAGTAGCATACTTATTAACAGCTTTAACAAATGCCGTCTTCATAGCAGAAAGATGTGCACCACTATCAGTATGACCTAAATTAACATAAGCTGTAATATTATCAGAATAATCAGTAGTATAAGTCAAACAGATATTAAGCTTATCTTTACCTAATTCTCTCTCTATAATAAATCGATTGCTAAATAATTCCTTACCAGCAACTCTTTTACTCATGAGAGCGTTCAAACCATCTGGTGTATGATATATAAACTCAGAACCATTATAGTTTAATTCAATCGTTAATTTAGGACAAAGTGCAGATATTTCTTCAAAATAAGTCTTTAAATATTCAATATCTGGTGTATTATCCTTAAAGAACTTTGGATCTGGACTCCACTCTACTATAGTACCAGATACATGATCTTCTTTACCCACTTTACGCTTGTCAAATAGACCATCTTTAAACCAAATCTCCTCAAACTTACCATCTCTGTACGTCTTTACATGCAGGCTGGTCGATAACCAATTGGTTATTTTGGCCCCAATACCATTTAGTCCAAGAGCTGTACCTTGATAAACACCGTCTTCAGTTGTCTTACCAGAAGTATTGATAGTGTCAAAGCTTCTTTGTAGAATTGTTTTACCATTCTGATCGATACCAGCATTGACAAGAAAACCTTGTCCACAATCTTCGACAGAATAAAAATTCTTCTTAGTGTCAATAATGATTTTAGTATTATCACCATGACCGATTACATGCTCGTCAGCAGCATTAGCAAAAACTTCTTTGATCAGGTTTTGATTTCGCTTAGCACTGCCCAAGTACGTGCTCGGTACGCGTCTGGTGAATTCACGTGGTGATTCTGAAACAATTGATTCTTCAGTATATAAATTTTTCTTTGTCACTTGTTTTTAACCTCCTACAGGTGATTATTTATTATTTTATCATATATTTACTGCTTTGTAAACTCAAGTTTTAGATTACCACAGTCATATACTTTCCACCAGCCATTATCAATCATATTCTGACTTTCAGTTTTACTTTCATCGAATTTATCTCCAAGTAATTTAGGTAACTTATGCTTTTGAGCTTGAATTCTATTTAAAACTCTTTCTCCTTTAATATATTTGTAATTAGGAGCACTTTGATTTAGAATACTAAATCCATTTTTAAATAACTACTTGCTGTAAATTTACTTAAATCTATATAACTAACAAAATCATTGTAAGGTTGATACTTAAGTAGCTTAGAGAAGCCACCAATAACTTGAGTATTTAATTTAGTGCACATTCTTAACAGCTCTATTTCATTATTCTTAAATCTATTCTTTCCAAAGCAAAGCAATTGAACTAATTCGTCATTGTAGTAAAGTCCAATTCTATAGTTTGATACAACAATTCCTTGTAAATGATTTTTACTTAAAAAATATTTAGCCTCTTCAGAACTTACTTCTTTTACTTCACATTTTCTAGCATAAATTTTATTTTTATAAATGTCTAAAGCAGAAGAAATTAAAGATTTACAAATATCTTTCTTACTGTTCCATTCATACTCAAATATATGAATTAGTTGAATTCCTTTCTCTTGACACAAATTAGTTTTATTTAAATGATAATTAGGGTCTTTACCAAAATTAATTGAATGAATGTAATTACCATTAAACTCTAAAGCTAAATTTTTCTCAGGAATATAGAAGTCTAATTGTTTCTTAGTATCATCTTTAATTATTCCATATGCATTAATCAGTATTTCATTAGAGTAAATAGATTTTAACCACTCATGAATTTCAGCTTCATATCTAGAATTATAGACTTTAGCTTCCTCTTGATATTTTATATCTAATTCTTTAGCTAGCTCAATATCTGAGTTTTTAATAAATTTAACATGCTTGTACTCAAGAGTATGTAGTTCATAAGCAACTCTATAACTATAATCCAAATTTAAATTTTTAAGTTGCGTACAATCATTTTCTTTAGCAAATTTAGAAAGATTTTCTTTTTTGGTCTTTTTCATCTTGTTTCGATTATTATACTTAGAATTTCCATACTTATCTAGTTTAATATTTTCAATTTTGTCAATAATTATCTTAGATTTCCAAGGATTATCAGCTCCATATCTTTCTAAATTAGTTTGTTTAATCTTTTCTTGTACTTCTTTAATTTGAAAAGGACTATTTACATCTTGACCAAAGTTCTTAATTCTTGTTTGTCTGCTTTTTTCCTTAAATTCATCTGTTTGAAAATAGCTTGTAATGCCTTCTCCATATTTGCTTTCATAATACTCAGATACTTTTTCTCTAGTTTCAGGAGCCATGCCTGGGTTTGTAATACCTTTTCCATACTTATTTTCAAAGTATTTTCTTACTTTATGCTTAATAATATCTGATTTTGCAGGATTATCAGCTCCATATTTTTTTAAATTTGTTTGCTTTGTTTTCTCTTTAACTTTAGGAGATTGAGATGCAAAATCGAATCCAAAACGTTGTCTGTTTGTATTTTTTCTCTTTTCTAATGCAATCTTTTGTTTTTCTTCATGAGATAGTTTACAAATAGATTTCGGTTTTTTAATTTTCTGTTTCTTAGGTTTTTTACTATTAGTCTGTTTGACCTTTTCTTTAAATCTAGGAGATTGTGATACAAATTCATATCCATATCTTTGCAAGCAAGTTTGTTTTGATTTCTCTTTAACTAATTCTGATTGAAATGTATATTCAACACCATATTTTTTTAAATTATTTTGTTTTGTCTTATCTTTGACTTTTTCAGATTGACTAGGATACTCCGTACCATACTCAAGTAAATTAGTACACACTCTACTACAGCACTTGGTATAGCCATGTTCTAAACTTATAAAACGAGAAGGTTTGCCACAGTAATTACATAGCTCTTCGTCTTTTTCTTTCTTCAAGTATTTGTCATAGTACTCTTGAGCATCAATTTCATGCATATTTTTAAGATGCTTTGTTAAATTTCTATAAGAATTATATTTTTTACCACAAATTTTACAATTTAAAGTTATATGTGTGCATTTAGAACTAAATCCTTGTTTAAAATCAATAAAAGAAAGGTTTTTTCCACAAATTTTACATTGTCTCTCAGCATTTGTATTAACGTACTCACAATAATAATCTTCTTTACTTAAATCGTGTACAGATTTTAAATGCTTAACAAAATTTGGTTGGGTAAAATATTCTTTTCCACATATTTTGCATTTTAATTTTTCTTCTAAGTGTCTAGGCATAGTAATACTAAAAATGAGCTAAAATTAATTAGCTCATTAAAGCTATCTCCAATCTCCAGTCGTGCAATCTTCTACAATTTCTAATATTTCTGGGTTTTTTCTAGCGTATTCGTTTTTTCTATTTTCAAATGTTTCTAATAGCTCATTCCAAATTTCAACAAACTCAGAATTTCCAGGTAAACTATCTCTACTATCATATAAGAATTCAGTGTCACAATCTTTGAGAGCCTTTGAATTCTGAGGTAGAGGTGGTTGCCACTTAGATGCAAAGTTTGTTGTAGTCTCTCGAATATAGAAGTTATTTGGCATCTCTGGATTTACTATAAAATATAACTCTGGAATTTTCTCACAAAGTTCAAGAAGTAGCTTAAATGCAATCAAGTTATCTGAGCGAGGTTGAACTTGCCTATCAATCCGAGCCTTAATAAAGTCAATAACTCCATGAAGATTACCAGTTACATAGTAGAAAGTAGTCATAGTTCTTGGTAGCATTAATCTAGCATCCTGAATATGTCCACCGTCATTAAGAATTTTGTCATAACAATAATTTAGAAGTCTCATGGCTTCATCATATTCTTCAAAGCAATCACAATCTGTAACTGCTTGAGGTAGAATAACTGGTCTGTTTTCTATTACCTTATCTCCGGAACAGTCACTCGCGTAGCTCAGCTGAGTGTGCCTGATTAAATGGCTAACATCATGCCAGCTCATATTTTCAATCTTAAATGTAACAGGAATTGATCTTAGAGCTGTAGGAATAAACTTACCCTGAAGAGTTCTAAATATAAATCTCTTTCTATCTTCCTCTGTAAGACTAGTATTAAATTCGTTAATGTCTTCGTTCCATGTAGCCATTACTAATTCCGGTAGATAGTTCATACTTGGAATATCATTTAGAATAGTAATTTTTACATCTGACTCTTTAATATAATTTACTGGCTTATTCTTATCAGCATCTAATTTTCTAAGCTTTACTCTCTTATCTTTTACATTAAACTTCTTCAATAGTATGTCCTCTCTCGTGTTCAATTATTTCCAGTAAGTCATGAATTTCTGTAATTTTTTCTGACTTTTTATACTTTTCATTATCTTTATTAGAAATTAAATAAAACCTAGCGTTTGGCTTAAGTTTTGAAATTTTTTCTAAGTTTGCTACTGAGTCGTCAATTACAATGTCAGTATGACAAAATTTCTCGTATACTTGCAAATCTTTCTTGTGTGAAAAATAGATATAGTCAAAGTAAATATCATTCTTTTTTAGCCACTTAATAGTGTTCTGTATCATGTCCTCAGTTGCTTGTCTAGCAGTAAGAAAAATAATAAAGTATCCTTGACTTTTAAAATATTCTATAAGCACTTTAATATTTTTTCTAATATCTGCATCATGCTTATAGTCAGATTTACGATACTCAGATTTAAAGTCTTGATACTTTCTATAAGGTACTGTTTCTTTAAGCTCTAGTAAAGTTTTGCAATCAATACCTTTTTCAATTCTGCAAAAATTTAAAATTGTCTGAGGATAGTAATTTACAACACCATCAATGTCGATAATTACATTTTTCAAATGACAACCTCCTTATGACAAGTATAGTGAGGCATCATTTGGTATATACTCCAGATTTCTAATTTCTATATCTGTAGCAATCTCAATAGCTCTAAATAAATCATTTATTGACATCTCATCTATTTCATTATATACTTCTTGAATAAGTAAGCACATTTCCACAAGAACATCTTTTGAATTAATTTCAACAAAGCCATCGCCAGCGTCATTAACATCTGCTCTAATCATTAATTTTCCTCCATGATATAGTCGATAATGTCTTCAATCTTTAACTGAGTACAAGAAGCATTTCGACTAATATAAATTACATTGTCTTTTCTAATAATTTTAGGCTCTTCATAATAATTTTTAACTTTAATAGAACCTTGTACCGGTTTAATATACTCAGTACTACTAGGTGTTATTCTCTTTATGTCTGAAGAAAGATTACAATCGTAAATATAGTTATACTCTCCAGTATCATTGATTTCTGGTACTATGTATAAATACTCACAATTATCGTTATGAAGAGGAAAGACAGTATTATATATAATAGTATCTTTATCAAAATCTTCAAGACTTACTTTTTTATCAATTATCTTAGAAGCATCAAATGAATTATAAGCATCTTTTAAGTCAATTGCATAAAATTCATTTAAACCATCAGACATCGAAGAAGACTTTACTTGTCTATTTTGTTTTTTAAAATACTCAGCTTTTACTTCTTCTGTTGGTATTATATCATAAATTGTACCATCATGTAAATATCCAACCTTGACTTTCTTTCTTTGAATGTTATCAAACAGGTGATACTTGTCATTTTTTAAAATAAGAAGAGGTGGTGGCACAAAAGTACCACTACCATAAATCTCGTAATCGATTCCTAGTCTATCAAAGCAAATAGCGATTACAATTGCAGATATACCATTCCCAATTATCACTCTCTTCATTCTTTAAATACTATCCTCTTCAAATACTTCGCAATTTACTAAATTACTAATTATTGTCATACCGTCTAAACAGATTATTCCATCAGCTTTGAATGTTTTGTCTGAATCTATGTCATTAAGTCTTCTGTGAGCATAGCTAGTATTGATATGACCACAAACAATTGTTTTACCAATAGCATTGCCAACTTCATTACCAAGCATCAACCAATTGTCAATACCACTCAACCAAGTGTCATTAGACCAGTCTTCATCAGTAGCATCTCTAAATTCTGGACGTAGCCAACCATGAACGAATACATGATTTTCAAACTCAGCATAATGTACAAGTCTTGAAAAATATTTCTTGCATAATTCATTTTGCTTAGCACTGAGTATGATACTATGAGATAAGAGATTTAATTGCTCATGTGTATCAGAGACATTGATATCTGATAGAGCAATACAAGTTTTAGCAGTACCATTTGTAATATCGTATCCATAGAAAGTTGTTCTTTTAAATACATCTTCTAATAGATATTCGTGATTGCCTTTAATTAGAATAGTTCTATCTTCTGGTAAACTTAAAATATACTCTAGTACTGCAACAGTGTTATCTCCTCTATCTAATAGGTCGCCACAACTTATTAGTATATGATCTGGATTGTTTTTGTCAAAGCCTTTTTCATGTAAAGCATCAACGAGTGGCTTATAACAGCTATGTACATCTGATACTGCAAAATATTTCTTCATCTTATCTTATTACTCGTGATATAAACAGCATAGCAATTATTGCAAAAATCAGTACATAAGTAGAAGTTGAAAGCTTTCTCTCAATCTTAGATCTATGTACTTGACCCATGAATGCTGTACCAAGAGCCTCTCCTTTTTCAGGTTGTATCATTATCAAGCAAAATAGCATGAATGATAGTATAAATATAATTTTTATCATTACTAACCTTTCTTTCAAATCATTGTTTTTACCCAGTCAAGAATTGTACTAATGCTTGGTATATAAATTCCTAAGCAACCAAGAACTATAGTAAGTACAACATAACCAGCTAAGAACTTTAAGTAGTCAACAAGTCTACCACCACTCAGCATTACAATAATTCCAACTGCTATTAGAATTAGAGTATTTGTTGATAGACTTTGTAAATAGGCTTCTAATACCATATTTTTAACTCTCCTCCATAATAGGCTTATACTTAGCTTTACTTACTAGTCCTCTAGCCTGATGAATTATTTCTGATATAGTACCAATTACAATAAGTAAACTAATACCTGAAAGTCCAAGATTTAGTTTTAATGGACTAATAAAGTTAGAAATAATTGATAGAGTAGCTAGCAATGCTAAGAAAATTCCACCAATAATACTTATCTTTAATACATTCTTATCTATGAATGTACTTGTTTCATTTACAGGAACATTTATGATGTAAGAACTATTCTTATTTAAATTCTTAGAAATATCATCTCCATCAATCTGTACAAGATTATAAAGCATAGTAAATATCATTATGATCAGAACATATGCTACAAAACCTTGTCTAGTATTAAGATTTGTCCACTGTAAATTCCAAGCAAAATGTAAATTTAAAACATTCATAACAGCATATAAAGATGAAACAAATATTACTGGAACCATACTACTCATTAATGGCTTAATTGGTAAGTAATGTGCTCTAATATACTTGTCATTCTTTGAGCTCTGAATATGATACTTAAACTCTTTAGAATTTCCATATACTGCTAAAATGCACATTGCTAAAACAGATACTAGTATAATTCCGAGTGTCTGTTTATATGCAGCAGAATGATTGTTAGCTTGTACAATTATTTTTATAGATTTTGTTATCTGAGACAAAACTCCAAATGATACAAGTACACTCAGACCTTGTCCGATACCATTCTTATTAATCTGCTCACCTAAGTATGTAACTGTAACAGCACCAAAAGTCATAATACAAACTAGTAATACTTTTTCAAATGTTGATACATTAATACTAGCACCGAATGTACTCGCCAACTTAGCACTAAATACTAAAGTACTAGCAGAAATTGCAGCAATAATAAGTGTACATATTCTAATAATTTGATTTATCTTTACTTGTCCAGCCTGTCCTTGCTCTCTAAGTCTTGCTAATGGTTTTACAATATCTTTACTGAGCATCTGAATAATAATACTACTTGTAACATATGGAGAAATTCCTAATGCTAAAAATCCAAATTTAGAAAGTGTTCCACCAGATACAAGATTAAATAGCTCTTGTATTCTATTACTACCTGTAGATAGATATGTAACACTTGGAAGAGGCGCAATACTACCTAAGAAAAAGATAGCAACGATAAATATTGTAAAACTTAGTCTCTTACACACTTCTCTCATTAGTTTTTTCTCCAATCTTACTCTTTAAGTCTGTTGCAATCTGAAGTACAAAGTCATCATAAATTTCCTGTGCTTCATTCTGATAAACAACAATAGGATTATGTCCACCTTGACTTCTCCAATGAATACCATTCTTTAGACTTTCAAGAGAGTCAATCAAAGTAATCCAATTTTCATCAAGAATACTCAAAATTAAATCTTTTGCAAACCTAACCTGACCATTATCAGTAATAGCATTAGAATTTATATATTCTTTACAAACATCGTTTGACAATTTTGTAATACTAGACAAAATACTAGTAAGTTCATCTGGAGTAGTGCAATCAAGAACTTTATTTCTAGTGCTATAAAAAATACTTCTCTGCTCTCTAATAATATCATCATACTTTAGAGCTGATAGTCTTGAAGAATAGGCATTTGCTTCAAGTTCTTCTTGAACAGTGTCAATAAACTTTTCAATTTGCTTAGTACTCATATCAAGTTTCTTAAGTCTATCGCAAGTATTTGTTTTTCTGAAAATAGTATCATCTGCAGAAATTACAGTATAAATAGTACCTCTAGCACCTTGACGACCAGTTCTACCTTTAAGTTGTCTATCAATTCTTGAAGCATCATTTAGCTCAGTCATGATAATTACTAATTGTAAATTTGGATCTACTTTAATGTCAGTTCCTCTACCAGCCATATTTGTAGCTACAGTAATCTTATACTTATCACCAGCTTTTGAAATAATCTTAGCCTCTTGAGCATCTTGCTTTGCATTCAGTACTTTATGTTTTAACTTTCTCTCTTTAAGTAGTTTTGAAATTAAAATACTATCCTCAACAGATGTTGTACTAATAAGTACTGGATCTTTTTCTTTGTGATACTTTTCTACTAAGTCAATTACTTTACCCCACTTAGCTGATGTATCTTTAAAGAACATAACTGGCATGTCTTCTCTAATATCAGGCTGATGTGGTGGTACTACAATTACTGGTAAGTTATAAATCTCCATAAACTCACTCTGTTCTTCATGAACTGTACCAGACATACCTGCTAGATTGTCATAAAGTCTAAAGAAGTTTTGTAGAGTAATTGTAGCAACAGTAGTACTTTCATCTTGAATTGTTACTCCATCTCTAAGATGCTTTGCTTCTAATGCTGTATGAAGACCATCATTAAATCTTCTACCATGCTGAAGTCTACCAGTAAATGTATCAATAATTGTAATTGACTTTACTCCATTTGAAGTAGTAAGAGTATAATCAATTTCTTTCTTATATACAAAATTAGCTAAGAGCGCTTGTGAAATAAAATGCATTTGTTCAATATGCTCTTTGTCATAAATATTGTCACAGCTATAAAAGTCATTAATCTTTTTTATTCCACTCTCAGTTAAGTGAATACTTCTAGACTTCCAGTCAATTTCAAAGTCTTGACTATCTAATGTTTCTACAGCATCTTGAGCTTTTATACAAGAAGCATCATTCTTATCAGTAGGTCTACTAATAATTAGTGGAGTTCTTGCTTCGTCAATTAGAATTAAGTCAACCTCATCTATTAGAGCATAATTAAATTCTCTATGATTAACTCTCATTTCATTGTCTGTAACCATATTATCATTTAGATAATCGAAACCAAGAGTTGATGCTACACAATACATAATATCAGCAGCGTAATGATCTCTCTTTTCAACAAATGAATCTTGCTGCAGATTTAGAGATGTAGTAAGACCAAAGTAAGAGTAAATAGGCTCTAAGTAAGTCTTATCTCTCTCAGCTAAGTATTCATTAACTGTTACTACATGAACACCTTTATGACTCATAGCTTTTACAAGTACAGGTAGAGCACTAGTAATTGTCTTACCTTGTCCAGTATTCAACTGAGCAATCTTATTTTCGTAAAGACAAATAGCACCTTGTAGCTGCTCATCAAAAAGCTGTAGTCCAGTAAGTCTATCAATTACAATAGTACCAAGAGCATATAATCTCTCTAAAGAGAACTCTTGGTAGTACTTATTAAACTCACTTCTTATTTCATCATCAGACAAATTTTTATATTCATCAATGTACATTCTAATTTCTTGAACTCTTGAATTTAAAGAAAGTCTGTACTTTTCATTTTGTCTGTCTATTAGTTTTTCTTTGATCTTGTTCAATAATAATACCTCTTATATCAAATTGCTTTCTAAAAATTGTTCTTTTGTCATATCATTGATGTCCTTACAACTACCATATGACTCGTAATCTATTTCTTTGATAAATTTATTATTTAATTTCTTCTTTAATTTTTCTCTTGCTTGTTTTCCACGTTTGTCATTATCAGTAGCAAGAATATACTCTCTAAAAGGTAATGACTTTAGCATTTCTATCTGCTCTGAACTACCAAGACCATTCAATGCAATTGCATATTTACCCCAAGACCAAATTGACAAAGCATCAATCATTGCTTCAGTAATGTAAATACTATCAATCTTCTTTCCTTTTTTGATTTCTTGATTAATTTCGTAAAGACCATACAAAATCTTTTTTGAATTTTCAGGTATATAAAAGTGCTTACCTTTTATACTTCTTCTCATGATACAAACAATATTACCATTTTCATCTTTATTTGGAAATGTAATTGTCTTGTCTTCTTTGTCATACCCTACATCAAATTTGATTAGAATATTTTTTGATATTTTTCTATTTAACATGTATTGATGAATAAATTGATACTTTTTCAATTCACTTCCATTAATATACTCAGAATTTTCTTCTTCATCATCAAAGATATTTATATTTCTTGCAGATGTATGTATGAAGTTATCTAAGAGCCACTGAAAGCCGTCAATACCATAAATTTCATGAATTACATCTTCTAATGATGCTACTTTGTCACAAGCAAAACAATGAAAAACTCCAGTATCTTTATTTATACCCGCAGATGGTCTTGTTTCTCCATGAAATGGACAACATAATTGTATATTATTTCCACTAGACTTAATTGTAATATCATTATCCAGACTTATTTTTTCCATGATCTCATCTAAATCTGGAAACTCTAAATTTCTTATCTTCATTCTTTTTCTGTTAAAAGCAAAAATGGGATACTACTACATTTTATTCAAATATAATAGCACCCCATTGCTAGTTAAGTTCTTAATTTAGAAAACGTCGTCAATTACATCATCTTCTGACTCATAAGGACTAAAATCATCTTCGTCTACCTGATTATCGTCAAATGTTGCTGCACTCTCAGATACATCTTCAAGAGGTGAAAAGTCAATGTCATAGCCTAGTTCTCTCATAGTATTAACATAGCTAGGTTCTGATGAGAACCACTGTGGCTCAGAGTTTAGAACGAATGTTGAAATACTCCACCCATTAGTATGATACTTTTCAGCTCTAAAGAATGTGATAATGATCTCAACTTCCTGATCACTTGCAAGGTCATTTGTAAATGGAACATTCTTATACTTTCCAGTTGATGCATCCTTAACACATAGTCTAATTGGGTGCTTTGGATCATAATTCTTTTCAAGTCGAATGACCCAACTTCCATTTTCGTCCTTGTACATCTTGTTATCCTTGAAGTAGTCAAAAGCTGTAGTATCTGTTGTTGAAGCACATTCTACATCATATAGAGAAATTCTGATAAATGGACTATCTGGAACATTCTGATTTTTACCAAGTTTATGATTCCTCTTCTCAATTCTTTCAATTTCTCTTTCTAATGACTCACCGATATAAGGATTTGCGACCTTACAGAAGCTAACCTTACCTCTCAGAACGATCTTAGCATCTGGACTAACATCTTTTGCCTTTGTTTTTACCATCATTTGTTTTGCCATTGTTTTTTCTCCAATCTTTTCAATCAATTTTTTAAATCAATAGTTTCATTTGTGAACTAATATTTGGCTAAAACCAACTATCTTCTTGCTTCAACAACGATAGCACTCTATCATCTCTCCATTGCAGCGATAAGCTGTCAATTTAGTCATCTCTGACCGCAAGCGTTACTTCCGACAGTTCCTGCCGTAGATACTCAGCAATTCATGATCTAAGCTAAAGACTTACATCTTTTCTTGCTTTAATTATATCAAAAGCATCAAAAAAAATCAACACTTCTAATATCTAATTTAATTATATCACAATATACTTAAAAAGTAAATGAATTATTGAAAGTATTTTGTAATATCTGTAGTAAATTTTAAATTACCAAAAGCATCATATTCTAGTAGATATTTACTCCATAAATTAAATGTACCTTGTCTCAGTTGATATTTATAATTAGCATTATTAAGTTCATCTTCCATTCTCTTAATTTTATCAGATGTAGCATCTAAATCAATGTCAACATCAACAATATTTTTAGTCATAGGGTATACTAGTTGAAATTTCTTATTTATATCATATCCTACTTCTTTTAAGGCTAAAGCATACATACCCATTTGAAAAGCATAGTCTTCAGAAATTTCTCCATTATACTTACCGGTCTTCCAATCAATAACTTTGTCTTTTAGTATTACGTCAATATAGCCTTTTAATGGTCTAGAAAATAATGATTTCGTATTAAAGCAAAATTCAATACCTTGTCTACCATTAATTACATCAACTTCATCTGTTTTATATGTGGGATAAAAATCAAGAAAATTATCTATTAGAGATGTTCTATCTTCTTCTTTTAAAAGAGTATACTTCGGTGCTAATCTACTAGCAATAAGTCTACAATCAGTGCTATTTCTTAAATCTAAACTAAAGAATTTCTCCATTACAGCATGAAAGAATAAACCTTTATCTAAGTGAGCACTTTGATTGTCTGTATACTTAGCAAATAATTTATTCAAAATTGCGTCACCCGGACTATTTAAGTATCCATTGATAAACGTTGCTGATAAATTAGCATTGTCTATTTGATTTCTTAGTTCTTGATCTTCAACAATAATATAATCTTTTTCTAATCTAATTTTACTCATTATTTACCTACATTTTGATTTATACTTCGTGTACACTAGATGTACTCTAGTTAACTTTTAAGTTTGGTTATATATTACTATTAAAAGTAGCTGAATTTTTACTAAAGTACATTCTGAGTACATCTAGATATGTTCTAGTCATAGAGTATTATGCTTTATACTCTGGATTGTTGTCTAACCAAGTGTTGATGCACATTGCAAAAACAATACTATCTTCTAATGCTTCTCTACATTCTTTAGCCTGCTCAGATGTCAATGTCGAATTTAAACTACATGTTTGTTCAACGATTGCATCAAGATATTTATGCGCTACAAGATTATCATTGTAAACTAAAATCTCAGAATTTAATTTGATTTCTATTGTATACTCTTTAGCTTTACCAATACTTCTAACTCTTAAACCTTGATGAACAGCATTAATTGATACAAATAGAATATTCTATAAATTGAAAATTTTCATTTTGAAAAATTATTCTTTCCATTACCAACCTCTTATAAGAACTTAGTTATTTTGTATGTGCTACCTGATTTTTCAAGTCTAAGCATTACTTCATTAGAGAATACTACACCTTCTTTAGTAAGAATATCATACTTACAAGTAGCATTAAATCCTAACTTATTAGATTTCTTATACATTACAAACTCTGTTATCTTCTTATACTTATTACCACGAGGCTTAAACTTAGACTTCATGTCTATATCACCTGCTGTATTTTTGCCTTCATATAAGTCAGATAATAGTCTGTCTACCTTTTCTTGAGCTCTCTTTGCTTGATCATCGTCGTACTTTTCAATGTCTTTAAATGTAAAATACTCATTTTCTTGAATATCATCAGCAGACTTATTAGGCACCATGAAGTTTCTAATGTTAAGCGGTGTTGCAAAGCTATATCCACCATTATGATAGTTAACTACAATCGAAAACTGTTGTGGTTCAGACTTATTAGAACCATCATCAGTAGCAGTTTCAACATTTGCTCCAAAGTATACAACTGCAGTAGTCAATGATAGCTTATCAATTCTTGAAATTCTCAATGAATTTTTATCTATCTTGTAAGACGAAGCTGTAGTGTCATCACTTGTCTGAACTTGCTTTGCATATAGGTCATCAATATTGTCATAAATAAAACCAGATATACCACTACTATCAAATGCATTTGAACTGGAATTAATTAGAGTCAATACATCTTTTGAACTTAATGATTTTGCAAAGAAAGTATTATATACTCCAAAAATCAGCATTGAAGATAAAAATACTACAGATACAATACTTACTATTCTTCTATTCTTCTTAGCAGCAGTGTTATAAGCTCGTATCTTTTTATCTCTTTCTTTTATTCTATTTCTTGCTTCGATTTCAAGCTGACGAACTCTTTCAAGCTCTTCTTGCTCTACATCTTTCTTTGTTTTTCCTAATTTAAAAATTGTTGCCATTCAAATTCCTCTTATAGGTTCTCTAAATGTAATTTAATTTCATCAAAAGACTTAGTACTACCGTCAGTCATAGCAACATCAACTTTTACAGGACCTTCAGCTTCTAAGTTCTTGATCTTTGTTGAAAGTGCTTTGAAAATTGTTGTGCTGTACACATTGAATGTCTGATATAGTTTTCTACCAGAAATAGCATCATAAATTGTAACACTATCAATATTTGGTAAATATTCAGAAACACGTGTATTTAACTTTAGTTTTTCTAAGTGCTGCTTAGCTGTATTTCTTGATATAAACGCTCTAAATCTCTTTGACTTAGTGAAGTATATGAAATACTCATTATACCGATTAGAAGTATGAGACAATGTACCAACTTCAACATCACCATTTAGATTTCTAAATCTATGAACTCCAGAGTCTAGGAAATATTCTTTACCATTAACAGTCATAAAACAATGCTTTGAACTATCATATACATGTGTATTATCGGCAAATTCTTTACAAAAATGTTCTTTTTTAAGCTCTATTTCACTAATAGTTAACTCTTCAATATCAAGAACATATATCTTATCGCCAGAAATTAATCGACGTGTACCACCTATGTCTTTTCTCATTTTCACGTCCTTACTTTCAAAAAAAAATGTCTTGACACTCAAGTATTATTTGAATGCCAAGACAGTATATGATTATGAATTACTTATTATTCTTTCTCTTCTTGTTTGTCTTAGCTGCAGCGTATCCAGCAAGAGCAAGAATACCCATATTTGCAAGAAGAGCTGTTTCATCACCAGTCTTAGGAGACTTAGACTTAGTAATTCTCTTAGCATTCTTCTTAGAAGCATGATACTTCTTTGCCTTAACTTCTACAGGCTTAAGTCTATTATAATCAGCTAGAGCTCTGTCGTATCTGAACTTGCTTTCCTTAAGTTCAGCCATTGCAGCATTATACTTTTCAGTTGCTACATCTCTATCAACTGTTGCCTCTGCAAGTGCCTTCTTAGCATCTTCTACATCCTTAAGAGCTTTGTTATAAGCATCTACAGCAGCCTTAACTTCTGGGAAGTCCTTATATGTATCAGCATTATTTCTATCAAGTGCTGAAGCAGCAAGAGCTCTCTTCTTAAGCTTATCAAGATTTGTAGTATTTTCATCAATTGCATTGATTGTATCTACAAGTTCCTGTCTCTTATTAGCAAGAATATTTTCCTTGCTTTTAAGATCCTCAGTAGCACCACTAAGTTTCTTTTCAGCTACAATTACCTTATCATAAGTCTTATTAAGCTCTACAAGCTTATCTTCCTTGTCCTTAATAACTGCAAGAACTGCAGTATTCTGAGTAGTCTTATCAGTGATAGAGTCCTCAATAGTCTTAAGCTCATTTTGAAGAGTTGTAAGCTCAGTATTTAGAGCATTAAGCTTAGTAGTAGCATCATCAACAGCCTTCTGCTTTTCAGCTTCAGTTGCTTTGCTAGCATCAAGAACAGTCTTTGAAGTTTCAAGAGCAGTCATAGCCTCATCGATTGAACCACTTAGAGCCTTAAGTCTAGCATTAGCATCAGCTAGAGCAGTTTCCTTGTCTCTAATATCATTTTCAGCATTTGCAAGATCTGTATTTGCCTGAGCAAGACCATTAACTAGAAGATCCTTCTTAGCATTAAGGTCATTAATCATTTCGCTGATAATTGTAATATACTCAGCTGGCTGATTTTCAGCACTCTGTGCATTTATTCTTGCAACCTGTTCAGGTGTCATATTAGTCTTAAGCTCATCAAGCTTATCTGCAACAGCCTTTTCGGCAGTCTTAGTATTCTCCTTAGCCTGAGCATAAGCAGCCTGTGCAGGTCTCTTATTTAGCTCATTAAGCTCATTTGTAAATGTTTCAATGTCAGACTTAGCTCTATCAAGAGTACTATTTACTGTAGAAATGGTATTCTCCTGAGTTTCAATATCAACATTCTTATTAGAAATGTCACTCTCAATACCTCTAATCTTAGACTGAACTTCATTTACCTTGTCCTGAGCAGCCTTCATAGCTACTGGATCACCATGTTCAATAGTCTCCATAAGATTTGTAAAGTATGTCTCAAATCTTGCTTCATACTCTTCTAGAGTATATAGAGTTCCACTACCAGCGTCGTCACTCTTAAATACCTGAGAAGTAGTATTACCATATGCTGGACTATTTGCAGCATATGCAAGACCAGTTGCAATGTAATCACGATCCATTAGGTTTGTATAGTGTCCAGTCACACCACCTGTATGATTATCATAGTCCTGCTTTTCTTCGTCATACCAACCCTTGTAAGGATGATCTGCATCTGTCTGCCAGTCATAGCCCCAAGCAAGATTTTCTCCAGCACTACAATCACCATTTGGTCCAGAGTTCATAGAGTGTCCTATTTCAGTATCCTTAGAGAAGTTAGCATTTACCTGAGCTCTTGCCATAAGTCTATCAGAAATCTTAAGAGCAGACATAGGTCTGAAGTTATTATCTCCCTTTGTTCTCAGAGCATTTCCAATCTTTGCAAGCTGAATTGAACGATACATCCAAACTAGATTTGTAGCATCTTCTTCAGCACCAATATGCGTTGAGTCAGTAAATGTAGCACCATTCTGAGTAGACTTAGCTTTACTCTTTAGCTCAGCAATAGCATCTGCAGAGCCCATAGTCTCAAAGAAACCAAGAGAACCCTTATTAAACTGTTTCTTAGCCTTATTCTGAGACTCAACCTTAGCATTTTCAGCAGCCTTTACTGCAGCAGCTAGATTTTCCTTCTCAGTATTAAGCTTTGACTCTAGGTCAGCCTTTTCAGACTTAAGAGTATCAAGCTTAGCATTTTCCTGTGCAAGTCTTGTTTCTGCATCTGTAAGTCTCTGATTAGCATCAGCAAGCTCAGTCTTCTTAGACTCAATATTCTCATTTTCTGTCTTAACTGCATCAGCTGCATTGATTTCAGCTGACTTTGCAGAATTTAGAGCCTCTATCTTAGAATTAATAGCAGCAATCTGATTATTTGCATTTGTAATAGCATTTGTAAAACCAGCAATCTGTGTATTAATTGCAGAAATTCTTGACTCAATGCCAGCCTTTACATTCTTAGCTCTCTCAAGGTTAGCCTTTGCAGTATTTACGTTTGCTAGCGCATTTTCATATGCTTGATTACCAGCAGTTAGGTCATTAAGAATTGACTGTGCATTATTTACAGCAGTCTGAGCAGATGCTACATCAACCTTAGCTTTTTCTAATTCAGAAGTCTTAGTTGCAAGTTCATTTTTAGCAGAAGTAATTGCAGCATTCTTAGATGCAATCTCATTCTGCTTATTCTGCTTATCAGAATTTAGAGAAGCAATCTGAGAAGTTAGTTCATTTGACTTAGCAACATTCTCATTCTTTTCATTCTCTGTCTTAGAAATGTCAGCAGCAAGTGTAGGATTTTCGCTCTTAAGCTTGTCTACTTCAGCCTTAGCAGAAGCAACGTTTGACTTAGCATCTTCAATAGCCTGTTCCTGAGCAGGAATTTCTTTTTCAAGAGAAGTCTTCTTATCTTTCAGATCACTGATACTCTTAATAGTGTCTTCAACTTTCTTATCAGCATCAGTCTTAGTCTGAGCAATTGTTTCATCAATTTGCTTATCTGTCTTAACTGTAGTATCTTCAGCAGTCTTGAGATTTCTCTCAGAATCAGCAAACTTCTTATCAGCTACATTTTTGTTTGAAGTCTTTTCATCAGCATTCTTCTTAGACACATTGTACTTACCAGTCTCTGTGTCTAGGTTCGTCTTTGCTTCATCAAATGTCTGAGGAGCTACATACTCATCATTTGCAAGAGCACCTGCTGGAAGAGAAGCAGCAATACCAACTGTAGCGATTGTTGATTTAACTATCTTATTCATATAAATTTTTCTCACTTTCTTTTTTTCAAAGTTGTATTTAATTTATTTACTTTATTATTGTAACACATACACACACTTTTGTAAATATGCTTTTAAGAAAAAATTGATTTTAGTTTAATTCCTCCAATTATTTCTCTATATAGTTTATCGATTCTCTTAAGATATTCCTCTTCAGGTTTCTTATTTTCAAAACCAACAAACCCTATAGCATCTCGAATTTCATCAGAAGAAAAATTAAAAACTTCAATCCCTTCATCAATACATTTTAGTATATTTCTTCTGTTGATTTCTTTTTGTATCTCTGTATTGTCCAAACTCTTTTTATTTTTGTTTAACCAAGAATTATCATATGTCTTTTGAAGATCTTTTTCAATATCTTCTCTTTCAATATTATTTAAAAGTACTTCATCTCTAAACTTGTATAACTCTTGCTTATATCTAAATGTTGCAATAGAAAACTTAAATAAATTTTCTCTCTGCAAACAAGATATACTTTCATAATACTTCTGAATTCTTCTTATTGACTTAGTAATGAACCTACTATGTATTTTAGATGATTTCTTAAGTTTCTTCAGCAAAGGTTCAAACATTTCTGGTAAATCTAAGAAAATGTCATCTTCTAAAGATATTACTTGAATAAATGAACCATTCTGACCATGTCTACCAGCTCTACCTTTTAGCTGATTATCAATTCTTCTAGATGTTGCAGCTTCAGTCGAAACTACAAATAGTCCACCAATATCATCAGTATTATCTAGAATAATGTCAGTTCCACGACCAAGCATGTTTGTACTAATAGTTAGAGCATTCTTTTTACCAGCATTCTTAATTGCATTTACTTCCTCTTCAGGAGTTTTTGCATTTACTAATACATGATTTTTCTTTATCTGCTTAGAAATAATTTCACTGTCTCCAACACTACCAGTAGCAATTAGAGTAGGTCTCTCAGTATTTATAATTTCTTTTACGAATCTCCACTTCTCTTCTTTTGTATTAACGAGGTAAATTCCTTTGTCAATTCTTTTACTTTCCTGATGAGGTGGAATATAAATTGTATTGAGATTATAAATATTTAAAAATTCTTCAGCATCAGTCATTACTGTACCAGACATACCGCACTTAGATGTAAAAAGATTAATGTATGTCTGAATAGAAATACTATTTGCTGCAACAGAAGGTTCATTAATTTCAAGATTTTCTTTAATCTCTAAGCATTCATGTAAACCATCTTGGAATTTTCTACCTTCAAGTACTCTACCAGTATACTTGTCAATTATCTCAATTTTACCATCTCTTACTAAGTAATCTCTATCTTTTTCAAATAAGAACTTAGCAGATAGGTAAGAATTAATAAGATGCCATGTATAGGAACTTTCAGAATTATTAAGACCTTTGAGCTTAAATACTCTTTCAGCTTTGCTATAACCTTTTTCAGTGAGAATAACTGAAAATTCATCTCTCTTAATCTCATAGTCATCTTTTTTAAGAAGACTAACAAAATACTTAATATTCTTAAATAACTCTTTGTCTGCTTCAACATTATTATTTGACAAGATTAAAGAAGTATTTGCTTCATCTAATAGAGCTGAGTCAATCTCATCAACAATAATAAAGTCATATGGCTCTAATATTTTATCTTCTTTATTAACAATTAGCTTTTCTCTAAGATAATCAAAGCCAAGTTCAGAAATAGTAGAGTAAATAACATTTGACTGGTATACTTCTCTTTTCTGATATTTACTTAGTTCTGGTGAATTACAACCATAGGAAATATTTAGTAAGTCAAGAACATCTTTAGAGTTTTCCATATCTCTATTAGCAAGATAATCATTTGATGTTACTACATAAACTTTTTCATTATTCTTTGCTTTATAAATAGCTGTAAGTAAACCAATGATTGATTTACCTTGACCTGTTTCTACTTCTACAGTATTTCCATCAGTCATTGCACAACTTGCAGCAATCTGTTCAGAATAAGGTAGAAAACCTTTAATTCTCTCAATAGCAATACAAGCAATTGCATATTCTGTTATCTTGTTTGTCGTAGAATAAAAGAGCTCCTGTAAATCACAAAATTCACAGTTAGCTCTCTTTAATTTACTTATTGTCTCATTCACATTATCTGTAAACTTAAAATACTTTTTTAATCTCATTTTTCTTTACCTCTGTTGCATTGTATCACAAAAAAGGCAAAATGTAAATAGTTAAATTGATGTTATTCGATATCCAAGTGTCGTATTTTCATCAATTTTTGAACCAATAGATTGTCTGAGTGTATCTGGCGCATATTTTGATGGCTCAACATGCATTCCAATAGACTCTAATAGCTCAAGAAATTCTTCATTTGGATCCATAACAAACATATTAAATAGGAAATTCTTTAGATTTAATTCTTGACCGTATGCAATAAATTTATCTCCAGATATTTTTATATTTCCATATTTATAATTTGTGAATGAATTAAATCCTGATTTTTGTAAGATATTGTTATCAACTAATATTCTTTTGACCTTCTTCATTAAATGACCTCTACTCGTATAATTTACTATTTATCTTATTTTCAGCAGCAACAGAAATGAGAATATTTGACAATGTATTAATCAACTTAATTGCTAAGTCAACTCTATCTTTCATTCTTGATTCGATATTACTATAGAGTAGCTTAACAATATCTTTATCATTCATTGCTACTGTAGCTTGCTGTCTTCTATTTTCAACAGTACCAGAACAATTTAAATACTGCTCAGAATAAGAAGACTTATAAACAGCATTTGCAATATCATGAGATAAACTAGCTTTACTTTTTACATCTATCAGATTATATACTTCTAAGTTGAGTTTAAGCATGTACATTCTCATCTGAGAAGGTGATAAGTTCTCAATATTGTCTGTTACTTCTTTTACTATCTTATCAAGTTTACTTGCATATCTCTTTTCGAAACCATTGACAATTGGCTCTAATTTTTTTACTACTTCTTTAACTTCGTTAATACTTGAATTCATTATCTCATTTTCCTCGCTTATAATTTGTCTCTAGAAACAAATAATTTTCTCTTTATTGTTTCATGAGTACAAAGTTGAAATGTTTGTTGTATATTAAAACAAATTTTTGAATTATTATTTGCTTTCTGCTACAAATCTTAACTTATAGTTGCCACAATCATATACTTGTAGCCAACCAGCACCGATCATATTTTCTCTTTCGGTTTTATTAGCATCAAATTTATCTCCAAGTAAACTAGCTAATTTATGCTTTTGTGCAGAAATTCTATTAAGAGTTATACCATCTTTACAGTATTTATAATTAGCACCACTCTGACTTAATAGTACAAAATCATTTTCTAAATATCCTGAAGCATTATACTTGCTTAAATCAACATAGCTTACAAAAGTATCATGACTTTGATGTTTGAGCAACTTAGAAAAACCACCAATAACTTGTGTATTCTTCTTAGTACACATTCTTAATAACTCAACTTCACCCCTTTTAAATCTATTCTTACCAAAAGTCAATACTTGAACTAATTCATCTTTGTAGTACAAGCTTACAATATCAGAAGAACCAACACAACCTTGCATGTGATTTTCTTCTAAGAATACTTTTATATCACTAGTCTTAGTAGTTCTTACCTCACACTTTCTAGCATATATTCTATTTTCATAAATACCAAGAGCAGAAGAAATAATAGACTTGATAATATCTTGTTTTAGTCTCC